GCTTGGTATGCTGCTAGGGCTGCTAGGGATGTTGCCTGGTCTGCTAGGGCTGCTGCCTGGTCTGCTAGGGCTGCTGCTAGGGCTGCTGAGGCTACTGCTTGGGTTGCTGCCGATGCTGACGATGCTGCCAGGTCTGCTGTCTATGCTGCCGGCCCCATTGAGTACGAATGGCAAATCCAAGAACTAACTAAGGCGATTCTATGTTCGACCACATAACATATTTTAAGGAGATGGGTAGACATAGCAATATTCCTGAGTGCTGTATCGAATTCTTCTGCTACAAATGGAATATTGATGGATGGTCAGAAGAAGCAATAAACAAAAGGTGGAGCAAAGTATACTCAATAGGCCCATACAAATATATGCCATGCGACAACTGCCTTGAAATAGGCAGAATAGCAGAACTGCACATTTGTAATGAAAAGTGCGCAGAATACATAATCCTGTTAGGAAAGGCTACAAGAAAACCAAAAAAACAAATAATGTACTGTTTGTCGAATCTTTTTTAGCCAGAGTGGCGGAATGGCATACGCAGGGCACTTAAAATGCTTGGCCGAAAGGCATAGGGGTTCGACTCCCCTCTCTGGCAATTGGTGGCAGTTCAACTCAAAACTCTTTTAATAACCCCAATCCCACAGGCAAGCGTGGTTGGGCTGCCACCATCTAAACACGTTGCATAATGCAACCCAACAAGGAGTGTAAAATGTCGATTCAGAAGAGCTTTGACATCGGAATCAGCGGCCCTGAGAAGAAGAAGGGATGGTTCTCGTGGCGCCATCCGAACAACGTCGCCCATGAGGCGGCTAAGGCCCGCAGGATGGCTCACCTGGAGGCATGGCAGAAGTCCTTTCTGACCATCGCCCTTGCCAGGGCTGAGCGGACTCCCAAACAGCAGTTGGCCCTGCTAGACAAGAGGCTCGGCCGAGGTCAGGGCGCCGTAAAGGAGCGTGCCAGGCTCCTAAAGCAGATTGGGCAAGGCTAATGGGTTGGGAATTCCACAATCACGTAGTGATTGGCACTTGCTCAAATTGCGGAGGGCCCGTAGTGGTGCCCAACGCATATCTGAGCCTAATTCAGCCAGCCCCGAAGTGCATGAACTGCGGGGCCAAGGCATCGGAGTCGTATGGCCCAATCATTCAGATGGGGCCACCGGAAAGACCAGTCTAACCAAGGAGATATAATGGCCAAGCAAGGCGGTGGTGGCGAAGGGCAAGTCAAGATTGCTTGCAACTGTGCAAGTCCTTACCAAGACGAGCGTTATGGTAAGGGAATCCGAATCCACACGAACGGTGCGGGCAAGAAGAAGACCTGCAGCGTTTGTGGCAAGCAGACCCAAGTGGTCTAGGAGAAAAAATGAACATCAGTCGTGGTGAACGTCGCAAGTTGCGCATGAGTCTGGGCTCAAGGACCAACAGGCGCAGGGGCGTCAAGACCAAGGTCATCAAGCAAGTCAGTCCTGGCAAGCCATGTCCGAAGTCTCGCTATCCCAACTCGGCATCCGCCAACAATATGCCGCGTCCGGCCAAGCGCCTTCGCAGCCTCATTCACCGCTACCTGGCAGGCGAGGTGGATGTGAACGGCCAGCGCCCCAAGGGGGATGCCTCGTAGGAAAACAAGCTCTACTACTTCTGCTGCATAACTGTCCACTGTCGTGAGATAGAGGGCAGGGCCGCATGGTCTAAGTAAGACGGTTTGGAGAGGAGGTAAATCTTCCAGGCAAAGAATTTATTTTGCCAGCTCCAAACAGATAGTGGTGCGAATCCACTTGCGGCCAATCTCGTTATTCCAGTCCTGTCTTAAATGATAAAGGAAAACAGCGGAGGGTTCGCGAGATGCCCATCTAGAGGCTGCTGTTGGAATGGGCTGTTGTTTCAGGTCATGCTCCTTGCGAGTATGACAAATGCTGGGTTAAGTTCGGTTTTGCCGGACACCATTGCGTATACAGCACTGGCCATCATGATGAGGGTGGTCCTACATTCTCCCGAAGCCAAATAGTGAGGCGCCACAGTGATGTGGATATTCCAGGTGCAAATCCTAGCGGGAGCCAAGCTCAATTGCCGCTAGGGCCAAAGAGGCTAATATGACATGGGATGGAATTTATTCCTATCAAGAGATAGTCTCTCTGCTTAAAAAGGCAAATGCAACGGCAAATAATGGCAGAGGCGTCAAGAGTATCAAATCATATATCACTCTCATAGAGAACCGCCTTTTTGCTCAGGCTCAAGCCCTTCTAAATACAGAATGGGATAAAATAAGGAACTATCCATCCATTGTAGAAGTTCTTAGGCAGACTGGCGTAATAGGTAAAGATGAAAGGTTTTGGCCGAATTGAGACAAGACCATAATCAAATCCTTCTTGAGGCTGAGGAAGAAATACAAAGCGCTTTTAATAAAGTACTGGACATCTTTGAAAGTGATGTGGTAAATGTTCCTGAAACACCCTTACAAAGTGTTCTACTTCGCATTTGATAGATAGGGAAACAACATGAGTATCTCAATTAAAAACATGACGCCAGAAAAGCCTGTCAAGAAATTTAAAGATATAAAAGCAGGTACAGCATTTCAGAAGTACTATAAAATTGACGATGTTGTAAACTGGTTTTATATCAAGACAAATGATGAAATGTATCATAATGCGATACGAATAGGAGAGGATGGCGCTTTACTTGCACAATTCGGAGAGAATACACACGTAATAGAACTAGAAGTAGATATTAAGACAAAGGAAATTTAGCAATTCAAGTGGCAAATACGGACTTTGACAAAATCCGTAACTACCCTGAAGTAGCGAAGCTCATTTTGGGGTATGGGTGGGTAAAGTGTCGCAGATATGATTGAAGGAAGGTCCTTTTGAGGCTCCTTTCAATAGATGCCGTTGCAAAAATGGCAGCTTTTGTACGCAAAAGGAACTTGTCACACGCAGATGCATACAATTCCTATATGGACATCGCTGCGCTAACTAGCGAGTTCCAGTATAGGGATAACAGCATTGAGCTCGTACTGGCCTTTGTGAAATCAGACGAAATGCCAGAAAGGCTCTACTGAAATGGTAATACAGTAAGGGGTGGTAGTTCAAAGGGAGAATACTGGCTTTGCAAGCCGGGGATACGGGTTCGAGTCCCGTCTACTCCAAATGACCTGCGGTCAGAGATAAGAATAGGCACATGAAATACATTCTCAAGGATTTCTGCACAATTGAAATTGGAACACACTTTCGCCTGTCAAATCTCCTCCGTCTAATTAAGACGGTTCCGTTCACAACGGATTTGGGCAAGAAGTGTAATGCAATCGTCCTTGAGGATGGGGTTGTAGTAAGAGGAGATGAACAAGCGCATTACAATGCAGGCCAAGGCTATGTTTGCGAACCCTGGGAGGTTTGCGAAGTAAAGGTGCTAAATGTGTAACTTAAAAGAGGGGGATAGAATTGTTTGCAACCGCCATTCGCCCCATAATGGAAAGCATGGGACTATTATCGGGAAGCAATCCCCATGCTGCTATAGAATCACTGGGGAGTGCTGCTCAGTCTTTGATGTCAAATTAGACGACGGCCAGAGAGTTTACGTATACTCATACAAGCTTGGCTTTGAGGGTTCAACCCAACAGGCCCCGGCTGCTCCTGACTTTTCTCCATTAAAAGTTGGAGATATGCTTAAGCTGCTGCACACCAACAAATCTAGAGTGGAGTGCACTTGCAAATCTCTCCTGTATGGCTGTATATGCGGTGCAGGTCGAGCCGAAATGACAGCTACCAATCCTACGATTGACCCTATGGTTGACTTCTTCAAATCTTCCACTAAGGAATGGAAGTCGAAGCATGGATAAAAACTTGGTCATTAGTTGAGTTATAGTTAATAAAAAACATAAGCTCCGGTAGCTCAACAGGATAGAGCAGCGGTTTTCTAAACCGCAGGTTACAGGTTCGAGTCCTGTCCGGGGCATTTAGGAATGCCTAATGATATTGCCTTTTAGTGAGACTGTTGAGCCTGAGTTTGGCAAGGGTCCTGGCGGGTTTCATGATATCAAAGTAACAATTACATATAGGACTAATGAATATTGGGCAAAGGAAATTGAAAAGAACTTCCTGGATGCAAAAAGGATGATTAGATGTCCTTCTTGCAACATACTCTGGAATCAGGTTTTGGGCGATAAAAATCGTCGCCATAGCAAAACTTGCATGTATCCAGAGATGCTTAAAAAATCTTGGGAAGATGCTATTGAGCATCACAAGAGACAAATTAAGTACTTTGAAAAAGAAATCGCTCTAATTGAAAAGAGTTTTTAGTCAAAATGAAAACTATTTTGTTAGCACTGGCTGTTCTGTGTGGATGTCTCCCTAATGAGCCTGACTCAAAACCACAGTTAAAACCAGAATCCAACATTTGGGAAAAAGTCCAACATCCAGATTCTTGGATATCTGTTTACAGAACTCAAACACCGGATGGCTGGCTTGTACTTGTTGAGTACAATAGCCATGGTACAAGTGCGGCGATTGTTAGTGACCAAAATCATACGTGGCTTGCGCACAATCCTGAGAAAAACCAATAGATTAAGGCCAAATAGGTATTATAATGAAGCCGGTAGGCAATCTATCATACTTCTTTTTCAAGGGATATGACTATCCAGGTCGTCCGTTTATGGGAATACCATCTCGTTCTTCTATAGCTAGAAGGGTTATAGAAGATTATTGTAATTGGCGAGTCAAAATGATGATGGCCTTTGACATTCGAGACAAGCCTCTTTAAGGAACCAACAAATGTTCGGTCTAATGATTGGCGGCAGGTCCGTCGCAATCTTCCGTAATTCTAATTGCGGAAAGAATGTTTGGACGATGGAATCCGCGAATAATAATGGCAAAGACCTTAATTGGCATCACCACTCATGGTTAATCTTTGCCATTATGCACTTGATGTTATTCCTGGTTAGCGGGAGAAGGATTTCGCAATGATGCTTTGGCTCGATGATGAGCGACCTGCCCCTAATGGATGGCGCCAGGCGTTCAATTATGCCGAATTCGAGGCAATCGTGCTTGCTAATCCAAAACAAATCACCCACGTGAGTCTGGACCATGACCTTGGTAGCAAGATTCATACCGGATACGATGCAGCTTGTCTACTGGAGAAGTTGGCGCATCAAGAGAAATTAAGGGCTGACATCCAGGTAGCGGTGCACTCCGCTAATCCGGTAGGCTGCAAAAGGATGGCCGCTGCGATAAGGGCAGCCAGAATTAGCACTATTTACAACAATAAGGACCCATACTGTGTGTGGTGGAGTCCAGACGTTGGCGTGCAATCCCAACATTGGTAAATGAGGTAAAAATGATGTCAATGGCTAAATGTTATGTGACAGGCCTGGCTCCTACCGAGAAGTACTATTTCGGGTCAGAAGATAGATTGGTTGTTGCGCTAACGCAAGAGGCGTTCGGCCGGTTCATCTTGGCTGCATCAAAAGATGATGAGCACTGCGCCAATATGGCAAGAGTGCAGGATGCGGCAGAACGGTTAAAAAAGTTGGCGGCCAAAAAGACAGTAATCAACGATGAATTGATAGACCAGGCTATCGAGCTGCATCCGTTGCTAGATGAGCTAAATGCGGCCTTGACAGATAAGATGATTAGCGGAGTTCGCATCTTGAGGCAATTGAGGGCCTCTTATAAGGCCAACGGGAATAAGTTCGAGTAAGGAGAGAATGATGTATTATCCTCAACCAGATTCCAGCAGAACTTTCAGGTCTGTGGCGGAAATCTCCCAAAGAATAGGGATTACGCCAGAGCAAAATGGGTGGTACCAAAAAGGAAATTACACCCACCTTATTTACAAGGAGGGTGCGGATTTCGTTGTCAAAACCTTCTCAGTGGATATCCGCAACGTGCTAGGCACGATTGCAAAATATCCACTATTCAACGTCACCAGTTAGACCATTGTGGTCTAACGCAACAAAAGGAACGAAAATGATTGCTTTGAAGAATGGTCCTTACACCTCTGGGCCTTACCCATTCCCGCCTGGGAAGGCTCATCTTGAGGACCACAACGATTGCTGGATGTGTAGCGGATTCAACGTGAGAGCCGGAAAGAAGCTCCTCAACAGGAAGAGGAGCGGCATCAAGTGCAAGAACTGTTCGAAGCACGTCCATTCTCGATACAGTGCAGACGACGATGTTTGCGTTGCCTGTCGGGATGGGAATTACATCTATATGACCGTGCGGGAGAGCGATTAATGGTTGTCGCTGCTAATACTCGCCCTCTTCAATTCAGGAACGAGGCGCAGGCTGCATCCTATCTAATTGGCAGGATGACAGACATGATTATCAGCGGCGGTTTTGTCCACGCCGATGGTCATGATTTCGAGAAGAATGGTGCGGAGGTGCTCCTCGAACGTCTAAACGATTACGAGGAGGTCGTCACTCAGATTCGGCTCGACCTGCGCAAGGATAACAATGTGTGGCTGGTCGATGAGATGAGCCGCAACGTGGATGTTGTCGATGCAATTTCCTCATTCAAGGAGCAATCGTGAAAAACCACAAGTGTGTCTATCCAGAGCAGCCGAAGTTTGTTGGGCTCAGTCTATGGCTCATCTATATGGTGGGCATGGCAGCGGCAGTAGGATGCCTAGACGTTCACAAGCATCCGAACCATAAGGTCGTTGCTCCAATCTCAAGCGCTGCAGTCGTCAGTTCTTAGGTCACAACTAGCCCGGGGAGAGTAAAATCTCCCCGGGCAGAGGGATATATGAAGTATCTCAACAAAGATATTGTGATGCCGCTATGCGTCACGATTTCCATGCTCACAATAGCGTGGCTAACTCCTAATTCGTTATTTGGGCAGGCATGCACAATCGGTGCAGGCTTAAACTTTGTTGCAGTACTGATTTCAGTAGCGGCTTATGCAACAGCAGAAGATTAGTTGCAAACACATATTTGGCAAGTGGTTTGTTAAAATAGTCCAAACACCATGGGTATGGGCAAGAACGTGCGATATATGCACATTTGAGGAAGAATCGTTCTACGGACCTAAAGGATTTAATAATGAAACTGGCGCTAGCATCTGATATTCATGGGTTGTGGAGAAAAATTGATTGGCCAAAAGCAGATGTTCTGTGTTTGGCAGGAGATATCCTTCATAACTATGAATACGGCAGGGGATGCAGCGTAGAGTGTGCAAGACAAGTAATAGAAATTGAAGACCTTATTAAATTTCTAAAAGATAAGTACGCACACTTAGTGCTAGTGGCTGGCAACCATGATTGGGCATGGTACAGGCATCATTCGCATGAACAGGCTGTAAACGCCTGCAATATGGAAGGAGTACATTATCTTCAGGATAGCTCTGTAGTAATAGATGGTGTCAAGTTTTATGGCAGTCCATGGCAACCCTACTTCTATGATTGGGCGTTTAATCTTCCCAATCCAAAAGTAAGTCCAGCTATGGCTTATGCCGCCGCACAAGCGATGTGTAACAATATAGATTTTGACACGAACATTCTAATCACACATGGCCCACCCCACGGCGTGTTAGACCTAACCCATGGAGGGGAACATGTTGGTTGTCCAAGATTGGCTGAACGGGTACTTAAAAACGATAACTACTTAAAGCTACATGTATTTGGCCACATACATTTCAGTGCTGGCATTGAGAAGATTGATGGCAAAACATTTGTGAATGCGGCAATTCTTGGAGAGGATTATCTGCCTGCAAAAAATCCAACTGTAGTAGATATTTAATTCGAGCACAATTAGTTGTGCAAATGGAGTGTCAAATCTCCACGAATTATAGTCCGCGCATGAGGCGACCCAGCGATACCAGGGGTTGCAGATTCCTCCGCGTGTTAGACAGATAGCAAAAGGCACAATCACTATATCTTATAGATTTTGGATATAATACAAAAGATTAGGACTCAATGGCGCATAGAGTCGCCCGAAAGGGAAACAAAGCGCCTGAGCGCCACCTCTCAGAGTGCAGGTGGTCTTATGCTATTAGCAGGTGCAACTCCTGTCGGAGGAAATTATGAGGTATGTCAGGCCATTTGGTGTTGAAATTGAGCTTAATGGCACAGGCAACAAGTACAACAACGATAGTAGAGAAGTTAGAATCCTTGATAGGTATGGAAATTACAGACTGTTTGATATGCCGCCTGGCTGGAACTTTACTCAGGACGGTTCATGTGGATTAGAGTTTATTAGTCCACCCACCAGCGATGACAGCGTAATCGAAAATTTCGTATGCCGCTTGAGTAATTTCTTAGAGTTTTACAGTGTAAACAAAAACTTTAAGAAAACGGGGCTCCACATTCATGTTGGGGCAACGGATTTCTCAGAGACAGATGCACTTAATACAGCCAGATTCTGCCGCTACTTTGATAGGGCGATTTTCGCACTAGTTAGCCCCAACAGAATTGCCAATCAGTTTTGCCGCATGATTGGGTGGAACGACCAGCGTATTGCGGCGAACATAGTAAAAGGAGGCACCCGCTACAAGGGATGCAATGCTGCCGCTTATTACAAGCACGGCACAATCGAATACAGATACCCAAGAGGAACGCTTAGAAAAGACAGAATCTCTGCATATATCGAAGTGTTCGTGAAGATTACCGAATTTGGAAAGGCGTTTACTGGCAAGGATGCTCTAAAGTGTAAGCCAAACTTGCAAGAAAAAATCAAGCTGCTTACAGAGTTGCTTGAACTCTCCTCCAGGACAGTTAGCGCTCTAAATGCACCTTACAAAGAAGGCGAAGAATGAACATTAAAGAGCTAGACGTAGAAGTACTAAAATTAGGCACTGCGATGTTTAGACTGGAAGCGCAAATTCTTATATCATTGGATAAGGAAATAAAAGCTATACAAGATGATATGGAGAGAAAAAGCGACCTTTTTCGCGGACAATATTATGACAGGCTTGGGTTTCACAAAGGCGCAGAGGCAGCTTGCAGATATATAAGGGGGCGCTTAATGCATCCAGTAATGCGCGCAATATATCAAAATGCAGCAGAAATGGAGGAAGAATGTGCAAGGAGAATTGGAGAGCTAGAGCGGAGCGAATCCAGTCAAGACGATATAACGATTGGATTAGAGCGAGAAACTCTACAATCTCAGGAATCATAACTGTATCCGCAGTATTCGCAGTAATGCTAGTCCTACTATTCCTATAGGTGAAACATGTCTCAATCCCGCCAAGAATTTGAAGCTGTTAAACAGGCTAAGTTCGCGATGCTTTGGCGAACTCTAGCTATTCTCCCTTGGTGGGAGGATAAAAAAGAGACAGCCAGAGCAATCTTTAACCTTGGTTGGGATTCAGCGACAGAAGAGACATTTGAGCAAGTTCGCATGCATGCATATGGAGAGTGGCAGGATTTAACGGAATAACGGCCCCATCGTCTAGTAGTCCAGGATTCTTGGCTTTCATCCAAGCGACGCGGGTGCAAATCCCGCTGGGGTCAATACGAGGCACAAATGAAAACTTCGTGGTTTTTGCGGATGCTGCATATTAGTGGGAAGTTTATTAAAGTCCCGCTAGACAAACGCGAACTTAATATTGTCTCAAGGGTCATTAAAGAGTGCTCAGAATGGGGCCACTCCCCATTTAACATGAAAGATTTTTGCAATTTAATTGGAGGTGGCCTAACAAATAATAGTAGGAGCAGCAACAAAACTCTGTTCTTACAACTGGAAGATTTCTCATCTATCGAGTTGGTGGCAGCAAGCGCTAAAGGAGAAGAAACCGATTTGCCAATCGAGACAGATGTAAATAATCCCCTTAGCAGCGATGACCACTACGATAACCCGCTCAACTGAAAGGTTTAACAATGCCACATTTCGAGTTTGCCAACTATCAAGGGGTACCGCTGTTTATTTACGGGACGCTTAAGAGCGGCCATCGGAATAGACGGGTAATTTCTCCCTATATCGATAGGTGTGCTAAGGCGACGGCGCTTGATTGCTCGCTAGCCAGCGAGGATGAGGGCCTTCCCATTATGTTTAGAAGCGCTGGAGCCAAAGTGATTGGCGAACTGGTCTATCTAAATCCAGATGTGGCTCTAAATGCAGCCGCCAACCTAGATAGATTTGAAGGATGCCCCTATATGTACAATAGGGAACTGGTGGATGTGGAAGTTGATGGAGAAGTGGTTAAGGCTTGGGCATATACATATGGAAGGCCAATCCCTGCCGGCTTTAAACCGAATCCCATCTCAGAATGGCGAGGCGCGTAATGGATATTGATTTACCAGATGTAGACCTAGACATAGATGGAGGATGTGGATTAGGAATAATTGCATTTGTAGTGCCAGTAGCACTAATCGTAGTTCTAGTAGAGCATTGGCACTTTGCATTCGCTGCAATATTCCTTATTATCTCTATATTGGCAGCAACTACAAAGGTCAAAGACGCTCATCAATCTGCTAAAACGATTATGTTGTGGTTGGCTAATATAGCCTTTGTGGGCATGTTAATTTGGGGAGTCTCTTACGAGCTTGACTCCTATAAAATGCGCAGAATCCAACAGGCAGAGGATGCTGCACGGCAAGCCGAGATTCAGGCAGCCAAAGAGGATGAACAAAAAAGAATCGGCGCCATCGGCCGGCTTAAAAAGTGGGCGCTAGGCGACAAGGATTACGGTAAGCCAGAAAAAGACCAATGAAACCGGCAACTCTACGTCCTCCATCTATTGGAGATAAAGATGGTTGGAGGACAATAGTAGCTCCATGCGGCTATTATAGAGATGGTAAGCTATTAGCAGGACATAAACAATTCCAAAACAATTGTCCTATTTGTTCAGTAATTAAAGTTAAATATGAGCAAAACAGGTAAATTTATAATCAAATTTATAAGACGGAATATCCCAGTAGAGCATCTGATATGGGGCCCAACATACAAAGCGCCGCTAAATAAAATCACCTGGAAAAGATTTATCGAACTAGTAATAGAAGACCTAGAATTAAGAGATAAATACAAAGATTGTTTAGAAGAGTTGAAAAAAATTAATCTTAACAATTTAAACCATCTTATATTGAATAATGGTGGCTTGTTCGGGAATGATGTACGGGTTGATAGGATAGGTTAAATGTCATCCTGCACTTATAGAATAGATTATGTCTACGAAAATGGCTCTATATTAGAAGGGCCAACATACAGGACACCATCCGATTCTGGAATGACTTGCGTTAAATTTCTACAGTTGGTTCTGGATGATTTAAGAACACGGGATGAATATAAGGGTTTTGCGGAGATTTTGATGTCTCAGGCTATTTTCCCGAAGCACCCTTCGATGAGACTTAATTTCTCATGCTATTACAATGATTTTATCAGAATTCAACACTTAAGTTGTAGGAGTTAGTTCAAACCAAACGCCCCGGACCTGCACCTATACAACCCGGAATAATTCACAGGAGATAAATCATGTGGTATGTATGTTTCTTTGCCGCTGGCTACATGATTACAAAAGAACCTCTAGATAGAGATTCCTGTGACGAGATTTGTGGACCGTTCGAGAACTACGATATTGTCGAAGAATTCATAGATAGTAGAAAACGGCGTAAAATTTTGGGCTCTTTCCAAGAGCAATGGGAAATGAGGCAGTTTAACTAATGGATATTTGGTTTACATCAGACACACATTATGGTCACACAAACATTTTGGCCTACCAGAATAGGCCGTTTACAACGATACATGAGCATGATGAGGCACTGATATCCTATCATAACGAACTGGTTAAAGATAGGGATATAGTCTATCACCTTGGAGATTTCTGTTTAGGGAATCCACAACATGCCAGCAGAGTATATAAGGCATTAAACGGCATACAATATCACCTAATTAAAGGCAACCATGATAGGGTAAAAAACTACGGCGGCCTGTTTACATCAATAAAAGATGTCTTAATGTTAAAGCTTGGCCCCGTAAGAGGTGCCGGAGCCAGACAAGCCAATTGGATATGGCTATCTCACTACGCATATGCTAGGTGGCCACACGCTAATGATGGTGCGATGCATTTATTTGGGCACTCCCATGGTGGATTCCAAGGGCTAGGCCGTTCGATGGATGTAGGTGTGGATACTAACAACTATCGACCTTATCATATAGATGAAATAAGGTTATTGCTAAAGAATGTAATCCCTGTCGAACATCACGGAGAAGATTAATATGATTGGCCGTCCTCGTGAATTTTGGCGCTACGGGCTCACACCTGACCGAGTATACTATTTCAGAAAGGCGTTTGGCCTTTCTCAAAAGAAGTTCGCCGCTATTTTAGGGGTTTCCAATCAAACAATCGTCAATTGGGAGAGCGGCTACAATGCGCCAGACAAGCGATGTGCCAATCGTTTAAATGTTCTAATCAACACAAACGCTTCTCCCGAAATCACAAGAGACGTGCTTAATAGAGCTCTAGAGATTGCAGAAGAAGAGTTCGGAGTAATTAGGAGAATATAATGGCATACATTAACGACCACGCTATCAACTCTTGTGGAATCGCCTCAATAGAAGAGATTGACGCTCCGCTTAGTGTATTAAGGGGAATATACTCAGAATTGACTGACGATATTTACGTCACTCCAGTGCCTGCATTCTATGTCTTTAGTGATGTAATCGGGACTAAAAATAAACAAAGTGCTGGACAAAAACTAGCCAAGTTCATCAAGAAAAACTTACCAAACTCTAATATTACACGTTCTTGTGTCAGAAAAAATCCAAACAGCGGAAATCGTATAGCTATTTGGACATGGGCGCCGCCGCGCAATCTGGTATCAATTCTTAAAAGAACTCTTAAATAAGAGGGGATAATATGCCGCACATCCTTTTCAAGCCGTCATCAATTGATGCCGTAGCCGTGTCTGGCGGACCTGATTCGATGTGCGCAATGCATTTCTTAACTCAGGGAGGCAAATATCCAAAGACAATTCTGCATTTTTTCCATGGCACTGAGTTTGGCTCGCTTGCTAGAAAATTAGTCAGAGATTATTGTGAGGAGCTAGGTCTTCCGCTGATTGAAGGAGAAATCGCAGGAGATAAGCCATCAGATGAATCTCTTGAAGAGTTTTGGCGCAATCAAAGGATTGCCTTCTTTCAAGCTTGGTCAAAATCCAATAGCGAGAAAACTCAAGATATCACTTTAATTGCTAGTGGACATAACCTGGATGATGCAGTAGAGACGTGGCTATTCTCGTGCATGCATGGCCGTCCTGACAAAATCCCAGAAGCAGGGGCGGCGTTGGTTAGACCCTTCCTCTTATGGAGAAAAGAAGAGATGGGCGAGTACTGTAGAAAACACAACGTGCCATACATAATCGACCCATCAAACGAGGATAGGCGCTTTATGCGCAGCATTATCAGACACGATATAATGCCGCTAGCCCTACAAGTTAATCCGGGCATCTATACAGTTGTAAAGAAAATGTATGAGCGAAAAATCTACATTTAATACCTATCTTGAATTAAGGATTATTTCAGCAAACCCAAATGACAATGATAGGATACTTATTAAATGTGGGCACGAAACAACATGGCACAGTGCATTTAATTGGCTGGTAGATAATCTGCCTACAACACTTAAGGAAAAAAGTCCACTACTTAAGGATGTGATTACTAATAGGTTTAAAATAGGACTAAATAAAACTAATCGAATTTCAGACAGTATTTCTGGGAGGAATGAGGAGAGCTATCAATTTACTCTAGGAGTGTGCGCAGACGGCACAAAAGTTCTATGTAAGGTATGTAAAGAATGACATCTTTATTTGTCAAGATAAATCTTTTAGGCAACAAAGATGAATTTCTAATATTCGAGATTGGCAAAGATACTACGTGGAAAAAGTTTATTACATATCTAATATCTTCTATGGAAGAAATATGCAATAAACACAACAAATCTCCAAAATTTAAGCAATGGATAAATGGGCAAAATTTTAGAAATTGGTCGGTCGAAAAAATATCGACAACATTTGTAGATGGCGTAAAATATTTTAACGATTTTAATAATGGTATTTCTGTAGATATCTTAATTTATAATACTTATGAATAAACAAAAATTATTAGCAAGGATTTCTCAAGGATGGCCTACATGTGAGGCATGCAACGCGCCAATACTCTTCTCTAGATTAGAGGCTTTGACAGATACGAATACATGCGCAAAACACTCTAAAGAGGGCAAATATGTTGGTGTGCCGCTATTCTCACACAAAACGGCACCAACAGTCGCGATGGTCAAGGAAGACAAGTCTGCGCCTGACGGTAAGGGCGAATCTGTCAGAATGCTCCTAAGGGGCTACAGGAGAGGAAGATGAGCTGCGTTTACCCTGACGACATTTGTTTCTGTGTCGATTGCGAAAGTTATATGGCGCTTGCGACACTTATAGAGCAGGAATACAACGAGAGGCAGCCAATCCACCACAAAATAACGCTCAAATGATTATAAACATTATTAAAGTAAATAGGGATGAAGGCTATTCAGAAACTATTGAATGCTCCATCATAGCTCCGGATGAGCCAGGGATATGGGCCATAGTCAAAAAATCATATAATGACTATGTCAAACATTCAGATAAGCAATCGAAATTGCGTCTCGAAGCAATGGCGAAGGCAGAGGAACAATTCATTAAGGATAATCCGAAGCCGGCCATGCCCATTAGGCCGATACTAAATAAATTAGTAATGTTGGGAATAAACGCACCTAAAGATTCTCAAGAGTATAAGGATGCCGTAGAGGAAAAGCGCATATATGATGACGCCATTAAGCAATTTAAAGAGGCCCGCAATATTGTGGTCTTAAAAAGAAATGAGTGGCACAAAAACTTAGATGTTGCAAGATGGGCAGCGAGCGACAGTATAGATTTAAAGATACAAGAGAATAGAACACTGGCCAATTTTCTGCCAGCAGAATGCAAAGTTTTGAATACCAACGATATCTTCATTGAAAATGAAAATCTCGACTAAGTTGCTTTGGCAAATAAATAAAAACAAAAGATGGCCAGCCTCCCTAATTAGAATTTATAATAGGGGGGATAAAACTCACGATGTTGAAGTTATAGATTATTGGAGAGGACAATTTTCAATTGGAAGGACAGAAACGCACCTACTAATTGATAGGTCGCTAGAAGTAATCGATGGAAATCATAGGCTAATAGCCGCATATTTGGAGGGAGTTAAATACTTACATGTTCAAAGAGTCAGAAATTTCAGAGAGAACTCTCTCTCAAATGAGAGGTTGCGACGATAATAGTCTGCCTTGTATCGCCATCGTTGGAGATAATGACGAACAGATTGGCCCTTGGTTCAAGTGTAAGGACTACATACAAGATGTAGTTAGGGCCAATCATGTTGAACAATCTTTCTCTATTTATGGCTTCAAGTACAATGTCAAAAACGACCCTCCACTTAAAAACAAGTTCCGCTTAGCGTACAGATGGCGAGAAATAAAAGACGATGTATTCGCAGAACGTTGCGCGAATATGGTCGAAACAATCAAAGACATAGAGAAACAAATTAAAATCGAAAAGCACTCAGAATTTTCTGAGCCATTTAAGATTGGCGGACATAACGCCGTGCTAATCGATGCTAATATCGAATGGAGTAAGGCGATTCCTCTAATCAGCTTCCTATCGCTAGTGGGCAGACTTTCAATGCTAAATGAAGGTCAAACACTTAAATCTCTTTTAGAGATGAAAAAAGCCGATGGGATGATGGAGGATATTTATTACTTAACATCCAGCAGAGTTTTTGTGGACCAGCTAGTTAAGAATGGAATAAGCAATTTCCCAAATGAAAATTGGGCCGCAAAAACAACACATGCTTGCCACAATTACGGCATTGTTGGATGGTCTAAACAAAACAGTTAAACCAAAAGGTCCCTGGCTTGCCCTATGATTGTCTTACCCACGCGCTCGATAAGGCGCGGAATTAAATATGCGCATAAAGCCGCACTGGCCAGTATGGCTCAACATTATCGTGTTGGTGCCGCAATATTTAAGGGGCCGCGACTAATTTCAATTGGTTGGAATAGTGAAAAAACTCATCCAAGCTCATGCACGAGGTATAGCGCACATCACGCAGAATTCTCTGCTCTGGTAGGTAATTACAAATACGACCTCGTTGGCGCGTCTATTTTTGTCGTTAGGATAACGCCATCTGGCAAAATAGGAATGGCAAAGCCCTGTGATGCTTGTCAGGATTTTATTTACGCCGCTGGCATAACAAAGGTATTTTACACAAACTTCAATGGAAATATAGAGAAATTATGAAGTACATGCTGGATAGAAAAGAAATAAAGGAATTTGGAGCGAAATGGCTCAAGGATAATTATCCAGATTCCTGGGCCGCAGGAGCTGTCTTAATAGAAGATAGCCCACTTCATGTATTTGCAGCGATGTTAGTAGACGAGAAGTTTATCGGAAGAATTGAGAGATTAAACTAATGAAGCCACCATTTAGGGTAATTCTATTCCTAGATAAACAATCTACTTTTGTAGATTTCCTTAGCGATAAGCATGATTTTAGGAATATAACTACATATATTGCTAACGCAATTTCTCAACACACACAAATACTGTTTGGTAATCACATAGAAGGTTACGCTCATTCGTTTGGTCCAGGGGAAGTTAAGGGCTTTAGCTGCGTCCAACTGTACAGACCAAAGACACACGAACAGAAACAAATATCGATTAAAGAAAAGATTGAGCTATTAGAGCTTAATAGAATCCGGATGATTAATCAATTACTGGAATCAAAGCTTAAAGAGCAACAGACTAACGATTTCTGGAAAGAACAATGAGAGGCTATCTAAGTGTAATAACCACGGAAGGTCACCCTCCTATTCTGGCAGCCGAAACAGTAGATTTTGAGGAAGGCACCAAAATAAGGGATGTGTTAACCAAAGCAACAAGTCTTTTGTATGCTGCATATGAAGATGACTACAAAAAGTTCTTTGAAAAGAAATCCGACCTAGATTCTAGCAAGGCTATTGCCGCAAGGATGTGTAGCGCAATTGTAAACTGTGACCCGACGATATTCCCGAGAGAAGTGGACGGCAGGTCAACAGCAGATAGTGCGACCGTTCCAGCTAGATGGTTAATGAAAGATGAAAATGGCATAACATACACAGTTATCTGGGAGAGATAAATGGCCATATATGAAGAAGAGGATTTCGATAAGATATCCGACAAAGATAACATGTCAATCGAAGAAAAAGTTTTTAGACTCAAAAAGCTAAGGGCGCAAGAGCGCAAGAAGGCCGATTTAGCATGGCTTAAAGAAGCCTACGAATCAGAATTAGGAGGCGAAGGCTAATGCTTAGAATATGGCAAATAGGCAGACTGTCCTTCCCCTATCAAGGATACAAGGCTGGGACAGAAGTTCTAGCCATAGAAGAAACAATTGATGGCATCATGGCGGAAGTTGGTCCTTGGGATGGCCAAGGGAAACCGGCGGCGCTAATTGATGTTCCAATGCAATTTTTAACACCGCAGGTCTTAGATGTGCCTCGCAAATGCGACGCACAGCGAGACAAGACCTTGCGCTGTAACCGTTTGACGGGTGGCATCCGTCTACGGTAATTATGCCTGATGAGACATCGACTAAGCTAAGTCATATCCTGGTAGTTGCTGGCTTTTGAAACCAATAAAGTACTTGGATAAAATGCAAGTGCAAATCTTGCTGTCTCACACATGGGGGAGTCTGTCCCTCAACAAAGATAGGCGTCGTCTTAAAAGGAAAGATACCAAGAACAGGGGATGTGTAAGCCTCAAGGAGTTGTCAAAGTTGCCTAGTTAGTGTACACAAGACTTAATCAGTGTGCGGTATCGAAGCAAGCTCCGTTCTTCAGGGGATGCCGGTTCAAGTCCGGCCGCCTATCATTGGTAATTTGCTATAATCCAACGAAAGGGAAATATGAATCGACCGTATATAATCCAATCTGTAAATGGCCGCTTTACACTTGGATTCACAGTTGAAAAGGGCGGCGTCGTAAAATTGTCGGGCGCATTTTGCACAGACAGAGATTTGTTCAAGAAGCGCACTGGATATAAAATTGTGTGTGGCAGGCTGGCTCTAAATCCACATGTAATTCTAGATAACAGATATAATGGAGATAATCCATTCAAGGAGTTATTGGTCCCGCTGGAATCATGGATAAGAACAAAGAGATTCAAGAATTCGCGCAGATGTTCATCTGCAATTCTTGTTAAGGCTGCGGCTGTTCTTGATAATGCTATTCTTGCTAGTGAAAAGGGCTAACAATGTTAAAGTTTGAAAAAGTAGCAGCTACTGCTGGTTATCCTGGGCAGCTCGCCGTATTAGCAGAAGATGGCACTATCGCATTTGGCCCAGCAGAGTGCAAGGGCTATATAGTGGATGTGTTTGGCAGGATACATGGCCCTCCATTACAGAAAACTATAAATTCAGCTTTCAAAGGCAAGATTAGCGACGGTTGCCTGGCTTTGGCCTACTGGTGCGGAGTTAAAACCAGAGATAGCAACGCAGAAAAGTTCTGTGTTATCATCAATGAGCTAGAGGAACACTTCAATATTGAAGACAGGTCCGAGGTAATTTGTCCAGACATCCCAGAAGGGAAAAAGATGCCTGCCGCACCATTTGTGGCGATGGCGCCTTTATGGTGGCGCAAGTGGCCTGTCATGGTAAATTTTTACTGTCTAATGATGCGACTTTCGCCATTCATGAGACATAATGAAAGCTTCGATTCGTTCAGAGATAGAATAGTGAAGAGGGGCAATGGGCACGATGACAATCTAATGTATCTTACAGATATTTCCAAAAGTGGGAATCTAGACCTAATCCTCTCTAAGAGCGCAAATTTCTTCAAGAGAAGAGGATATACAGACTATCTGTTGCACGAACATGATAGGGGCGTTGTTGACTATGATGACGATGAAGATAAAGGCTGGCCCTTAATCAAGGCCGCCATCGCTAAAAAGCGCGGTATGTCTGCTGAACAATTGGCAAATCACACAGAATAAAGGAAATCTAAAATGGCAAAAATTAAGTTCACTATTGGCTGTGACCCTGAGATTATGCTGGCTGGCCCAAACGGGCTTGTATCCGCAATTCCCTTCTATAAGGGAACTAAGGATAAGCCAGAAAAGGTAGATGGTGGAATTGTTTCCCACGATAATGTTAACGTTGAGTTTGGGAGTAACCCGGCATCGTCTAAAGAGGAATGGATTAGAAACACCAAGGCTGTAATTGGAAAGGTCATAGAAATGGCTCCGGCCAATCACAGTCTTGTCGTTCAAGCATCTGCGGAGTTCCCAGATGAACAACTGCAGGATGAGGAAGCAAGAAAGTTTGGTTGCGACCCAGACTTTGATGCTTATGCTGTCGCGATTAACAATGCACCAGATATAAGAAAGTCTCCAAACTTGAGGTCTTGCGGTGGACATATCCACGTAGGCTCTCAGTTCTTAACTGAGGACCTAATGGACGTAATAGGATTCACAAAGGCCATGGATATTTTCCTTGGCATTCCAGCAGTCCTATTGGATAAGGACCCAAGCTCGGCGCATCGCCGCAACCTGTATGGCAAGGCAGGCTGTCACAGACCTAAGCCATATGGCGTAGAGTACAGGACTCTGTCCAACTTCTGGGTGAGCAGGCCAAGATTAACCTCGTTAATGTATGACCTCACAGAAGCAGCTCTAGATGCTTACACGGATAAGCACACGCACGGTATTGATGAGAATGGAATCAAAAATGCCATCAATAATGGCGACAAGGCACTAGCAGCAAATATCTTAACTGGCTTTATTAGGAAGTTGGTTAAGCCAGATGTATACAAGGAAATAATGGCCTGCAAGAAACTTGTTCACAAAGCCGACCTTAAGGAATGGTGCGAATAATGAGTTATAGACGGCCATACTGTGGAGTTGGGGTTACACTTGCAATCCCAGCAACATGGGAACTAATCACTAATCCTGATGTTCAGGATTCGCTCTTGACCTTGACTGAATCTGTTAAGGTCTCAGAGCTAGTCATTATGTTCAATAAGCTATCTAATAAGAGGGCAGACGATTCAGCGCAAAAAGACGAACTATATAACAATATGCCCAAATGGATGCGCAAACATATTGTTTGGCCTGTTGGGCAGGAAAGATATAGTGACGTTTTATTTATGTGGCGAATATTCAACGCTTTAGAAGTTGATGATTTCTGGGCGTCTAGGGAGAGCGATATAAAGAATGCCAATTCGGCAATCTTTGTTAACAGGTCTCCACTTAAGACAATAGCAAAGAGAATCATGACCCTTGATAGTGTTGAAGTTGAAAAGAACAAATACTGGCCTAGAAAACAATATATGCCACTTGAATCAGCGTTAAAGAAGGTGCTATAATGTGTGGTATTTTTGGAGCAGTTTCATTAGACCCTCTCCGCTCTCTTGAGTTTAGGGCATTCATAACCAAACTTGCGGAGGCGTCAGAGTTGCGAGGCGTAGACGCCGGGGGATTTTGTGGCGTAGCCGACGGACGAATCCTCGCAGATAAGGACAAGGATAGAATAAGTAAATTACTACGTGTCTCTGTTAACTGGAGACAGCTAGTGTTTAGCGATAACTATTCTCTAATTGGCCACACAAGAGCATCAACCAGCGGGGCACCTTGGGTCATCGAAAATAACCACCCATTTCATAGCGATAAATATGCATTAGTTCATAATGGGGTTATTTCCTATCACGAGTGGCTTGCAGAAAAAATTAAGGCAAAACTCAAAACGAAATGTGACAGCGAAGTTCTACTGCACTATGTTCAGTCAACTGTAATCCTAAAGAACGGCATTAAAAAGGTTTACAGAGAAATAGCAGATAACGGCTCATATGCTGTTGCTATCCTGAATAAGGAGAACGGCGAGATAGTATTGTTCAGGTCAATGTCGTCGCCGGCATATATCGGCTATGTCCCTAGATGGAACGCGGTTGTATTTGCATCTACCAGCGAAATTATAGGTAGAGCAATCCGAGAATCAATGGCAATCTCGGAAAAGAATGCGCTCTATAAGGATATAATGGAGAATTTTTACCAAATTGATGATGGGGCGATGGTTACAATTAAGCCAAATCTAGAGATTAAGACTCAAAAGATTTGGGCATCAAACGTAGATGACCTGTATAAGAAGAATGCTGACAGGCGAGCAATTTTCAATGCGATTATTGCAAGCGGTGTAACAAGTTCAACAATCCTAAAAACGGCGTACAAGGTCAGGAAGCCTCTATTTTACGCTGACCTTGGGGACGATGATAAACTTGTTTACAACAGGATTAACGATATGAATGTGGCTGAGAAGTTGCGGTTTTGGTCCGACACAAAGCTTGAGGATGTATTAGCGATGCCTCAAGGAGAGTATAAAGCATACATGGAGTTCACTAGTGTCTGATGATTTTACGCGCAAGAAGCGCAAAGAAAAGCTAGATAAGAAGAAAGATAAGAGAGGTCGTCGCAATTTCGACGATGGCCAATCTGAATCTTTTAGAGATAGAGGCTCGAAACAAAAGCCACGCAAGCGGGACTGGTCGGTAGATGGCTTTATGGATGACGAGTACGGCTACCAAGAGATAAGGGATTAATATGTCATTAAGAATTCATGCTGGGAGAGGCTCTACGGCACAATCCCTACTGTTGAAAATTGTGCGCTCAATTGAAGATGGAGCTTATGAGGATATAGTAATTTATGAATATCCAAAAGATGACTTGTTAGACCAAAACGAGAGAACGGTAGCATCTACTCACTACATAGTCAATCCTGGGTATATCAAAACACTTGCATCAAAGGTTAAAACAAACAACCTTGATTGGTCTGGCTTGAATATCCGTCAGCTTTGCATAGAAATAGAGAATGGTATCAAAATACCGAACTTGCCAATACCGGTTAAGGATGGAGCGCTTGATTTCTCTAAGTTTGAATGCGAAGTAATTAACTTGGACGATTTAAAGAATCGTTCAGAAAAGTTGCGCAAGTCGCTAATCCGGAGAAATGCAGAGCTTGTTCGCAGGACAAACGCCAAAATTCCAATTAACACTGTTAGTATAGGAATTAGCGCACGCCTAGAAGTTCTTAAGGCCGCCATTTATGTTTATCAAGCAAAACAAGACGCGATTAAGACGTCACTATTGCAGGCACTTTATTCAGCAATAGCTGTTCGCGAAAGAGAGGTTCTCCTATATAGGACTAGGCCAAACGTTAAATTCAAAATATCTCATGACGAACATGTTATAAATACAATAGATGAGATAATTAGATGTTTTGGCGGCTATCATCCATTCCAAGAAATTGCTACTGGCAGCCACTCAAGTTTCAAGCTGGAGAATTATCAAAATGATTTCAACGACGAATAGTAAAGAATATTTCAACGAAATAGTAAGACATAGGCTAGATGTTTATGCTCAAGCCACGAAGGCGGCGATAGAGCTAATTAAGCCAATGGTAGCTGTAACAAATAAAACAAGTACCAGCGCAACTTACCTGACAGATTCGGAATGTAAGGCGTTATTTTTCTTTGTCGGAAAAATTATCGACAGAGTTTTTGATGGCCTACAGAATGAAATCGTGCCAGAAGTTTTGCAAGGGTCAATAGTGGAGCTAAATATAGATGACACTGAAATCGACGTTACAACGTAACGAGAATGAGTTAAGAAGGCATATAGATAAACTTAGAAGATTTTCCGCGATTATAAAAGAAGGAAAATCTAATATAAACTATCAAGATAAGTATAAACTCACAATACCAAACATGTTGCAGCATGAGGTTAAATTGCCGCTCATGCACATTGTGCTTAGAATGTACGCCATGTTTAGATTGGGAATAGAAGAAGGTATTAAATGTGCGGGATACTCGGATTCACTGGAAGATACAGTGATAAAATCCCTACTTTCATTAGTAGAGGATTGCTCGAATCAGAAACAAGAGGAAGAGACGCAACAGGATTCTTCGCCAGAAACGAGCACGGAACTATCGATGACAAACGACCAATCCCCGCCAAAAAATTCATCAGAAGAGCCAAAGTCGAAGGTCGTCTTAGAAAATTTGAGCCTAGTGGAGTAATAGCTCACTGTAGAGCAACAACTCCTGGGTCTGGCAATGCCAAATTTAATAGAAATAATCATCCATTTATAGGAAAACATGTAGCTATTGTCCATAATGGATGCATCCCAGGATATAAGGAGGTGCCATCATTCGCCAACTTGGATTACAAGACAGAGACAGACTCAGAAGCTATTCTTAGATGGATAGAAAAAGAAGTAGACTCCGGCAAAACAATAGCTCAGGCTATATATACATTTAGTGCCGTTGTTCCTGAAAAAACCGCATATGCTGTCGCATGTATGTCTCTAAAAGATGGCACGCTTTATCTTTTCAGGAATAATGAACGTCCGATGCAATTATTGCAGTTAATGGATGATTCGTGGTTATTCGCATCTACGGATGCAATTATAAATGCATCAGTAAAAGCGGCCGGCATTGGTTGGAAACAATCGTTTTATTTGCCAGATTTTACATTAAGAGTAATACAGCCAAACAATGAAAGTTTCGCGGAGCCACTATATAGGCCAGCTCCTAAACAGAATTTCGTAGTCACAAGAGAAAAATCTGGACCAGAAGAAAATATACCATCTCTTGATGAGCTGAAGGATAAATATCCAATAAGTGAAATACTTGATTTTAATAATCTCGTGTTAGAGAATCAATATCCAACAAAAGAGGAAATCAAATGTGTGTTAAAACTTCTGACCTATCTATAGCAGGAGCAAAACTGCTGCTTAGATTAAAGAATAGATTTCCTAAAGAAATAAAAGATATATTCTTTGTCGAGACAGAAGCTAATCCGGATGTGCCGACATATGCAATTCAAGTTTTCGAAGCAAATAGCTTCTTAGCACCAAAAACAAATAAAGATGCGTTTAATGCATGGAACAATTCAATTTATTCATCTAACGGGATATTGAACTCTGCAAGAGTGAGCAGAATTCTTCTCGAACTTCTCTCTATTGAGAGAGGTCTTGTTGATAGAGTTCAGTTCTTAATATTCCACAACAACAATATATACAGTCTTAACAAAATAGCTACAGAACATAAGTTTGTCGCGGTGAAAGTCAATAAAATAGCGAGGATTACAAATGGCGGCAGCAAAATCACCAAGTAAGTTCGGAATAGAGTTAGAGTTCTCCAGACCACTTATGAACATTCTCTACCATGAGAGAGACAAGAATCATAGGTGGCAAAAGTTCTCTAGAGAGATTAATTCCCTGATAAAGACAGGGGATATAAGTCCTGGGTGGCAATTAAATATTGACACATCTTGTGGAGGGGAGATAGTCACGCCTCCATTTTCAGATGTGGCGACTGGCTTTGCTGAAATCGCAAAAGTTTGCGAGGCAGCAAACAATATGGCCAGGGTAGCCTCACTGCCAGTGGCAGACGCCGAGTGTGGGCTGCACATCCATTTTGATGCAGCAAACATTAGGCCTCGTCACGTTGGCAACATATTCGCGCTGCTACATAAATATGAGCCAATAATCTACTCGATTTATACAAATCGCAATCCTCGTTATTGTTCGCCTATCTCTGTGAATATGAATGTTATGCCACGAGCCCGCACATGGACTCAAGTCAGAGATTCATGGTATAGGCCGGAAAACAACGTAAAAGACCCAGGCCATGCATACTCTGTAAATTTTATCAACAGCGAAGATGCTGGAGATAAGTACGATGGGACGAGATATCATGGATTTAATATCCACTGCTATTGGCGTCAACGGACAATTGAATTCAGATATGGAAGAGGCACTTTTGATATAGATAAAATCTATGCGTTCTATGAGCTTTGTCTGGCAATTGTCAACAAGGCAATTAGAATGAGAACGCCAGAAGTTGTGCCGAACAACAATTTAAAGTTCTCACAACTATTGAATTTGGTTGTCCACAACTACAAGTTCAGGACTTCATTCATTAGAATGTGTAATGACCTAAAGCTTAGCAAAATAACCAAGATAACACTATGGGAAATGGCAAAGAGAAATAATGCTACAAAGATAACAGAAAAAGACCCAACAAAAAAGAAGATATTTATTTGCAATTCCAACAGGAGCAAATTCCTCATATCTACCTTTGATGGGATTTTCGACTTAGACGGCAACATGGTTAAAAGCGCGAAGATTGCAACCTCTATAAAGAATCTAATATCTGCTAAAATAAAGAAGCACAAGGACGGAGAAGATGTTAAAATTGAACTGATTATGCCAGAGAACGTGTTTGTCGAAACAAACATAGCTGTTCCACAACAGATTATAGATAAGTATAAGAATGCGCCTGTCAGAGAAGGCGATGATTGGGTCGAGTTCATTAAGTAGAGGTTAAAATGTGTGGAATATTTGGATATACTGCTTTTGGCAAAATAGAAAAGCCAGAAGCTCTTCATAGATTAATTACACATCTGGCGCTATCTTCTCAAGACAGGGGCACAGACGCGACAGGATTTTCATCCTACAGTTTCAATAAGGAAATTGTAAGAGATAAAATGCCGTATAGCGCCGAGCATTTTATTAAGTTGAGCTATAAGTTCGCGTCACTAGAAAGGAATATGCCCAGAACTTTTATAGGACATACAAGAAGAGTTGATAATGCTCATAGCCCAGCAATCAATAACAACAATCATCCATTTTGTGGAGAGGTATTCGACCTAATACATAATGGTGTGCTATATGATTGGCGAAATAAGGCTAAAACATTAGGCCTAGATGTCAGGTCCGGGACAGATAGTGAAGTATATCTAAGATTTCTAGAAAAGAAATTAATTAATCGCGACCAAACTGGCTATGATTCATCTTATAATTCACTAGCTGCTGCATTTGGAGATTTCGGTAAGGACCTATCAAATGGGAAATATGCAATTGCCGCGATAGACAAGAGGAATGGCAATTTAATCCTGGCAAGGAATGTTAATCCAGTACATTATTTTTCCACTAATTTCTTCGGTGCAAGGGTATTCGTATTCGCTTCAACGTTTGAGATATTAAAGAACGCTATTTCTCAAATGGGCGCTGTTTTTACAATGGCGGATGCTGGGACCATAGAGATAATTAAACCTTACGCACTATACACAATAGTCTTTACAGCAGAGCTATCCACAGATAACAGATATACAAACATCCTATATAGAGAGTATGCCAGGGGTTACGAAACCACCACGTCAGATACTCCAGCAACATCTTATGGTTCAAACTACTACTCATATTACGATATAAACACAGAGATGTTCAAGAGTAATCAAACAGTCTATGCCACACTAGATGGATTCATAAAGATGGAGCTAAAGGAGCTAGAGGATATCTCGTGGGGAATTACTAAGCTATTTGGAGATTTCGAAATTATAAATGAAGACGATGAGTGGAATAATATCTTCATTAAGTGCGCCGCGAATACAGCAAATGAAGGGCAAGGATGTGGATATTAAACTAGGAACTGTGTTATTTTTTAACAATAAACACGGATGGGGCCTTATAGATTATAATGGACAGCCGATATTTATTCATCACTCTGCCATAAATAGTAAAAAAAGATACAAGAGCTTAAAAAAGGATGCGATTGTACAGTTCGAAATCGAATCCAGTCAATCTAAATTCCCAAAGGCAGTAAATGTAAATGAAATCAATGCGAAACATCCTATCGATAGACATGCCGCTAACAGAACAGAGATTCAAAGTAATAGTTAATGGACAAGAAATCAAAATTATCTATAACTCAAATGAGTTTACGCTCTCAAAAAGTATCCTGAGCTATCTAGGAAAACTCTATGGGACAGATTCAGCAAGAGATATAGCGGACCAGCTTAGGGCATCTAGTAGTTTAGATATTTGTTTTTTAACAATTGGACAACAAATATTTTTAGAGGCCGTGATTCCTACAGAGCATGTAAAATTCTGTCCGTCAGAGATTAGAAATTTCTATACCAAAATACCAGAAATGCCAGAAAAGATAGATGAATACTACGGCTTCGGGGCATCAGTGCATTATTTCAAAAATATACTAATTGTAATCGGCAACAATATCGCTGGGGCGTTTGCTAAAACAGGCTCTATTCCCATACAAATAAGTGACTTAGATAGTCTAAGTCCAATTTCACCAAAGAAGTTTAGGGCATTAAATAAAGATGCAGCGGAAGCAAGAAAAAAATTACGCAAAATGGAGATTAGAACGAGTGACGCCCTAAGTATTTTAGAGTGGGCACTTAGACATTATAGGATAAACCCATTTAAAATCGATATTGTTGGTGATACAATAAGATTACATAAACTATTCCACATGTTAAGAGGGACCAAGTCCAGGATTAAGGCGCCATTTAACTCAAAAGATGGGCCAATTAACAATATATATTCATTAGGATTGTTGTCCAGAAAAATTTTGGAGAAATCAAATGTCGTACTACAATAATTGGGCAGGTCTAATTGACGACGATATGATTGTTGATGTGGAAATATCTAAGGATAGAAAAAAGACAGTTTCCGCAGACATAGTTACAAACACCACAAATTCAATTGTATTTGATGTAAGCCATAAGACGCCAGAATATTATTCATCTGGAGGATTTAAGTGGCAAAAGGTTGGAAGAAGAATTTTAGTCCCCACAAAAGATTCCATTAAAATAAGCGATGCGTCTAAAGACATAGAGGAAAATTACCTAAAACTACTTACTGGAACGCCAGTAGAGCTTAAGGCGATAATACATTGTGCGTATAAAAAATTCGTGGCGCAAATACCCTCTGATGGTTCATCATTCGATGATGCAATAGTTCTAAAGAACGTTTTGATTCCAGCAGAGATTAAAGTAACAATTGGCAAACACAACAATATTTGCCCAATGAAAATGTTAGAGGAATGCACAAGAACAATCATAGATATAAGAAAGTCGAACTTAATTAATTCCGCGGAAAGGCCAGCATTCCCAATAGTTGAGTATATAGGGATTTGGATTAATTACGACGTTAACCTCGGTCTCTATATGGTAAAACCCCAAATTAGAATGAGTCCAACAATTATGACCATAAATAGGTACAATAGCTTGGGCGAATTAACTATGTCTAGACACGAAGGAATTACAATTTGAAATTCGAAGATTTCATAGGCAATACACAAGCGGTAGGACTACTTAAATTGTTGTGCGCAGATACAAAAGAGCACAACATGCCATTTCCACACATAGGGGTATTTGGTCCTGCCGGCCACGGAAAGACTACAATTACCAATATTGTGGCGGCTGAACTAAAAAGAAAGTTCGTTTATATAAATAGTACGGCAGTAAGGAGAGCCGGCCTAATTCGCGGGCTAATTACACATCCAGAGAATATGGCAAATGGAGCCATTATATTTATGGATGAAGCCCACCAGTTGCCCAAGCAAATACAAGACAGCTTACTATCCGCTCTTGAAAAGCCAGCGAAACTAGTAACCTCATTCAAGGACCAGGTATTGTCAGATAATCTGCCTGACCATATAACTTTTGCATTTGCGACCACAGATAAATCTAAAATGAACAATACTCTACTTTCCAGATTAGAAGAAATAGAGCTAGGAGAGTATACTACTGCAGAGAAGCAACTTATAGCCATAGGAGAATTTGCAAGGCAAAAAATAGATAATGCCAACCTAGATATGGACGCTGCAGTTGAAATAGGGAGAATATCTAGGTCCGGGCGCCATGTAATTAAGCTTGTGGATAGGGTCGTGAGACTGGCTCGTGTAATGAAAGTGCAAAAAATAAATGCGGACCTAGTTAAAATGGTCTGTGAAGCCAACGGGGTAGATGGGAATGGCCTCACAAAGGTAGATAGAAGGCTCCTGCGATACTTAAATGAGACTGGCCACTGCGGGATAGAAAACCTTGAAGTCTACTTAAATATGCCAAGAGGACAAATAACAAATACAATAGAACCATGGCTTGTTAGACATAAATTAATTGTAAGGCAAGCATCTGGTCGTGTGATTACTGAAAAGGGCAGGCTTGCACTAAACGGACAAAGGATAGATTACGAATGAGCGATATTATTACAGAGTTTGGAGAAGTGATTAATAATCAAGCTAAATCTATTGGAAGAAAATTCCTTCCTCTAATCAAGTCCCGCGTTGATATGGATGACCTAATTAATGAGGCCGCGCTGGTCGCTTTAGAAATACACAAAAAGTATGACCCCTCGCGGGACCCAGACAAATCCCGCTATATGGGAATACAAATAAGGTATGGATTATTGCGATATGTCGCCAGCAACATGTATGACCTCAGCGCACCGTATAGTGCAATGTATACGGCCGACAAAGAGAATAATGAAGATTTTCTGCACAATAATAGGGCAGTCAGAATAGTTCCCCCTAATAGAGGAGTAGAAGATGTCCCATACTCAAACAAAATTTCCGCAGATAGTATTGTATTCGCTAGCGGCTCCCAGCCTCATATAGATAAGTTGGAAAAGGATGAAGATATAGAAATACTGCGACAGGAAATTGCAAAATTAAATAAAGATGAAAGAACGGTAATTGCTGAGCGATATTTGTCAGAAAGCAAGCGCACAAAAGAAGATGTAGCGCAACAGATTAATGTGAACCAAATAACTGTTGGGATAATTGAAGACAGGGCAAAAAATAAATTGCGCACAAGAATCAAGGCACGACATGACAAACAGTGATGTGATTCATAGTTTAGAGAACATTTTTATTGACACAAGTGTGCTTTTTTCAATTTCCGAGAGATGTCTAAAAACCGCACAGCTAACATTAGACTGGCTATATAAACAATCTGACATTGATTTTACAGAAAAAGAAAGAGATATTTTACTCCGGGTTGTCGCAGCGCTAAATATTGATTTAGCAGAGATGCGCAGAGACGTAGAAAGCATACGTTTCTATAACAACTATTTAGACCGGAGTATTAGAAATGGCGAAACCAAATCAAAGACAACACAACTCTAGAACTAGAGGAAATAACTCAAGAAGAAAACCAACAATATGGGGAGAGATAACAAGAACAATTGGCAAGGGCGCGAATAAGCGGGAAATTAAAGAGCAAGTAAAGATTCCGCACGATAAGTTGTGGGACCCAGATTTGCTTGACCAAGAGAATCTTCCATTCCCATATGACCTTCTTAAACTAGATTGGATGGAAGAGCTAATACATTATTCCGTAGATAACAAGAGAAAGCTCTCTAAAACATACAACGAACAAACTGGCGTATATACTTACGCGGTGTGTGATAAGTACGGAAAGCCTGTTATTTCCGTTTCAACAACGCGAAACATAATGTATAATCCACGCGCTAAGCGTTTTAGAGGCAAGAAATGAACTGGCAAGAACTTCTGTGGCAGGTATTGGCTTTTCTTCTACCGATATTGTCTACTGTATTGAGCCTTGTAATTGCAGCACTTCTTAAGAAGTGGCTGGACAAACTCAATATAGAGCGCTCGGCCAAGATAGATGACATGATTGACAAGTATGTAAAGATTGGCGTTGATTACGTTGACAAGCTTGTTGCCACAAAAGCAAAGCTAAATCAGTCTGCACCTGCGTCACAAGATAAGTTGAATATGGCAGTTTCAACTGTAATGGCAGAACTTGAACAAAGTGGGATTAAGGGAGTCGCCGAATCCCTAGTCGTGGCCAGAATCGAGGCCGCGCTCGGAGCCCGCGACTCGAGTAAGGAGTTAGATAAAAGTACACAAGGAGTTTAACGAAGCACTAAAAAATATAAACGTCAGGAAACTGACAGAGGTCGTGATTCTACTAGCCAAGAGCAAATTTGACCTCAATAAAAAGCTCGACAATGACATGTTCAATCATGTTGTTTATATCTGTAATCAAATATTGCAGATGGCTAAGAGAGATGGTATTTCGTGGGAAATGGCCGAAAAGGCAGGAAAAATGCTTTGGAGGCTATATTTGGTTATTGGAGCTTATAATGGAAAGCGTCAAGATGTGACATTGAGTCGCATACTTTCCATAGTTGGTGAATTTCATTCTACATTCACAGGAGTGTAAAATGGGTGTTACTGTTCTAGATTTGCGTCGTGATGGTCCTGCTTTTGTCGCTGGTCTCCAGATTGGAGACAGCATCTATCAGCTAGGTGTGCAGGCGGTTAACACGCCTGCCGATTTGGCCAAGGCTCTTTCGATGGTTTCGGCCGAGGGCACTACCCCCGTCCGATACTACCGGGCCGGCATTGCGCGAAGCGGGATGCTGTATGGAGTTGGGAGAACTGCTAACGGTAAGACCAAGCGACTCGGGATTGTGACCGACCCCAAGTTGGTCGGGTCATTCTTCAAGAGAGGCGTTGCGCCTAAGGCACAGCCTGCTGCGGCAGGAGATGGCCTTGGTGTCCCGGTTCTTCGCGTCGATTTGGGCTCTCCTCTAGCTACCCTTGTTCGGGCTGGCGACGTGCTACTGTCGATTAACGGCAGAGCGCTGAGCAAGTCCGAGGATGTGGCTGCTGCGGTCAAGGCCACTGCCGCTGAGGCGCTTTCGAGCGTTGCTTTCCGGCGTCAGGGCGTCCGTCGAACTGGCAGTGCCAGATTCGGGCGGAGAGCTGACGGCACTGTCAAGCGGCTTGGAATCGTGACTCGACCTGAAGCGCTTTAGATGGCGGGCTCTGCGGAGCCACCACTTATGCCTTGGTAGTTAGGATTGTGAACAGATTAATCTGTTCTTTAGCAAACAACGTGGCCCCGTGTTGTATCCTAAAACGGGGCGCCTCTCCAAGCTAAATGGAGTGGCGGGCCGACCCCAGAGACAGGGCGGCACACTCTTTAAAATAGGTGTCGCAATCGCACAGGTAGCTCAATGTAGAGTGTTTGGGTTAATTCTTAATATGAAACCTTTTCGGGTTGCTGGTTCAAGTCCAGCCCTGTGCATAAGACAATTTATTCCCAGGTATTCCGTAATTGGTAGCGGGCCGGACTGTTAATCCGGGGCGAACAGCACTGTAGGTTCGAGTCCTACCCTGGGAGATTATGCATTACGAAATCAAATTATCTAATGAGAATGATTTTTGCTTAGTGGCGTGCGGTCCAAACGCTAGGCTTTTAAGCGTACTATCACTGGCACATGCTAGTCTATCCGATGATAGAAGCATCAAATCTTCTATCTATAAAAGAATAAATTATAATGGTGGATTAAATAGCATGACAATATGTGAAATGCGCGAAATGGTCAGACCAAAAATTAAGCTGCCAACTACCAGAGAAATCCTTATAATGGAAATTTCAGAAGTAGCCGATGTACCATCTAATATTTAAATTAGAGCCAGGCGAAGAATCTTGTGCGCTAGCACTAGCCAATCCAAGAAAAGTGACTTTAAAATCTGTGCTAAATGAGGCCATAGAAGGTCTAAAGGCTTTTGGCGACAGAGAAGCTCTATTAAATAGTATAACTGAGACACAAAAATTATTTGATGCATGGAGATATCTATCTATCAATGAAATTATATACAGATTTGGGAGTAGTGACAAAATTGGTTTTAAATTGGAAAATGCTACTACATTAAGAATTATATTAAAATGTATAAAATAACACTAGAATGTAGATGTGACAAAAAGTGCGGCACATGCACACTTTATTGTGGCCCAAATGCCAAACTGAAAGATGTACTACAGGTTGCCGCAAATAACCTTGAGGCAGATATTAAACGCGAACATCTAACATTTAGAATCAAAGATAGGATACTGTTCGGAGGGCATTGGAACAAAAGTACAATAAGTAGCCTTGTTGCAGACATGCTTCCCGTTAATGGAATTTATATTTATAGGGAGAAACTATAATGCCGCTTTTTATTAAGTGCTCTCTTTGTGAGCAGTTTCATCAAAAACACAATGAGCCGCTTAGAAGGTGCGGCAAATTGGTATTTATTCCTGCCTACGGATGGATTGAATGGAGCGCGGATGCTGCGGTCAATATTAATTTTGGGAGAGCCATGAATACAAGAGCACTTTGTAGATATTGTAGAAGGTATCACACGGCATTTGAGGATTGTGTGCCGGGATATCAAGTAGCTGGCGTGCCTAAAACAATAGGAAATAAAGAAACAGAAAAATTATTGCCTGTGCGCACAGATAAAGATTCCAGCAATACGACCACGACCGGCGCGGAAAATCCAATTAGAGTAGAGCGGGTATATATCGGTGGCGCTAAGCAAGAGCAGCCTGAGCCCACTCCGATTAAACAAATAGAGCCACGCCAAACAACGAAGGATGTTGTTAAGGAAATATTAAAGAGGATTGAGGCGGCCAAATGTCTAGAAGCAACTTAGACATCTATAGAGAATCCAAAGATAGAATGAGGAGAGCTAAAAATCTATTCATGACCACGCACGAATGGAAGATAGCTAGGGGATTGGCAGAGCCTAAAGACCATTCTTGGATTTGGAAGATATTACTATGCGCCGCCGCATTTATATTGGCGGCGAACATGTGGAGATTATCACCTTAAATGAGCCACTTAAAAGTACTATTATGGTTAGCAGATAGTGAGTGCGAGCTCGCTTGTGGAGAAAATACGAGGGTTAGAGATGTTTTAAGAACTGCGGCTAATAATACGTCAGGAGATATTAGAGCTGCGCTTTATGATGTTGCTGAGGTTTTGCCGAACATGTTCATTAAAGAATGGATTGATGTTTCAAAGGACATGATTCTTATGGCGATGTAGAGTTTTCCGTAATCGTAACTACTCAGAATCCGGATGACGGCTCATTTGAAATTGAAATGGGAAAATACAAAAAGAAACTAAAAGAATGGAACGATTGGAACAAAGAACACGCAGAGGAAATAGCTGCGCTTAAAAAAGAACGGGCTGCGAAGAAAAAAGAAAATAAAGCACTAATACGTGAACTTCAAAAAGAAATAGAGAAATTAAAACGAGAACAATGACACGACTATTATTATTGTTGTTCATGCTAATCGTCCCCGGCTGCTCCTGGATTCAGCCATCATTTATTAGCGAAAACAGTTATAGTGTAGCATCAGTAGATTCAGGAGAGAATCTCGGTGGACATTTTGATGAAGATGACAATTGGGTTCCTGATAATCCAGATATATCTCTGACATATAAAATACCCGATATATCTAGCGGCATTATATTCGATGCAAGCGATTTCAAAGTCACTCCAACTCTCCAGGTGGAGTTATTTGAATTTGACACACATATCCCATACGTTAATAGGCTCGTGGTAGATTTTGGCGTAGGGTATCAACGGACATTTATTTATGTTGGCAAACTGTGGACTTCAATATTTGAGATAACAACTGGTGGTTTCGTTGGATGGGACTGGGAAGAAAAAGACCTGTCCTATGGCATAGGGGCAACAATAATAAGGTTCTAATATGAGCTATATCCTTAACAAAAATGGTCTTCAAAAAGCAAAGACTGCAAATGGCTTAAATGGCGCTCATGCCGACGCATATCGCATCAAATATGATTTTCTTGGCGATGATATGGTAAAGTTGGAATCTTTTGAAAACCAAGCTTGTTTTTCGCAAATGCCATCACAAATATTAAAGCACAGAGATAAAGTCAAATATATTAGGCTTTATCATAGAATGCCATTGCCAACGCCAAATTGGCCAGACATGGAACAGGATGTTATATGGTGGCTCAGCAAGGCCCTTGAGGAAGGAGGACTAATCCTATCAACAAAAGACACAACTGGATGGGATATATATACGGATGGACTCACAATCCCATTAAGCCATCCGCTTGCCACAATAGATAAAGTGTATATCGCCGGCACAATACTGCGGATGCCAAATGAATTTAGCGCCATGGTAAGGACCACTATACATTTAGTCAAAAATTGCTCGGTCCCGTTCTGGCCTGCTTTTTATTACACGCATGGACAATTTAATGTGGGGACTGGCCATTCATTCTTAAGCTTGGGCACATCTCCTTACTATAAAGGCTATAGATTATCTTTGGATGGAGTAAAAGAATTCCATTCATACATGAAGGATAGAAAAGTAAAGATGTCCCGCATAGAAGATATGATTAATAAAGCAGCGCCTAAACAATACAATGCATGGGACTGGCATGGCACTGCCAATATTGTCACGCCAACAACCAAAAGTGCGGCAGTTAGCGATGCCATCAAAACAATTTACCCGCCAATACGAGACTATTTGAACGAAATTGACCCAGGCAAGTTAGACTCTATCTATAAAGAAATTCAATCTCTAGACCATACAAAAGAGGCGTAAATGTACTGTTTAGTTGTAGGTGGTGCAATGGGATATTTTATTCCAGCCAACCATTTGGGATTAATCCCGACTGATGACCTATCTATTCTTAACACGCCAGAAAAAGTGAAGTTAGCCATTTTTACAGGCGGTGAGGATGTTGACCCATCTCTGTACGGCCACGTCATGGATAGAACAACAGGCTCTAATATAAGAAGAGACAAGTATGAAGTTGGTGCATTCCACGCATTAAAGGAATTTAATATACCAAAGGTGGGAATATGTAGGGGCGCACAGTTTTTGTGCGTGATGGCTGGCGGGTCATTAATCCAAGATGTAACAGGTCATGGGTCGAACCATTACCTTGTATTTAGGGATAAAGATGGCGCGATGAAAAAGTCGCCAGAGAAGGTTACATCCACACATCACCAAATGCAATATCCATGGGATTTGCCGGAGGATAATTTTAAGGTTTTGGCCGGCTCTCCTAGCCCAATCTCTAATCATTATGTGTGGAATAATCGCAAGTATTATTCAAATCAATTGGAGATTCCTCAGCAGTTCTGGGTAGAACCGGATGTTGTGCATTATCCGAAAATTAATGCGCTGGGCATACAATATCATCCAGAGTGGATGCCCGAGAATTCGTGGGGGATGATATACGCAAGAGGCTTAATAAGTAGTCTTGTGAATGGCGATGACATATAGAGTTAATATAACCTATGCGATGCAATCATGCGAGTTGCTTTGTGGAGAAAATGCAAAACTACTAAAAATATTTAGTGTTGCATATCGAAACTTAACATCCATAGCTATGGATAGAAATAGGAGCTCCCTAGCAAGCAAAATTTATACTCTAATATTAGCGTTTGAAAGGTCAGCTGAAACTATTTCTTATATAGATAAGGAATGGACAAAAAAATACGACATGGTGATTCTTAGAGAAGGATACCTGGGACAAGGAGTTTACTTGACATGGGAATACGCATGAAATATGCTCCTATTAATATTGTGAGAGTTAATAGAGATAGTACGCTAGGAAAACTGGCTTTAAATGTGATGGACTCTCATAATAATGGTAGAATAACGCAAGAATCACTAGACATGTTCCGCGAAGATTATTCTCTCCTGGAAGACTTTCAATATCACACAGTGATTATGGCCGCAATCTTTAAGGGTGAGGTCATAGGAATATCTGCTGGAGTTGTTGATGGGTTCGAAATGCTTAATGGCATTACAGTGGTACATCAAAAATACAGGAGATTAGGTGTTGGTTTCAAGCTTATGATGGCAAAAGCTAAAGAAATAAGTAACTATTTCCCAAATGTAAAAATCGCGACAAAGGTCGCAGCCAACAATATCCCATCGATGAGGTCACTAATTAAGGCTAACTTTAAGGCGACAGAAATCACAACACACAGAAAAAACAACGGGTCGCTGGTAGACTGTTTTACATTTACGTGGCCCAAATGATTTGTAGACTATATGTAGATGGCTCTAACACACAGAAGTGTTACTTGCGTATCAGAGATGATAAAATCGAATATGTGACATACAATGATATTTTAAAGGTCGCTTACGACAATTTAAGATGCGACCCACTAAGGTGGAATTTTGCTTGCGCAATAAATGATGAGATTGGTAAAAGATGGACAAAAGGAATACCTTTTAAGTTTGGATATAAAACGGCGCCTATCGCACTTTTCGACGCGTACATTAACCCAGATTCCCCACATATGAATAGAATAGTATTGGCTCAATATAATGGTGAAATTAATCATCGCTAATGAGGAGTGTGAACTTGCGCTTAAAGATGACGCGCTAAACAAAATAACATATCTAATGATATTAGATGAGGCAGAGAGAGGATTAATACATACAGGAGATAGACAGAGCTTATTGAAAGCGATTAAATATTGCAAATCAAGGCCTTGGGCAAATGACAGAACGCTTATGGCAATAAAAGAAACGGAAGATTTAGTTCTTTATGGTGGATATGTGTTGACGTTACAACGAGGGCCGGAAATAGTATCGAACTGATAAGTAAGAGCAAAACTAGCAGGCCGTGGTTGAGCGCTGGCCACGTTAAAAAGCGTTCAAACTTAAAGTGCCAAGACCACTTCAAAGTCTTATCGGGGTGGACGGACTCGTGCCGCTCGCCTCAGCGCTCTAAGCGCCGCTGCCTAATTAGCGTTATTTATTAGGGTGGCTCCTCAGCGCACAATCTGAGGAGTTACAGCACATCGAGTCGAGAAGCTGTGACTATTTAGACTTGCGTTGCGCATTAAGAGGTAAATGCGATATTTCGTCAACTAGAAAAGTTGTCTAAGCCTGTAGAAAGTTTGCAATTTTTATCAGTGACCCGGGGGCAGTACCCGGCCGGTCCATTTAATTATTGGAAGAATATTATGGAATTCCTAGAGTTTAAATTGTGGACTAGCACCATACCACAAGAGACGTGCATAATTAGGTGTGGGCACAAAGCATCTTTCGATAAAGTGATTTTAACCGCGCTTGAGAATACCCCTCACGAAAAACTAAAAAAAGAATTAAAGATTGTGTGCGAAAATTATTGCAACAGAGGATATTCAGTTAAAGGATATTGGGATGTGTCACAAAGACAGGGGAGAGAATACCGAAGCATACTAAGGGAAATAGAGATACTGTGCAGAATAGTTAGGGATTAACGTGGGTAAATATTTTAAAATTACTCTTAGTTGTAGGGACCTAAATGAAGAATGCTTAATTCATGCAGGGCCTAATGCCACTATGGCAAAAGCCGTGAATTCTACTTTAGATTTTATAAAAGATAAATGTCCTCGTCTTGCAATTATCCTTAAATCATATAAGTTACAAGGCAAGAGATTTTATAATCATAAATTATGCGATGCCTATGGTATAGTGTGTAGATACGGCCCATATGAATCACATTTTGACTATAACCAACCACAAGTTAGCTACACTATAGAAATGCGAAGCTAACTTAATTACATTACAATTACTAGCGCCCGCGCAGCGGCAACGAAATAACATTAGAGCACAATGACGTGCGGTCTGCAAGCTAAAAGGAGCTGCGCTATGAATAGAGGAGATATTTTTGAGTTTAACGGCGATAGATTTGTTGCTCGCGACACTAGCGGGACCACAGTTGTGGCGTCAAAGCTAGGTCTCGACAAGAATGGAGTTGAGCATCCACGAGTTGGAAAGCCTCGCACATTCAAGAATCTTGACGCGAAGGTTGTTGGTTTTATGAAGTTAGTTGATAGGAGAAAGCCCGGCACTGGACACACTTCATTTGTGGAGTCACCAACAGATGAGGATGAAGCATCTGGCGAATCTCCTGAGGAGGCACCTGCAGAGGATTCATGGGAAGAGATACAGCGCAAGAAGAAGGTTGTAGAAAATCTTATGAAGCTGACAGGCGATGGGCCAAGCGAGTGGTAGTGTAGGGCTGCATGGGACGGGTCCGGCATACCCTTATCAGGTGTCGGGAATAATGGAGATTTATGAATTATTTTGTTGTAAAAATCTCAGATATAAACGGAGATTCCTGCGAGATTAAATGCGGACCATCTGCCACTTTGCGAAGCATACTTAAAAACGCTGCTGACAATCTAGATGCGGACAGGAGTTTAAGTAAGGCGATTATAAGCGTGTGTGGATGCGATTTTGATTCCTGGAACCGACAAATTCGTAATATTGGAAAACATTTCATTATGGCTAGCGGCGACAATTTAATTATGTTCAAAATAACAGAGATGGTAGAATTTACATCAATGAAGTGGGATAATCATTTTAACATGACATGGAGCAGTGTTCGTCAATGAAAAAACTACTCCTAATATTAATGTTTGTGATTTCTGGCTGCTCAACAACTAGAAAAACAGACGCGCTAGTAAGCAAGTTTTTATTACCAGTCAATGTTGTTGCTGCATATTTTTCCAGCGTAGCTATACATGAGGCTGGCCATGCATGTGGCGGATGTTTGACAGGAGCATACAAATCAGACATTGATGTTGTTCCAGTCAAAAAGCAAGGCAAGTGGCACCTTGGCTATACTACTAATTATTACAGGCCAGGCACATTATCAAGGTCTGATGAATATATAACGAATTCGTTTGGGCCCGCTGCCCAGTATCTAGGACACCTTGGATGTAGAGCACTTCTTGAAACAGATAGTGTGCCAAGATTACTCCAACCATTTCTAGGCTGGTTAGACTTGTTTAATGTGATAGGATATTACTCTCACGTTTTTCAAGGTCTAATTAGAATAGACGAACAATCAGACCTTGTTAAATTAGACCCGTGGGTCTCGTGGGTAATGCTCGGAGGAGGTCTAGCAATAGATATTCTTGATATAATCTTCATTGATGATGACTTTTCAAAGCGCTTTAAGGTTCTGTTCGGCGAGGATTTTTATGAGGCAAAAGAGGACAGACAAATAAGTCTTATCACTACGCCAGGCTTCTTCGGAATAAGATTGGAGTGGTAAATGAATTTGAATCATATAGTTCAAATTGAGGTTGGAGATAGTGGCGGGGATGGACATGGCAAACATGAAACATTCACATATAGCTGCACTCACGATTCATTTGAAGTAAAACAGGCCTTTAAAAAAGGGACTGATATATTAGGCTTTGATATTACCAAATATTGTGATGCTTATGAAGATAATAGTATACCGCAAGATGTGTACGAAAAGCTAGTAGAGCTTAATGCTGTTCCAGAATGGCTAATTAGCGATGTTGATGAATTTGAAGAAGAGCCATACGTGGACGCTGAGACATACGCTAACATTTACATGCTTACGGCACAAAAGGGGCTGCCAGAACTTCGTTATACTATGAGAAGAAACCCGGCAATCAAGGCCGGAGGATACGGATTATTTAGTTAAAATAGAAACACTTGAGACAGAAACAATACTAAGAACTTATATGGTTGCATCAGAAAAGCCGCTACATGTAGAAGAATTGAAAATCTTGGCCGTCAAAGAAATAGAAGTGCAGAGCAAGCAAAATGAGAGAGCTTAAAAAAATTGCAACGTTCGGCCTTTCATTAAATTTATATTTTATACAAGATGGCGAATATTTATATCCAGAAATTCATGTTGAAGGCCATGCAGGTACTGGTGGAAAATTTGATGGTCAGTGCATGTCAAAAGAAGATATAAAAGATTTAGGTTTGGCATTAGTTGAGTTTGCCGCATCATTGCCAGATGATAAGTATCAATCATTTCAGAAAACAAACAGGTGAAAATCACAATGAATGTCTACACAATGACCACAGAAGATATGACTAGAAATGCAAATCAAATTAAAGAGATTGTGATTTGCTCCCTAGAAAGAGAAGGATTGCTAAATAGACCATCAAAAGAAATATGTGATAATTACATTATTTCACTTGGCAAACCTAGCATTTTTGGCAATGCAATGAAACTTGTGCTTGGCGGTAAAGATGATTCTCCGCGTTTTATATTTTCAAAGGTAGTCAATAAATGAGGGATATCCTAATATCTTTAATCCTGTTGATAACAATTGCTACTACAGGATGTCCTCCAACCAGTTTAAATGTGCATGGCACGATTACGAGAATGACCAGAGTGATAAATATTCCAGATGGTAGTCAATCTGTATTGGTTGAGGTGACATGTAATCAGAATAAGTTTATTGGGAGATTCGACGGCGGAGCGGCTGCTGCAATAAATAGCAGTGGCATTAACATAGGAGACGCGGTAATCTTTAGCGCGATAGATAGTAATATTACCAATATGGAGACTGTCTTGTCGGATGACAAATTAATTGTTGTGGAGGGACAAGATTGGTTCAAAGATTAATAAGAAGATTAAAAGAAAAATTATGTCTATTTTTTGGATTGCCTGCGCCACCAGGCAAAATGTCCGGAGGACTATGTGTAGAGCCATATTGTAAATGGCCGTATCATAGTCACGAGTTGTTCAGCAGCAAAAATAAGAATTAGGCAAATATCATGAAAAAATTTCTATTTTTCGTCGCACTAATTTTAATCGCAGGATGCACTGTTGATAGACAGCATGAATTGCCATGGTACAATGACCGATATTGGTACATCAGAGTATTCGTGCCAGATGGTGGACACATCGAGGCGGATGTGGCATGTCCTTGTTCTGGAAGTAGAATGGTTGGTTCAGCATACATAGGGATGTATAAAAATAAAAGCATTCGCATCGAGCATTTCAATACTAGAACAGACATTACTATTTCAGAAATCAGTAAACAAGATGCCCTAAGAATTGTTGAGACTTTTTATCCATACAAAAAAGATATTTATATATACGATTTACATCCAATGTTTAATACTGGAAGAAGATAGTAAATGAAATCATATACATTTATTATTGATACAAATCAATACGCAGGAAATTTTGAAAGACAAATGTGCGCGTATATGACAGGCATGATTGGAGATTGTGGGGTTGGAGAAGAATATGCTGAAATGTATAAAAATTGTGGCCTTTCGCCAATGAAAGAACTGTTGACATATAAATCAGACGAACATGGCACTTATAGGCCCTGCGGGATATTTCCAACTCCTGGGTGGATAAATAATGGATATTCTCACTACAGAATAGATAATTTAGATGAGGAGAAAGCATTAGCCGAATACAATGAAAATGTAGAAAAAGAAGCAAAGAAAATTGAATCCCAAATATATCAAGGAGAAGATGCCGAGTACAGCAAGAAACAAGCTGACCAATATAGGAAGAACTATAAAAGAGATAAATTACAGAAATGGCCAGCATACAATAGCGTGGGAATATATATGGTCGCAAGACCTACAGACAAAGAAATTGCTCTATTAAAGGAGCGGGCACACGCTTTTACATTGCTAAAAAGCAAACATCCATGGGAAGATTTTTCTAGCATTTCAATAGAAGGCTTTAGATTACTTGTCGAAACTACATCAAGCCATTTAGAGGCAATATAATGAAATTGCCGCTAATTGACCAATTTAAGGCGCGCTGGAAGGATTGTAGCGGCTGTCGTCTTTCCAGAACACGCACTCAGGTTGTTTTCGGAGAAGGCAATCTAAATTCCCCTATTATGCTAGTTGGTGAAGCGCCAGGAGAACAAGAAGATAGAGAAGGCAAACCATTCTTTTCAGATGCTCCGGCCGGCTCTTATCTGAATAAGATATTAGCCGCACCTGGCGTGGAGATTAAACGAGATGACGTTTATATTACAAACACATGCCTGTGTCGTCCCTATGAAGGGGCAAAGAACAGGGCGCCACTAGTAGACGAAATCCAAGCATGTCAGGCTAGATTCTTTGAGGAAATTGAAATTGTTCAGCCACAAATTTTGGTTTTGTGCGGCAACACGCCTCTGTTTATGGCGACCGGCAAGAAGGGCATTAGCAAATTGCATGGTAAATTGCCATTCGAGTTTAATACTCCCAACTGGACAGTATTTAATGTATTCGCTACATTCCATCCAGCGGCATTTATTTACGGCTCTCCGGCACAAATTGAATTTAAGAAGTCTTTAGCATATCAGGATTGGCAAGAAATAGCCCAAGTGTATCATAAGTTGGCGTAAGTTATTAAACGCCTAGATAGCAGGAAAATGGGTCGCGACAGACATCAAAGGCCGCGTCAGAATATTAAGCGTGATATTGTAGTAACCCCAAAAACAGAAGGACAAAGAGAATACTTAGAAGCAATTGAAGAAGATGATTTAATCATATGCAGCGGCCCAGCAGGTACGGGCAAAACGATAGTTGCTATAGGCGCTGCTCTTTTATTAATGAGGAATAATCCACACAAGTACAAGAAGCTTATATTGGCGCGCCCGTATGTCGTTTTAGATGGAGAAGATATGGGCTTCTTGCCAGGAGATGCCAACGATAAGCTTCGGCCATTTATGATGCCACTTGTTGACAGTATGAGTAAATTTGTAGACCAGGGCACAATCCAAACTATGTTCGGACATGGGGTTGTAGAATTCTTGCCAGTTGCCCATATGAGAGGCCGCACGTTTTCTGACTGTATAGTCATTTTCGACGAAGCTCAGAACTCAAAAATCTCCCATATGAAAATGTTTCTCACTAGATTGGGAGATAATTGCAAAGCCATTATAGAGGGAGATGTTAAGCAAAGCGACCTAATTGGCCAAGATGCAGAAGATAATGGTCTTGCCTGGGCCCTATCTCGCCTTGATGGATTAGACGGCGTGAGTATTGTACAAATGTTGGACGAAGATATAGTCAGGTCTTCAATAGTAAGAAGAATAATAAGTAGGCTATAATGGACAAATATGACACTTGTGTACTGTGCGGACACGTAAGATGCTGTCACCCAAGATATACTACAGATAAAAATTGTCTTGTGCCACAATGCAAGTGTACTCATGGAGTATACTCGCTTTTGGAATATTTCTGGGACATTTATATGCCAGTGCATACAAAACCGCTAACAAAACTAATGCATTTTGCAGGATTAATGTCCACATTACTATATGTAATATTGATTTCTATATATGCTCCATTATTCTTATTGCTAGCTACACCATTTGTTGTTTATCCATTTGCTTGGTCGGCTCATTTCTTTGTAGAGAAAAACAAGCCATTAGCGTTTAAAAATCCACTATATGCCAAAGCATGCGATATAATGATGTGCGCAGGCATACTAACCGGCTTTATTAAGCTAGATTGTAAAGGACGTGGACGATAACATATATCACATCAATATAACGACTTATCAGGAATATCAAAGATTCCGTGAGTGGTTATTAAATAGAAATTTCGCAGAGAAGGCGTCTATCTACTTAAACGGTATAACTGTTGAATTTGCAGACCAATTACAACGCCTAATGTTTATAGCTGGGATGCAAGAGGGATTCCGAATCTCTCGCGAGGAAGGATTCTTCGAAGATGCCACTTAAAGGATGGAATCTAAACCTTAAACCAAAAGAAGTCAAGAAAAGGGCGCCGGCATTTTACGGCGTTCTCAAGCCAAAAGCAGATGAACAAACCAATTGGGACAATTCAGCAGATAGATGGATAGGCAAGATAGTTTCTGCTAGCCAAGTTTATCCAGACCAAGATTGGCAAGATTGGATGGTTATTTCTCTGTGGGGAGAGCCATCAAATTCAGACACAGAGCTATCTGTGATGGATACCTCATTCGTTCACAAGGATTATCTGGTGGAAATTCCACCATGCATATGTGATTCTAAACATTTAGCTAGTTATGGCTGTACGTGTGGCTGTATGGCTGCCGAAAAAATGTTTCATAAGCTAATAAAACTTGCACAAAAGTAAAATACCGATGAACGTAATTATCGTAATTAACAAAAACACTCTATTAGTAGAGGAGGTTGTCGGTATATTCTTTACAGATTCTAGCGCAAAAGATTGGGCTAAAGACCATTACGATGGCAAGGATAATTTATCATATAGCATAGAAAGAATACAACAGCCATGACATGTAAGTCGATTTTAACCAATTTAGGAATGATGTATGCGGTTGGCATTGATGAGGATGACCTAATTAAAATAGAGAATGTAAAAGAGGCCGGATGTTTAGTTAGAAGCACGTCAGCATACATGGACCCAGGTGGAATGCTTTATTTAAAATCTCCAATAATGACGTTCCAGGTACATGGAGTTAATTTCGAGGTGCGGGCCGACAAGGCAGAGGGGATGCTTAGACTGCTAGATATGGCGCTAGATTTCGGCCCATACAAAGCGTTCCCGTGTCATATTGGCTGGATGGTTGTGCCTCCGCACATGATTGATGGAATTAGGGAAGGACTGAAGAAAATCTCCTCAAGCGACGAAGCTTTGCATGCCCAATTAGACATTGAAGAAATTTTGTCAAATTGCCCATCAATTGTAAGAATGATTCCTACGGAAATAAATATAGAGAATGAAAAGAATTGTCCAGAATGTGGTGGAGAAATGTTCTCCGCATTAGAATTGATTTGTAATAAATGCTTTGAAAAGCGACAGGGCTCGTCTTAATGGCCTCAAATGCTATTAGAATAATAGAGTTAACACAACGTTTAGCAAAAGCCTCTAATGAGGCGGATGAACTTTATATAGCATGGCTTAGCAAGCTAACACAAGTGAAGGAGCATGCAGAAGAACTTAAATCTTTAATAGATAAGCAATTACGCCTGCCTAATATAACGCTGGAAGGGCTGGAAATAGATGGCTGATACAATTGACCCATCAGATGAAATACCTGAAAATCAAAAAATTGAACTTATTAAAGCAATTGAAAGAATAGAAGCAATTCTAGATAGATTAGAGCAATGTCCCGCTATTGATGCTAGAGCTAAAGATATATTAGAAATAGCCCTATCTCTAATGGTTCAGCAAGTAACAGAGAATATAGCGTGGAAACCTCTCGATATTAATTCTCTTACAGAATTAGAAGATGATGAGGATGAGGATGTTGATGAAGATATGGATGCGCCTTCTGCAAAAGAACTAAATGACTGGCTAAAGGAGTCGTGGCCAAATGGCGAAAATGACAATTGAGATTAACGATGGTGGGGATGTTGATGTAAATGTAGATGGTAAATTTGACCAAATAGCAATTCTAGGTGTTCTTAGACTTATAGAGCATCGCATTTTAACTACAGGAGACGCAGATGTCAGCAGCGCCGGACAAAATAGCAATAGCTAGAATGGCCGTATTGAACGTATTGAAGGCCAGAACAAAAATGAAGCCAGAGAGAATGGCCGAGCTAGCTGACGAGATATTGGGCTCAATCTCTCATTTGATTTCCTTAAATGAATCAAGCGGCAAAAAGCTTGGTGCAGTTGTTATGACGGAATCCGCCGCTATAGATAGTCGCATTAAGCCAAGGCAAATCTAATGGTTAGAACAGAACAAATGGACGCAGGCCTTGCCAATTTCGCAGAAATGATAAGCGCGAAGGAAAAGGCTGCCACCAGAGCCATAGAAATGGGGCACGCAGAAATAGAGTTGTGCAAAGAGCTTCATATTAAGCTGTCCAATATAATTGCGGGCAGATTTGGCATCGACCCATCTAAACAGAAGTTCTCTATATCTTACAAGGACAAACTGATTCAAATTGAGGATATCTAAAATGGATAGTTTGATTGAGAAAATTAATATGTTCCAAAAGAATTGGGGACACAAGAACGACGGCTACTATTTGGCCAAATTAGTAGAGGAGGTCGGAGAGGTAGCAGAAGCATTTATAGCGGATATGTACGACAGTAAGTCTAAGCAAAAGAAAATAGAGGGTGCTGGCCAAACTGTAAGAGAGCGCCAAATAGAGGAGTCTGGAGATGTATTGCGAATGCTAATCACGATGAACTTAAGAAGAGGAATCTCCTGGGATGAGATAATCGCTGCCTGTGAATCTAAGCTAGACAAATCGATTATTAAGAAACAGTCCGAGAAGCAATCTTAGAATACTCCGAATGAGTTATTGGAGCATAGACCTCCTCAAAAGTTAGAGGTCTTCTTTTTGTGTTTAACAGGACATATGTCCCCCACGTCCTTGTTAGGAACGCATATTTAATGTAGCCAATATATGAGTGGGCAATGTTCCAGTAAAACGCCCCGGCGCACGGATAGATTCTTAGTATTTTTGTGACATCCCAACCTCTAACATACGCATCATATTCTAGTGAGAGAATTGCATTTAATGCATCTTCTAATGTTTTGGCTGGGAATTTTTTGCCTTCCAGCCACTCTTGAAATACTGTCCATCCATCTATTATAGAGTCTATCTTGGCCATAAACCCTTCCTTCCACTGCAGGAAGTGGCCAAATTCATGTAGAAGAACGACAGATATTTCTCTCTGGTGCCAACCATCCAGCGCTATACTAATTAGCCCACCCATCTGGGTGGGGTGGAACGTACCAGCGGCTTGGCCGTTATCAATCAAGTGTTTGTTATAACACCTTACACGGCAGCCAGATTGTTTTATGTGGGCAATTATTACTTGATTAGTCTTGCCTAGAAAGCTTCTGCCACTCATTTACTAATTGCGCTCTCCTTGTATTCCATAAGGCCCATTCTTTATTGCTATGGTCAGATGCCGCATTAGAAAGAAAATGACAGAATTCATGATATGTGGACCACATTGTCATATCGTGACTAGCCACATAAACTGTTCCATCTATATGGACACACCCATATAAGTTAGCTCCAGAACAGTCATATACATAATCATTTATCACGACAATTTCATTTGTAGGAACTTCTTTAGAATGGTCTCTTTCCCACGAATCTATATAGAACGGAATAGCACTATTAATTGCAGCTATTTCGGCGCATGAGAACGACGATTCTGCACGAATCACAACGCCCTTATAAGAGCCTACTGTGCTTAAATAATCTCCATGCGCATATTCGCAACCGCAAAGAGATACTAGAAGAATTAATAAACTATTGATTACCAAACGCATTAGGAGCCCTTGTAGTCATTGCTGCCTGCGAATATGACCTTGCTTGCAACTTGCTAACCGGCGTTCTCCTATCCACTTCAATATAGTGGGCTGTGACAGTAAAACTGCCGGCATTGCCTAATGCGGCACCAACTCCGCTGCCTATTGGGGTTGACATATAGCCAGCGGCAGGCGTGTCCCAAATAAATGTTCCAGAACCGCCAATCCACATATCTGGAGTTATATTCTCGTCGCCCCTGAATATCTTAATTGAATTTGTATCTGCGTCGTTGTTTGTCGCAAAAAGACCAACAAGTCTAAGTTGAAAACCAGATTGCGCGGGGACCACATCAGCAAGAGAAGTGGTTGTAACCGTTGCAGTTGTTGATTTTACGCCGCGCATACTAAACATATATTGCTCCTACTAGGTAGATACACTTAGTCGGAAATCCTAATTAAAGATATGCCAGTAAGACATTGGTCAGTTCCTAGAATGTCTGGCAGTGACGAATCATTCTGTTGAACATAAAGTTCAACGTACTGTCCATCCCAAATTGGCATAACAGGAGATATAACTGATAATTGTGCCTGAATAGTGTTATTAGGAGTCAACTTTCCGCAAGTTGGCCTAATTTCATCAGAAGGACCTTTTCTAATTTGAACTAAAAATCCATTATTAATTACAGACAAAGTTGCATGTGCCTGAACAATGTATTTCCCTCCAAAACCAGGAGGAATGGTCAATCTGGATTGACTAATATCTGGGTTAAAAAATCCCCAGGGGTCATCTATAACATCTGTGCCGCTAAATGAAACAGCTACTGCATTTGCGTTAGCTGAACCTTGATTCTCCCTTTTTAAAAGCGTTGCAGCAATCCGCTTGTTCCTAATAATCATTAATCGTCCATCCTGAATATCCCCAAAAATGTTGTTTCTTCATTAAGTTGCTTGGGAATTCCGCCATTTTGATAGACTGTCAAAACAGCATAATCTCCGCCGCTCATTGGAACATTTGGTAATGTGGCTATGACAGCATCCTCCATTCCTGTTATTTCGTGTGCAGTCATCATCTCATTGTGTTGAGATTGATATATAATAGTGCCTGAATTGTTGCAAACTCTAACGACTGAATGCATAACTCCTGCAAGCCCGTTTTGCATACCTATACCTCCACAAATATAGAAATCTCCAACAATTCCCGTAGGAACTGTAAGCCTTTCTGGATTTGCAGAAGAGTTCCAGAATTGATTGGTATCAAACACAGCATCATCCCAAATAATATCGTAAACATCGTTATGTGAGACACTAACAGATGTCGCTCTTCTTGCTAATGCGCCTACTCCACTTCTAAACACATGAGTAATCACTGAGCTATTTTCCTAACTAAAAAGTGCGTGATTGGCAATGTTGTACTGAAAAAATTGGCCCCTCCGGGATAATTTCCTTCTCCAATACATCCGGTTGCGCCAGTCGTGCTGTGCCAAATTGTTGGATAAACTGTATCTCCGGGAGATAATTTGACTAACGCAAAAACATTCGCGGCCCAAGGGCCGGAGTTGTCGCTGCTAATTCTCATGCAATCAGAGCTTAATATTCTGTAATAATTACCTGCTGAGTTTGCATGCACCAATTTAACTTCCATTTTATCATCAGATGTAAAAGGCGCACCAAACCCCAACTGTGTGCAAAAATTTATTAGATAGTATCCTTCTCCATCATCTGGGATTAAACATCCAGTTACAGATGCAGAGTATAGCCCGCCATCATCTCTAATTAGGTCCCTTGACGTATTCCAATGTACAAGCCCAGATTGATTAGCGGCAAAGCTTTGCCATTCGTGTTTTTGCATATAAAGACAATGTTTAGCCATCGCTTAATGCCTCATATGAAGCAACAATTTGCGTAGGGCTATAATTCATTAGACTAAACATATATGTAACACCAGACCCGAGTGTGGCTGGCCTACTGCCCAACCATTTGATTGACGAATCAAAGGTGACGCCAACGGTGCCAACCGCTGTAACGAATAGCTGCTTCTCGCTTGATAGGTAGCTTAAGTTATAAGGAGTAAACAATCCAGTTGTCGAAACTGAGAAAGTTTGCACCTTCGCACCTTGCATATCTATGCGTAGGTCGCCAGAAATTGAGCCAGAAGAGGCTATCTGGCAAGCAGTATTGCTAAGCAGTAGCTGTGCTGGAGATTTTGTCTCTGGGTTAAACAAAGCAAGCTTTGTGTACGAGCCAGAAGGCAAAATACCGATACTAGCTACTGAGAAAGCCGCTGGATGGGTCGCAGAATCTGCAGACCAACAAATGCCGGCATCTCCATTTAATTTTATTGATTCATAATTAATGTTGTTTGTAATTGAGAAATCATTGCTGTAATATGTGATTCCTCCAGCCTTGGCCAGGACGCTAGCAGCCCTAACAACTGAAGTATTAACATCTCGTATATATATATCTCTGCAAGAAATATCTGCTCCTCCATTAATACCGCTAACTGCAAGGGCATTTCCATTTCCAGATGGGCCAATTATTAATTCTGGACCAAGACGAATTAGGCTAGGACCTATACCTCCGCCATCTCTAAGAATAAGAGCGCCATTAAGGTCTGAAGCCAACATAGTTCCACTAGCAGTTTCGGCTCCAATAACCAATCCTGTAGGATAAATTGTAGAAGACGAGCCGCCGCCACCTGTTATATTATGCGTTCCAAGAACTGTTAGGTCTCCAACAGTCAGACTAGCTGGACCACTTGTTGATGGATTTGTTAGGGCCAGCGAGCCAACCCCAGAGCGGACAATCGCAGAATCCAAGTCTGTCGGCGCAAAACTAGACATATCCTCGACAGATGACCACATTAGGCTCAATCCGGAGCCAAACAGCAGCCCTCCTCTACCTGCTTCCTCTCCCCAATATCTATTGGGAGTAAGGACATATCTATATGTAGAATCAATTAGCGCGACATTTCTAGATGAGCTGCCAATACTCACTTCCCCTGAGGTAACTGCCATAGCGAGCTGATTATTAATTGAAATATCAACTTCATTTCCATCAAATGGCGCCCTAATATATCTTACTTTGATGCTGCTATCTGATGCTGACGCGCTTCCATGACCAACAATTATCAATGAGCCATTCTCATCAGAGCGCAACTCTACTCCGCTAAGCACTGGAGACGTTGGGCCAAGCAAAATTCCAGTAGAGGATACAGACGTAGATGCTCCGCCAGTAATATTGTGGCTACCAAGAACAGTTAGGTCACCGACAGTTAGGTTGGCTGGACCACTTGTAATTGGATTAGTTAATGCTAGAGAGCTAACGCCAGACCGACCAATAATGATATCTGGCAATCCACCTGGATTACTATTGGAGGAGAAGCGAATAAAGGCCCCAGAAGCCATAGCTAAAACATCGCCGTCATCAACCAGAATGCCAGATGCAGAGCCAGTCCTGTCTCCAGCGCCCAAAGTTGATTGCAACGTATCAATTACGTTGCCGCCTCCGCCGCCTGCGCTTGGTGATACTGGTCCAACTATACTACTCATTCGCGCCCCTTATCTATAGGGATTAATACACGCGCAATGGACCGTGACACTAATATGACTGGAATTACGCTGTTCCGACACCGCTCGGGGTAACGTCGGTATCTGTCGTGCCATCGGTGGCTCCAACAGCCTCTCCAGCGACGCTATAAATTGTCCATGCGTCTGGATGGAATAGCTTGCGCTCTGTAGAAGTCAAATTAGCTCCAAGAGAGCCAGTTGCAACCATATGGGAAGCTGAAACGTGACGGCCCTCATTGCGAACAACATTAAGCTCTAGCTGTCCCCATTCGTTATCCGTCACGGTAAATTTCGCACGTTCTACGCTATTGTCTGCTGTTTGCTGGGATAGAGAAAGGCCACTTGTAAAAGTGTTTCCTCCGTGCCTGCCAAATGTTAGTCCAAAAACTGGATATGTGTAGCTACTCATTAGCTGCCGAATATCCTTTCAATGACTGTGTCATCTAGGCTTTCTGTCACTTTGACAGTCGGCTGCTGAGAAACTACAGATAAATCTAATTTATCGTTTGATACAGTTGGGGCGGGGATAGTTTCCCCTGGCACAACAAACACGCGCTCGATAAGTGAGCCATCCTCAGAGCTAGTTAATTTGGTTGAATTACTGCCCTTGACAAGGGTGACTTCCTCCTCTTCATAGGCTGCAATTACTGGCGCTGGACGGACATATACTGTAGTTTCAATGTCTGCTTGGGTCCCAGCCTCGTTTACAGTAATCGCCTGTCCTAAATTTCTATAGGAGTGGTTAATTGGAGTAATTTTGCTGCCATCAGAATTGCGGCTACCCATTACTCGCTATTGGCCTTTCTCTCGACAACTTCATCAGTCACAGACTGACCCTCTACAACCTTATTGCCTGTATGGCGTATGGCCAATTGTGGCACGTTCGGAACTAGATAGTCAGGGACCACAGCATCGGTCTGATTATCGCCGAGGTCCACAATCACAGCCCGAGAAGCGGCGGCATTATCAGCATCGCTTGGCACGCGGTCCACTATATTGGTGCGGGCCATCATTGTGACGCCCCAAACCAAATTCTCATGATATTCTACAGTATTGTCATCCTTGACAATCGAGCCAGACCCTATGGCGCGGTCATCCTCTCGAACAACCTTGCCGCCAACAGTGTCATTTGTGGCGTATGTTTCTGTAATTAAAACAGGCCGCTTCCTAAATGTTATGGAAGTCTTTGGTACTACAGGTGTTAATGTTCCAGATAAAGAACCCATTAGGCAGGCCATCCTTTCGCCACCAGGTAAAGAACTGGTATTATTCCAGAACCTATAATTACCCACTGGACGCGTATTGATGTTATAAGTTCAGACAACTTAGATGTTATCTTAGATTCGGACTCGGCAACCCTCTTGTCCGCTCCACCAATTTTAGACACCATATCTTTCATAAGGTGAGTCTGTGCAGCCATTTCTAAGCGGACGCCCTGTAATTGATGCGTGTTTTCCCTAAGAGCGTCTATATGCGCTTGGGCTAGAAGCTCTTGGGTATTGCTAGTTGCTGGAGGCATTTAACTAGCTCTTGCGATATCTCAGGCCAACCCGTGCATTAACTTCATAATCAGTAACGCCAGGGCTTAGCGCAGAGCTTACCGAATAATGAACCTGTAGAACATCTCCACTAGCAAGTGCAACCTCGCTATTATCTTCGGTATGCCAGAACTTGCTAGCTACAGCGGGCACGGCACTGTTAAGTACGCCGCTATGGACTAGCGCACCATTCTGGTGAAGTGCAACGGAGAGCGTTCCGGCAGTTAGCGCAGGGCTAACATTTACCACCATAAAATCCAGGAGCCCATTTTCAGGAGTCACGAATCTATTGGTGCCAGCAGCAGTCGCGGCAGTAGAGTGCCCAACTACGCCAGAAAGTGAGCCGACGCCTACACTCAGGACATCATAGCCTCTAACGGCTGGCTTGCCAAGTAGTTCTTTATTACGACGCTTATACTCTTTGCCCATTGATTCCTCCAGCAACGATTTCTGCAAAAGCAGAACTGCAATGTTTTACGCTGCTAGAATAATACACCAGAGGAGTCAATTAGCTACCAGCCAAGCATCACCTTAAACGCACGTTCAAGGGCCAACTTTAGCAAAACCGCTTCATCCCACGATATAGGGAGAGAAACGGCTACGGGCTGACCACCACCCTCCTGGGCCGAGGCTCTAAGATAATATCCATTATCTTGCGCAGCAACCTTTACAATTTTATTACCTTTCTCATTCTTATGGAAAAGCTCTAGAGCAGGGCCGCCAGCTAGCAGCAAAAGGAACTTGCCAATATCTGCCTGGCCTAATTTTACAATTATCTTAGAATCCCAATCATAAGGGCGAACATCATCTTTAGGCCTAATCTGATTGGCTAATTCTAGGAAAACACAGTCCTTTTTAGACCCGAGCTGAAATTGTGCGGCTGAGCCGGTGCCCTTTGAATTGGCCTTATAAATACAAAATGCTTCATGATACTTCGCCATTACTTAAACTTCGCTTTCACACAAGGACAAATTACTTTCTTTCCATATGCAAAGATTCCATCACTAATTGATGGTTGCCAATAGAAAGTTCCAGTGCCATTGCACTGTTTGCAGTTCTTTTTAGGCTTAGCTACCGCCTTTTTGGATTCTTGTAGCTTTTCCTGACCTTTAAAAATCTTCACTACTTCTTCCCCTTGGCCGCAGCCCCGGCCTTCTTGTTTAGATGTGTAATAAGTGCGATTCCGTCATCCATTGACAGTGACTTAATTGGCACTTCCTTACCTATTACATCTCTAATTAGGTCTGCCTCAGAAATGCCAAGCTTTTCACGCAAATGACATATTAGCATTTCCTGGTGTGCTCCGATTTTAGATACAGGGGCACTCACAAAATCCTCCAGGGCCGCACCCTTTTCTTCAACAGAGCACAGGCTTATATTAAATGCCGCTCTTAATGCGCGAGCCTTTGCTCTACTCTCTGCTATAGCAGTTAAAAACTTGCCGAAATCTCCCTTGCAAGATTCAATTGTGGCGTCTGCGCTGCCCTCATATGTGCCATCCTCGAAATGATATGTATAAGTGCACATTACTCCATAAAAGTTGTTTCCAGCAGACATTGGGACAGGCCTGGACGCAGTCCCTTTTAATCCTCTATCTCTGGCAAGCTTCTCTAGTCCACGCAGGTAAATAAACTTTTTATCACCCTCGACCTTAATATCTTCCTCTGCAACATCCTGAATATAATCATATGTTGGGTCAAATTTCTTGGACATTCTTAACTCCTATTAAATCCCTTATATCTCCGTAATAACACATCTGATTTTCCGGTCGATTTAACGACTCATCATTGCCTAATGCATACCAGCCAGGCCATTGTTGGCGCGCAAACATTTCTAATTTCTTAACTGGAGAACCTTCCTCTTCGACTATTCTCTCTATATATTTATAGAGTTCGTCAGGTTTTCTAGAATGACCTCTGACCAACGCATCGAATTCCTGCTCCACATTTTGTGCATATCTCTTAGGGTTGCCAATTTTCCCCGCCAACACCGGCTCAACTGAGCCCTGCGAGCAGCATCGACCATAAGATTTGGCCTTTTTGCCATTCTTTGTTCTCTTAGTCCAGTAAAATGCCACAGTCTTATATGTGAAACCCCATGCCTCCATCAGTTCTATGGCATTCTTAATTTCGGCATTGGCGGCCCACATAAATAGCCAGCAATTCTTGTTGCAAATAGATTTAACATCTAGCCTTTTCATATCAGATAGTTTTAGTGTTGGATATTGATATTGAACGGCTAATGAATATTTGCCGAAGTATGCTGCCTCGAACCCCCAAGGAGGGTCGGCAAGCAATACATCAAATTTCTCTTTAATCATTAACGCCGCCTCTTAAAGAATAGAACTAAGTTATCTTCTTCATGTTCCAGTTGAGATGTGTATATTTTCCCTCTAAATCTTACTGAGGCGCCATCATTTGTAACATCTTCCAATTTAAATACATACATATCCAAATTGGAGACTTGCTCAAAAGTCGCTGTTTCGAAATCTATAATCGCGCCACTATTCTTATCTATTAGATAAAGCTTATCTGACCAGATTATCTTATCATTAAGGATTATGCTTTCACGATTTTTGTCATCATTTGACTGTACAAAACCAGTTGCCTTTAAATTATCATACCACTGTTTTGGCTCTTCTTCTTGGCCATAGGCCGCCATACAAAACATTGATATGGCTAAAAGACTAGAATAAAAAAATCTCATATTAATCATCCCCATGTAATTTCCCACGCTCATAAAATGATGTTAAATAAGCGTCCTGCATATCTGATGCATGAACTATAAGGGCCTCAGGCGTAGCGGGCTCTACTGGAGAATGCCATTCGAGCCTGCCATGATGGGCTAAAATACAATGTCCAAAGTTAAGCTTTTGCTCATCGCTTATATCATAATTTTCTATATATGACATAAGTAGATGATAACCAATAGGAATATGATGATGTAGCATATTAGCACGATTCTTAACAAATTTGTCCCCATTTGGCTCATAACACAGCATTTTGCCTACATCATGCAACAATGCAGCAGCAACAGTAACATTCATATCCACATTAGGATAAAGTAAACAAGTTTGTCCAGCCAATCTGGCGGTGAGCACACTGTGGTCGAACAGTCCGCCCTTATATGAGTGATGCTTATTGCATGAGGCAGGCCATGTTGTAAACTTTTCGTAATGCTCGTTCAAGAAATCTATTGCAAAATCAGCCCACTTATTCGAGAGCCACATCTTGGCCCATTGTTCGAATTCTTCTGGTTTAATTATATTCGGATTCTTCAACTTCGGCTATCCTTTCAATGGTCCCTGCAAGCCCCTTGCCTATTTTCTCGCAGAATTTGCCAAATTCATTAACAGTCATAACTATATCGCCATCTATAGATAGTTCGCTCTTTTTAATGCCTTTAAACACTTCGCGCCTAAAAACTCTTAATAGAGTGCCCAAATTAATACGCACTTTTGTCACTTTGCCTCTACAATATGTAACGTGTTATGCGGCCCATTCTTTAAAATCATCAGTATAGCATCAACTGTTCTAGTACAAAAAGCCCTAGAATATCCACTGCTCATATCCCTACATCTAATTACAGTCCATCCTGCGCTAATTAAAAGGTCATCTTTCCGCGCATCCTTTTCTTGAACAACGGCCAATCTTTCCTCTCCATAAATAGGAAGGAAGTGCGTTGCTCCATCCCACTCTATTGCCATTTTGTGGTCTGGCAGCGCGATGTCAATTTCAAATTGACCACCTGGAGTATATTCTTTGGAGCGCTGAACCACATTGAATCCTTGCTCTTCAAGTAAAGCGGCCACGGCATTTTCACTTTTGCTGCCCTTACCAGATGAGTTTGCGCTAGCGAGATGCATTCGCTTAATTATTTCATTACGTTCCTTTTCAGAAAGTCCATCCCATTGGTCTTTGGCGAGTTTGGCCAATTTCTTCCGCAAGTTCTCTGCGCGCTTATTCTTCTTATCTGAATCTGCATGCCAGAAGTGGTGCAGGCCCAAAGAAATTTTCTCCTTTTCCTCCTCGGTCCTAGACCTCCCCTCCATTGGGTGGCCATTCCTATTCAGGTTAATCTTTTGCGCATCGCTCTTTGAGCGGGGCTGGATTCCCTGTCGTATTAGTTCTCTTCTTATGGTATTAGGGAATACCCCGTGTTCATCCGCGATATCTGATGTGGAACGCTTTTTAACTACGAATTCCCGATAAAGATACTCAGGGTCTTTCCAGGCTCCAAAACTTTTCTTCATTGCGTGTCATCCTCACTATCTAGCCAATCAAAATCGTCATAATCGTCATAATCGTCATCTGGGGGCCGAGGCATGGCTAGTAAGCCATCTATTATTTCATCCGTTATCTCAACCGGCTCTGCTCTTGGTACAAGACCGATAAATATCGCAGATTCTACATCTTCCCTACGAAATACATCATCATATCCAACTATCACAATTGGATAGGATTTGACGGCCTCTTCGTAGAAGCCAACTGTCCATCCGTGTCGCCCTAACATTTTAAGCCAATAAAAGCCGCTTCTTTCAAACATTTAACATCTTCCTAATATCTGTTGTTGGAAAACATTCTTCTGCTTCGGCCAAAAATGTATCTATGTCTACATTATATTTTTCTAGACAATGCTTAAGACCTAATTTAATATCACCAAGGAAAATAGCATCAACCGGCCGATGGAAGCGCGACTTTTTAGTTATTGCCTTTGGCTGCTCAGGCTCTTTAGGCGCCTCTTTTAGAAAGACATCCTCGATTATCATTGAGATTTGGTCTGGTTGAAATGCATTTCTCTTTGTAATAAAATAAAATGAGCGGCCATCTTTTTCCACAACATCGCATCTATACTTTATTGTCCCCACGCAATTCCTCAATTTTCTTTTGTTGGACCTTTTTTGTCATTCCGCTTTTTCGGATTTCACTAATTTTATCAGCAAGTTCAATTGATTTTCTATATGATGCCAAATGAACTAATTCTTTTCTAATATCTTCCAAAGATAGACCGAGCTGTTTAGCGAATGCCTTTGGCGGCGCGCCTCTATCTACCAGCTCCACGAAGATTTTTTGTTGACTCAGACTGAGCTTTCCGCACTCTCTCATTTCGCCTCACCTCATAAACTGAACTCTCCATAAAACAGTGCCCCTCTGGGCACACAAAATCTTCTGTTATTTTCCCCGTAGTATAGTTAAGTGCTCGCTCCTTAACATATACAAAACCAACTCCACACTCTGGACAACTTTTATTGTCATCTCTTACATAATACATAATTCACCTAAATGTTAAATGAAAAGGTCCCCGCCAGCTCCTGGATTAGCCGAAAAATAACCATATGAAATAATAAGCCATTACACCCAACAATAATATTGAGCAGACAATTCCAGCCTCTGCAGACGATAGTGGAGCGTCAAATGCTTCCCCATCTTCATTTTCATATAAAGCCATTATGACAATCTCTTTAATTCCGCTTCCATCATATCTTCAACAAGACCTTTAAACGAATAGAGTGGCAACCAGCCTAATATTTTCCTGGCCTTTGATGAGTCTCCAAGCAATAAATCTACCTCAGCAGGCCTAATTAAGGCCGGGTCTTGAACCACGTGGTCTTTCCAATTCAATCCTACATGACCAAAGGCTAGCTCTAGAAACTCTCTAATAGAATGTGTCTCATCACTAGATAGGATGAAATCATCTGGCTCTGCGTGTTCAATAATTAACTGCATACCCCTCACAAAATCCTTGGCATGGCTCCAATCTCTTTTAGAATCAAGATTGCCAAGGGAGACCGTCCCCCCTCCAGCTTTTGCTATTTGGGCCGCCGCACTGCATATTTTGCGGGTAACGAACTCAATTCCACGTCTAGGACCTTCGTGGTTAAAACCAATCATATTACATGCAAACATCCCATATGACTCTCTATATACTCTAGTCATCCAATAGCCTGCCAATTTAGCAACTCCATATGGAGACCTTGGATAGAAGGGAGTATTTTCCGTCTGCGGAGTTTCTTGGACTCTGCCGAACATTTCGCTGGAAGAACATTGCAAGAACCGACATTCTGGCCTGGCCAATCTAAGGGCTTCTAGACAATTTGTAACGCCTAAATCTGTGGCTAGTTGGGTATGTACTGGTTGAGACCAACTTAATCCAACATAAGATTGTGCTGCGCAGTTGTAAAAATAGTCAGGCTTATACTTCTCTATTAATCGAATTATAGAGCCAGAATCGGTAATATCTCCATAGTCCAATACAAAATTATGATTGTCCTTAAGGTGCTCTACGCGCCAGTCTCCTCCGCCAGAGCGGCGACGCGACATTCCTATTACACGTTCTCCCTGCATTAGTAGACTGTCAGCCAAATATGAGCCGGTCTGACCAGTCACGCCAGTAATTAGGCTAGTTGCCATAAGACTTAACCTCTTCTCCACCAAATCCGGTCAATTTATTGATTTCGGATTTTAATGCTGCTCGTTCCTTGCACAACGCGATATCTTTAGATATCACGGCAGCCATCTCTTCTTTTGTATATTTAAGAGGGTCGGCAGCCATATCTGCCTTTTTATCGCATATTGCAAAAAGCTTACAATTACAGATTGATAATCTATCTATCAAGTCGCCCAAATTAACCATTGTAATGCAATCCTAAACTATTTATATTGATTAGTTGAACATCTTTGTATTCATGTATAGAAGCATATTCCAGCCCCAACTTAATTGCTTCTTCTATTGTTGGAACCATAAATGATGCCTTATCGTTTCTTCTATCCTTTTTAATCGGATGTGTTCCAGAAAACTCAACTCTATATGCACTTGAGATAAGAGTCTCATTTGGAACTAACACCATACTTCTTCTATTTACAAAATCTGCCTTAAAGTTGATTTCATTTTTGCCTTTTGAATAACTCTCTGCTTTCTTTATGGCGCTAACTATATCTGGTGCGACACAAATAATTTGCTTATGATAATAGAATGGATGATGTTTCTTGGTGTGTTCTGACCATTCCCATGCCCTATATGAAATATAGTAGGTTTGCTTTTCAGTAAAATCTTTTAAATTCATTGCAATTTCCACTTTAATTCATTTGCTCTACGAGCTAGATTTTCTAATGTATTCCAAGACACTTCGTATTTTCTAATAATTTCAGGAACTTCTTCTTTGTCTCCCAAACAACCAACAACATGTAATATATCTCTAATCTCATCCATCTCTTCTTTTTCTAATTGATATTTCATTTCTTCCTATTCCTTTTCTTTGTGCGGCCTAACTCTAGTTCTTCCTTGATAATTCTAATGTCGCGAGCTCGGCGTCTTTTTGCGTTTACTTTCTTTCCGCCTTTATGGGCATGCTTGCCCCACTCGCCTTCTAGATAGCAATTGTCTTTATTGCCTATTTGGGCCATACTTTAAACTATCCAAATAATTTCTACATTTTGTTAAGAGTACATTCGCTCCATAAGAAGATATTTCTGCAGGCATATTTATATTTCTAAATTCAGCAAGACATTTCTTGCTCCATAAATTGAAAAGATTCCTTTTGAGTTTGATTTCTTTTCTGTTAGTTGCATCCCATTTTTTAAATATAGCTATAGTTTCACATACAGAACTATGCGCAGAACTAAATTTATGTGCCCAATGTTGATTGTTGTGCTTTTTAAGTAAATTAATAAGGACTATCTCTGCTTTACTATGTCCAATAGTTGGAATGCGTAGTTTGGCTCTAGTAGATGAATGTCTAGCTTTGCCCATTAGTTAAAAACTCTTCCCTAAATTTTCTAGCAACTGACTGTGGCCCACACTTAAAATGCTCATCGCATAAGTAGCCTACAATCCACCTGCCATCATCAGATAGTAGATTATATGAACCTATTTTAAGGCAAACGGCGCATGGGCCCATTCGTTCATTATTATAGCAGACCATTAAACTTCTCCATCCTTAAACTCGACATCTACATCAGTTGGACCAATTATATTGCACCACGTTCCTACGTAATCTGACTGCCCGCCATAGTATAATTCATAAGCTGACCCTGGTCCTGCATCCCATTTATGAACTATAAATCCACATTCATTACAATAAATAATCGCATCTGTCTTATTAGTAAAGAGGGCTAACTTGCCAAATTCTATAGCGTCCCAACAGCCAATAAGAACTGTCCAAATTTTCATTATTCCACCTCAAATGGCCCTTCAACATCGCTCCATAAAGAATGTTCATAGCGCTTAGGGTCTTTATCTCTTATTTCTTTTTCCTTGGCAGCAACATAATATTGTGCTTCTTTTTCGTTCTTCCAAACACGCATTTCAAACACATCTTCCCACTCGCCAATTTTGACTAATATAAACCTTCATGATACCGTCCTAAAAGTAATTGATATGCGACGCCCTCTCTTGATGGGCTTGCCACTTTCTTCATCATATTGAACACGCTTTATTTCGTGCATCCAATTCCACCTAGCATCATCTGTTAAAACAAGCAAGGAGCGCGGTTCGAGCCCAACTGAATATCTATCTCTGCCATTGGACAATTCCATAGTAGTGTAAGAATTCAAGGACACGCTGGCTACGGTTGGGCCGAACAATTTATTATCGACATGTGCAGAAATTCCTTGTCCCGGCACATATTCATTTATGATTGCCTGGTCTGGTATTCGATGAAAATAACCTTCCTGCCATAACAGTTTTGCAATTGGATATAGCCATAGAGGAATTTCTTGTACGCTGTGAGAATATAAATTTTTGCCCTTAACATTATATGGATAGCCATACTGTTGGCGTCTTCTTCTTAATTCATTATCCCATGGCATAGAATCTATTTTGGCCAGCAATTCAGATTCTTCCACTTTTAGTAACCACTCTGGATAATAAAATAGACCTTCTGGAATTTTACTCATTCTACCTCAAATGGCCCTTCTACATCACACCACAAAGAATATTTATAGTTCTCGGGATTTTTTTGTTTCATATCTGAAACTTTATTATTAGCATATTTCCATGCATCATTTTCTTTTTCAAAAACACGCATTTCTAATACATCATCCCATTCGCCGATTTGAGCTATATAAACTTTCATGTAGCACTATACTTAATATTAGATGGTGGTGGATTTAATTTTACATAGTCCCAACAAGACTTGCACCAATTATAGCCATTAGTATAATATGTTGAAGGTATACTGTAACACATTTCAAGCCAACCGCAATGATTACATCTTGCGTATTTATCAAAACTTATTCTGACCGCATCCATTTTACAACTTCCTTAATAGATTCAGAGAGGGGTATTTCAGCCTGGAATCCTAATAGCTCAGCAGCCTTGCTTACATCTGGAATACGACGTTGCACGTCAAATTGGAATGGTTTATCGCTCACATGACGAAATGGCTTATCTCCATTGATTTCCTTCCAAACCATTTCTGCCAATTCTAGCACAGATGTAGGCAGCGGTGTGCTAATATTAAAATCCTCATTAAAACCCTTCTCGGATTCCATTGCTATTACAATACCGCGCGCAATATCCTTGCCGTTCGTGTAACACCGTACCTGAGAACCATCTCCTAATATATGGAGTGGGTCTTGACCCTTCAAGCATTTATTAACGAGGTCTGGAAGCACATGACTCATCTGTAGTTTGACGTTGCCACTCATTACCTCGGCCTCCCCCAGAGCCTCATTCTCATATGCACCCACGGCGTTGAAGGGACGAACTATTGTATAAGGAACTTCAAACTCCTCCCATGCAGCTCTCGCCCATACCTCAGCAAATGCCTTTTGTGCTCCATAGCAAGATAAAGGAGGAGGCAATACATTAATCGCACCTTCGTATGTAGGCCATGTGTTTAATTCTGCATCAAATGTATCCGAATTAAAATCTCTCATATTTACATAGTACTGGTCGGCACCTTCGTATACCATAGATGAAGAAATTACTACAATTCTTTTTAATCTTCCTCCACCTCTCACCAAATCAATAGCAGTATCAAATGTATTAGCTAAAATCTTTTCATTGTTTCTAACAATCTTATATGGATACTTTGAGAAATATGAAATTCCTCCTATCGCCGCAGCTCCGGCGATAATATAATCTACATCTATAAGTGGTAATCTATTTTCTGTAAGGTCTAATTCAATTAGTTTAAAATTATCTCTAGAATCTTGTGGTCGAATAACTCTTCCATATTTTGAATAATTGTCTATAGAATATACTATATATCCTTTGTCTAGTAGATAATTAGCTAAATAAGAACCAATAAATCCCTGTCCACCTGTTAATATTACACTTTTCATTTTATGTGCTTCCAAGTCCTATTTGTCAAAATGTAACCAATTACACTTCTAGATACATTAAATTTAGATGCCAAATCTTTATTGCGCCAGCCATCCCTATAAAGTTTTTTAATTTCAGAAACTTCCGAATCTTTCAGAGTCGCGCATTTATGTTTTTCACCAGCATTTTTGCCTTTACAAGCAGCAGATAGTTTTGCTCGTTCTTCTAAAGTTTTAGCTCTACCAGAATTTGCCTTGCTTATTAATTGTTTTGTTTTTTCTGAATGTTTCTTTCCATAGAAATGATTTAATTCGCCAGAAAATTTTTCTCCTTGACCAAACGCTGGATTTTGTTCTCCATATAGCCCAGGGCCACGACTTGGCTCGATTTGTATATTAAAACCAAAATTTGAATTAGTAGATTTATATAAGGAGAAAAACTGATTCTCAAACTCGTATAGCTTCTCTTCTTTATCAACTATATCAATAATTTCAAACAAAAATTTATCTTGACCGTAAATATTAAAAGTATTTTGCAAATGTTTATTTTCATGTCTATTTTTAAGTAATTTATTCTTATGGTCAGATAACCTTTTCTTTACATCGCTAGAACTTCCTATATATACTTTATTATTTCCCAGACAAGTTATTTTATAAATACCACAAATGGAAATTCTTATTTGTCTAATATATTTAGCTGTTATATTTAATACGTAACTAATTTGCAATGGAGATGCTAATCTGCATGCAATCTTAATAACTCTTTTTAAAGATGGAGTAATTTTAGCTCCACTTTTAATTCTATTATTCCTATTGCCCATTACACAAATATGACATAAGGAAGCCTTGACTTCCAGTTACTAAGGCTTTTTTCATTACCAAGTCCATCCTCTATCTAGGTCAGATTTGGTTATTTCATATACAGAATCGAATGGGTCATCTTCCTGCTCGGCTTTGTGGTCTCTAAGTGCAAATTGCCTTGCCTTCTTATATGTTGAGAAATATGCTTCGGCAGCAGTATAGTTATTGTAAACTTTCCAAATACATGTCATTTTAATCAACCTCAATTGGAAATGAAGCAAACTTCTTAAAATCTGCATCAGCTATTCGCGCCAACACATCTCCATGACAAATTTGTGGCTTACACCAACAGCCAAGCACCTTGCCCTTTAACTCAGTATGTATTCGCGCAAACAACTTCTTGCCTTCTTCTGAAGAAACTAGCCAGTAAAAATACCTATCAACAGCCTCATCTCTGCTGCCAACTACAAATTCAGCTTTAGTACCTTTTTTATGAGAGAAAGGATTGCCCCACTTGGATGGACGGCCGATGTATACATCATATGGTTCTTTTTTACAATGAACTACGCGAGTTTTCAAGTGGTCGCCCCACATTTACAGCCGGGATATGTGCAATCGCCACCGTTCTTTAATTTGCAACACTCGCCATCTAGCTGAACATAGAAATATTCTAAAAATTTCTCTTCTGACCAATCAAATGTAAGCCAATTTACTGTGCAACCTCGTATACCTCCAACCCAAATAGCTATTTTTTCTTCAAATGGAAGCCAAGCAGTAATTTGGAATACATCATTCTTTTTAAATATATCCCAATCTTCTTTTATAATCGCTAGCCCATGATTCATTAATCACACTCCCTATGTGGGACGCCTTTATCACACAAATCACATGAATTAGCCTTCTTTCTCTTCTTAAGAGATTGATTTTTATTATTATAGAGAATAGTCTTGCTTAATACCATTTTTACTATATTTTCTATTGTTTCTTGACATGCATTACAAGTACATGCTGAATGACGGTCGATGTTATGAAACATATTTCCTCTTAGCCTCTTCTAATTTGAATAACTTCCACTGATGATGTAGCTCCAAGTATTCTTTCATTTCCCTATCATATTGTTCATCTAGAAGATTTCCGCCAATTATTTTAAGCGCCATTAATATTCAACCCTAACTACTATATCTGGAAACTCAGTATTCATATCTAAAGGTCCGAAAAATATAGCTTCTTGATTATTTGATAGAATATATCCGTATCCATCGCCGCATTCATTAGCATGCGCGGCAAATTATCTTTAATGATTTCGCTCATGACTATCTATATCATCTCCTATCAATCTGTCTGTGCAAATCTTCATTTTCTAGTTGCAGAAATTCTATATGCTCATCAAGTTGTGCAATAGTTTTTTCTGATTGTTCTAGTTCTTGCTCTAAAGTTTCAATTTGCGACTTGAGAGATTTGTTCTGTCTTTCTAACTCATCAATTCTTAAATCTTCTGGCAGCTTGACTGGAGGACCAATCGTCATAATTAATTCTCCAGAGGCACTTTTAACTCTAAAGGTTTTGCCAGACCCAATTAGGTCGGTGGGATTTTTACTGAATTCCTCACTAGTAACTTCCACTACATCATTCATTATCTTTTGCCCCTATAAATTATAACTCATTCGTATTTAGCCTTCAACTTCTTTAGTTGAGCCTTTTCTAGTCTCTCAGCATTGGCCTTTTCTTCATCATCCCATTGTTTCTTTAGCTCATGCCATTCCTTAAGTCGAATCTCATGCTCTTGTTTTTCCTTAAGCCATTTATCCATATCCTTTAGATATGCATTCATTTCGCGCTTTAAGGTTAGTGGCTTCTTTTGTTTAACTTCTGTTTTGTACAAAACTATGTCTGAAGATGAAAAAGAATCATATGGGTCATACTGTTTTTCAATTTCAAGAAAATCAAAATCCACATCCATTAGGCTAGCTTTAGTTCTCCTATCAAAATCTGGAATTATGTCAACCTTATGATAAACTTCAAAAGTCGGAAGTGGTTTTTGGGGCTCTGGTCTTAAATATGGTTGGCTGTAATATGAAAACCACTTTGGATACTTTTTCTTCATATTTATATCATCTCTCCAAATTCCAATTTGTCTTATGCCATCCATCTCCAAATAACACATACTTGGTTTGTTTTGCACAAAATCTACAATATGAATAACAATATTGATAATCGTGCTCTCTTCTATATTCCTTCTTGTAAAGATGGAGGCCGATATAACAGAGGGGACTTATCATACCATTACATCCTCATTCCTGGAAACACAGTTCTTTTATAGAGGTAATTATCCTTAACTATTGTATCAAATATCTTGCAGTCAAGACCTAAATCTTCCGCCAATTTCATAAGCGCTTTAGAATCCTTTGGAAGACAATTATGAACTGTAAATCCAACAGTAACATAACTGTTATCCTCTTCTATTTCTAGGTTAAAGACTTTTCCAGTATATTGAAAAACTTGAACTGATTTAACTGGCGCGATAATACCTTCTCCAAAATTGAAGGAGGGCGAACGTTCTAGCTTAAGCTCTATATCCTTTTTAGGATAACCAGTTATCTCGCACAGTTTGTAATAGGTTGCCTTATCTCCTAGTTTAATATAATAAGCTTTTCGATGATATACATCATCTCTGCCTCTTCTTGGTTGTGATATTTTGGTTGTGTGAGGAAGTCCTAACACATAAAACATTTGCTTAACAGCATAAAATAAATCTTCAGAAACAGTCGCCAATGTCATTGACCTGGGACCGAAATGACCATCTCCCATTAAATAACCTAAAAGGAATTTTGCAATAATATTTTTAGGAGATTGTAGTAATGTTGAACTTAATTTTTTAGCCCAAGAATATTTACCACAATGCTCAAACATAATTTTTTTAGCATCTGCGCTAGAAAATCTAACTTGACAACCTAAGCCATCTTTGGCAGATAAGTGTGTTGTAACTCCAAATTGTTCTTTTGCAATTCTCTTAATTTCGTTCTGTAAGAATTCTTCCTTTATATGCAATGCGAAAGATATTCTATTGCTTATCGCATTATCATCGTTTTCAATACTTCCTTCGGCGGCATACAACCCCAAAAGAAAAGCTATATCTTCATTAATTTCAGAATCAATATTCAAAGTTTTAAATGTTGGAACAAATACATAATCTCCCTTGTTGATATTTGAAGCATTTGTCCAATTTAAAGCTATTTTATCTATTTTAGCATTCTGAAATTTAAGTTTACCATTTGTCGTGCTATAAAATCTATTTGTAGATTGCGAATAAACTGGATGCTCGCCAGTTAAATAAATTTCATCCCCACCTTGGGGTTTAATACCATAAACCCGCTCATTTTTAACTGTTCTTACTAAAACATCAGTTACTTTTCGTAGTGCTCCGGTATGGCTGTAAACCTCATCTCCAATATTAATTTGGTCAATTCTCTTAACCCCATCTTTAGTATAAATTAGAGTCTCTGGAACCAAACAGTACCCGGCATATCCTCTAAATGATTCATTGACATCCAAATAACAATCCACATGAGCTGGCTGTTTAACTACAGCATTCTTTATCTTTGTATAGTTGGCTCCTAACTTCTTACATATTTCATAGAATCCATTGGCGTAAACAACTCTCATGGCATTGAATACATTATGAAAATATTTTGCCAATTCTGATTCTGTTGGAGTCAACCTGATTATATTCTTTGGATAATTGCCGTGCGCTTTTACTATTAGGTCAAAAGCGACATCCGAGTGTGTCCCTATTACAAGAATATGGTGCCCTTCGACAAAGTCGTGAAACGAGTGTCTCTCTCTAAGCCATTCTGGACAATGTGAAATTGACGCAAAAGGATTAACGCTTTCATCTATTAGAGATTGCGTAAAACCAGGGGTCGTAGTACTTTTTATTACTATATGACCTTTATAACCCAACTTTTCTAAATCTTTAACGCATTGACAAACAATTGACGTGTCACATTCTCCATCATTTTTTGATGGGGTAGGAACACATATAAAAATTAACGAAGCTGGCAACAGGTTATCTATTCTTGACCCTTCAATGACTATATCGTGCTCGAGAATTTCATGGCCCAATTTTGAGAAGCCGTATTTAAGAGCCTCACCTAATATACCTCGACTTCCACAGATGCCTATTTTCATTGCAGAACTCCCTTAATGATGCTCAAAAGATTGCCAGCGGCATATTCATCACCACTAATGTTGAAATAATAAACACCGAATACTTCCAACACATGTTTCATTCCAGAATCAACCTCTAGAGCCTCTTTTTCTGTTTGAAGCCTGCCAACTTCTTGATATTTCTTGGTTCTATTTATCCATACATTTAAGTTATTCATTTCGTTGTGAACATCCACAACCAGTCTCTTGAAAGAATCCGGCATATGAGAGCCGTAATAAACGCCCAGCAAAATCGGCGCGTCTGTCACTATAACATCCACTTTATTTAGCAATCTATGCATTCTATGGTATTGTTTACCAAAAATATAAATTTGGTCAGATAAACAATCTAGGTGATTATCCCAAACGCGGTCTTTTGCATATTCTCCGACAAGCTCGCAATTTATTCCTTCCTGTTTTAGAAGGGCGAAGGTGTGTGCGGCAGTCGTGCTTTTCCCCGCACCTGGTCCGGCAAATAGATTAACTACTAATGTCATATCATGTCCTTCATATATTTATCTGTTACATCTTTACAGAGAGAAGTTCTACAGTGACAGGACATAGGACATTCACATATGTCTACATTACGGAGGAGATGACCACAAATTCTAATTTGTCCTGCTCCAAAATCTACAGGGATGCTACAATACCATTCGAGAGGTTTATGTCCTATCGTGCATGGACACTTGCTTACAAATGGAGAGACTCCGCCGCCACAGGCGGGACACAGCCAGCCATAAAGAACTGGTTTAACGTATAAGTGGCATTCTGGAAAATGGTCTCCACAATATGCAGAACTTTCTTGGCATTTACATTTCATTTTTGGCCATCCAGTTCTTGGATTTCTCTTCTTAGCAATTCCATCTTTTTCTGATTTTCAACCCATTCAACATTATCTACAAGTGCATTTGTCCAAAAATTATTTACATATTTCTCAGTAATACTTCCAACAAGTACCGCGCCGATTATAGCTCCTGCCATAAATACGCATATGTCTAAAAACATACTATCGCTACGCATATTGATTCTTCCATTCTTCTTTCCAAATATTGTATACTTGGATACCTTTTTCGTGCGCGTATTCAACACACGATGCAGTTCCTCCTTCTTTATCCCCGTTCCAGCAACATACAAGGGCTACCGAATTATTTACCATATATTTATTGCGGTAATGAAATTTCCAATTTGCGAATCCTCCCTCCGTCATAATATTTACTTTGACTAGAGGATTATTGAGCATGTCTATATATCTAGCCTGTGCCTTTTGGCTCCACTTAGATTCTTGACCTTCATAGGGAATACATGCCTCTATTGGGATTCCGCGAAGCAACGCGACTTTTGCTGCAATCTGGTCAAATCCTAATGCCATCCCGTTCAAGATTTTAGTGGGCTTTAGCTCATCAAACGCATCTGCAACCTCTGTCATAATTTCCCATGACATCGGGCCATCCATATCCCATTCCTTATTGAGACGATTTGGGCGATGGCCAGTTAGTGCCAATATCATTAGCTGCCGCTCCCTGGCTCAACATAATCCTGAGCATCTCTAATATGGATTAGAGCACTATCAATTGCATTGACTATATCATTGTAGTCGGGGTCCGCTAAATCATTATCAATATCCACCAATTCTGATGAATATAGAATGTCCCAGGCATCTGTTAATTTAGAACGAACCTCTTTAAGCAACTTGGATACTTTTTTGTACTTATTTTTCTTTGTCATTTAGATTCTCCCTTCTACTAATATCTTTCCAGGAACTCCCATATCAAAGCCATGTGAATAATAGCCATTATGGCTGTTGTAGAGAGTTAGGAATAGTTCCTTGTCGCCATTTGTCAATCTAAATACAGCCGCGCCACCCCCGTCGAATAGGCTTGTATCTTCCAATTCCTTAAAGTATTCCTTATCAAATACGTAGGATTCTAAATCTTCTGGAGCATTTATATTTGGATGCTCTCCACCGCAAAATTCATAATTGCTGAAATTTGGAAATGTCTGACTATAAAAGTATCCAAAATTCTCACAACAACTTCCTTGATTGTCGAATCCGACCAATACATCATTATTATCAATGAAATTGATTTTATAACCAGATGTAAATTCTCTCATATGTCAACTCACACACGCTATAGTAATTAGGGATGTTTGAATTATACAGTAGAGAATAAAGAGTATCCAAGTAAAAACTACGCAGACATCTCTTGTTTCCCTATCTACACTTTCTGCACTGCAATACAATAACCATCCCCAAAACGCCATTACAAGCGCGCCAAAGAAAAATGCCGCGCTTAATGCTCCGGCACTAAAACCTTTAATTGCTTCTACTTCCATTCGTTACCTACTTTGGCCAATAATAAGGTATTAAAGAGCATACATCCCAATTATATTTCCCGTAGTATATTGGGTCTTTTCTTAAAAGATTTCCTCTATGAGATTCATGAATTGCACCACCAATCCAATCCGGCATCACAATTTCTTCATCTATAAATGCCAGCTTCATATTGTTTTTATATCCTCGCTTCATCCATTCTAATATGCATACATTCATATAGTGTGAAAGAGCCGCTCTGTGGCCTCTCCACATTCGAGCCGCAGGATGATTTCTCCATCCCCTTTTATAGTCTGGCTGGATTGCATTTAAAAGCTGTTTTGCCTCTAAGCGCTGCTTGCCCAACCTTCTATAATCAAGGCATGCCGCTGATTCTTCAGAAGAAATATATGGTAAGAAAGTTTGCATTAGTCTAATCCGTATTTAGCTAATCTTTCATGAGCAACATTAATCCAGGGGATTCCATCTTCTCTATCAAATAAATCCCCACCTACAAATTTACGCCCATTCTTAATTGCTGCCACAAGACTTGTTCCACTTCCCAGAAATGGGTCAACAACCAATCCGCCATGCGGAGCGAAACATTTTACAGCATCTTCTGCCAATCTGAGCGCAAACACAGCTCCATGTTTGGTAGCGCTCGCATGAGGACAATCATGACCAAAACCAACAGTTCCATAATCCCAAACAGTTCCTCTGTGTCTTAAATTTTTCTCTGTCATAGGACCAGATGCAGGTCTATTGAAGAATGTTCCATCAGTTTTTCGGACAGCTACATTCTTTCCTATTTTAGTGTATTTGGCTGGCTCGGCCAATTCTTCCTTATTAAAATAGGGATAAATTCCTTTTTGTGGTGGTTTTTGCGCCCAAATTACAATTTCTGTGTCACACCGCCAGCGACCGCCGTATGCCCCAGGCGCCCCCCTTCTTTTATAGTAAAGAATATCTGGAATGCGCAATTCAACTCTTTTTGCCCAATCTAAAATAACTTCTTGAATATAAAGCCCGCGCTCTGTCCCAAATCCCTTTCTCCAATTTCTAACTGGCGCCCCTATTACGACAAAAGCGTTGCCATCTGGAGCTAGCGCCAGTTTGATATAATCGCCAAGTTCTTGATAGTCTTTAAAAGTCCAAGATACTTCATTCCCATATGTTCTAGCATCTGCGTATGGCGGGCTAGTAAGAACTAGCTGTGCTAGCCCTTCGACTCTAGCTAAATTATCTTGATAAGATTCTTTAAATAAAGAATATCTATAATCACCAGATATGATTTCTGTCATATTAAACCTTTATTGAAATTGAAATTATAAACTCTTTTAATCCAAGTTAAAAACTTGGACTTAGTCATGCGTCTTTTTGCATAATTACAATCGCCACAACATGAAACACAATTATTTATTTCATAGCCAATATTATTATCAACTCTATCTATGCCGTTGGCAATAAGATAAACACCCGATGGTTTGCGCGATTTTTTAATCGTAGGCTCAATGCCACAATAAGCACAATTATTCATTATTAGTAATTCAAATTGTTCCATACTTAGGGAGAACATCAATTTTCGTTTTTCTGCACCTTTAATATAACTATCGTAGTGTTGTCTAAGCAAAGATTCATGTGAAGTTTTCTCATAATTAGTACATCCACAACTTTTAATATTGCCTCTTTGTAAGGCGCTAACTGGATGATAAACAATATTCCCACAATCACATTTGAACTCATATACAGTTCTATTATTAGAGCCTTCTTTTCTCATTAAAGTTTGATTGCCTGTATATCTTAATTTACCAAAACTAACATTGTTTTCTATTGAATGTTTAATTCTTCTACAACCACAATTAGTTGATAACTTATTATTCAAATTCTTCCCTGAAACAAGTTTTGTTGTTCCACATTCACAAGTACATTCCCAATAAATCCTATTATTTTTAATCTGATATTTATCGCTTACCATCCATGCTTCAATTTTTTTATTACTTAAATCTATAAATCTTGGCATTTGCCTAAGCCCCGCTCCTGCTTAAATGATAAGTTGTACTGCTGCCACAAATTCTGATTGGTATGCCGGCATTTCTATATCTCATCATTAAAGTTATATCGCCGGTCCCATACTCCATACGCGGAAGCATTGGGCCAAACTTCCTGTACAATTCTTTACTTTGAAGCCATGAGCAACCATCGGCCGAACCATTCATTGGACATCCGGGGATATCTTTAGGCGCACTCCAATATTTATTAGCCTTTTCGAAATCACAAATATCCGCCACTTCATTTTTGTTGCACCACGCCTGAAATTCATCCTCCTTAAACGTATCCCACGAATGTCCAAATGGCTCTAATATATGCCTAGATAGAGGCACGTTCTCTTTTGATTCTATGCAATTGTGAAATAATACCAAATCTTTCGTTGCCCAATGAACATCATCCCAACATTCTAGCATATTCTTGAATGCGCCTTGACCAAAGGCTTGGTCAGAGCCTGCCCTCATATTAAGCGGCGAACTTCCTATTGTTTGGCACCTGTCCCAGCAACGATAAAGATTATGAAGGAATGTTTCATAATCATCGCCTTCTACTTCATAATACATCTCTGTTTTAATTTGATTATCGGCAGCTATCTTGAGTATTGCATTAGTTATCTCATCTGAGATTTTACTATTCTTATAGATAATCGTATAAAACTCCCACATTGAGCGGTCTAAACCGGCATTTCTTAGAACATTATCAACATGCGCGGCATATCTATCTGGATGCTTACCAGCAACTGTACAGTAATCAAATCTAATCATAACATCACCGCATCAAGCGATACAACAATCTTATCATCCCTAATAAATAATCTATCTTCTTTCATAGCATCATCATATAATTTAGCAACCCCAAGAGCTTCAATGGCAGGCAGTTCTACCACCTCTCTAGTTCCATCCGAATAATCAAATATCACATCAATGGTCATTGAATTTTTCTCCCCAATTATGTCCACCATGTATTGTTGAACTATTCAACAATCTCATATGAATTAACGGCCTACCTATATAGGTAGAACTTATATCTTTGTGAGAGTATTCGAGTAAAGGCTTGATATGTTCTGGATTTCTCATATATGTTGTTTTGAAGTAGCCGCGCGATATTCCAAGCTCAAACCATGCCACAGTAAACCCATGCTCTATTTGGAGCGTGAGCGCCCTGCCAGAAATATAGTCAGAGCATTGCTTCATTAGCTCAGTTCTCATCATTGAGATTGGAAACTCCACAAACCAGTTATTTCTAAAACTATCATTCCTAATCCATAGGACATCTTCATTATTAATAGGCACAAATGATTCTTGTTTCCTAACTTCCCAATCTATTCTTTCTCTATGTGCCTCTATATTATATCCTCCGGCCATGAATGATAAAATGCCAATATACCTTCCACAATGCTCTAATTCGTTTATTTTTTGCATGTCTTGCAATGTTGGTAATTTGTCAACCGTAGCATCATCTTCTGAATAAAGCACCCATGGGGTTTTTACTAGACTTAACGCATCTCGCTGATTTTTTACCATTCCTCTACGTTTGGCAGCTATAATTACCCAATTATTACTCAATGCATATGTCACGAGGGACGCCGGAACACCTTCTCCAAAGTCATCTAAAGATAATATCTTATCACCAAAAACATCGGTTAGTGCAGCATCTATATTTGTCAAGACCTTGTTGAGATTATCCAGTCTGTTCGGTAAAGTCGTACCAATTACAACTATGCTGGCCATTTTAGCCTGGTTTTGAGATTCTCTACCAACGATATATTGAAATTCCGGCGAATACACATGAAATACTAGGGATTGCGGAACATATTTGCCAGCAGCAATCTCCCTATATTTAGAGAGGTTAGCCATATGTTTTGAAAGGTCATCTTTAGAGCGGATTCCTATTTTTGCATAGGCTCTAAGGCCAGCCCCTTTATCTACGAAATACACAAAAGATTTTGCAAATTGCACATCTTCTGATGTGGCAGGCTGATAATCTGCTATGTCAATACCTATTAAATTGCGGTACTCCCATATGCGCTTAGATTCTAGGCATAGTTCGTCAAAAGAAAGCCCAAGTTCTCTTTGATAATCTGACGGCGGCGCCCCTGTGTCATATAAATGTACGAAGAGCCTAGCCCAATCTTTGCTATCCATTTCTCCCTACTAGGGAGTAGATTCACTTGAGGTCATCTGACTCGGCAGATTCTCCTCTTTGGAGATGATATACAATTGAATCGTTGACCATTATATGTTTAAGTCCAAATTTTTCCCACAACTTATAAAAAGTTATCCTATCTCCTGGTATGCCATTAGTATTCTTGGTCCATCCCCCAACAGACTTAAGAATATCTGTCTGGAACAAACTAGGCATGTATGCTCCAACGCCAATAGAGTAGCTCTCCTCAGAGATGCCAGCAGCAAATTCCTCGAAATCATCTTTTCTGAAAGACTTGATTGTTTGACCAAAATTTTTGCCTATTAGCCCTGGTAAAGATGGCATTCTTTCGCTCTCAACTAGCCTGCTGGTTGGTATTACTAAATCTAATGGATACTTATTTAAGTTGTCAAGCCATGAATGAGTAAACGCCATATCGCTGTTAACAAAGCAGATACGCTCTGTTTTACATTCATTTAAGGCTCTGTTCCATGCGTTATATACATTTTGTATCCACCAATCATTAGGGTTCTCATTCCTATGTACTACAACACGGATGTTGGCTCGTGCAGCTATCGCATTATTCCACGCATCGCTATTTAAGTAATCAACAACACAATCCCATGGGTCATTTGCTACAACAAGATATTCTACTTTTTTATCCTCAGCAACACGATTCCATACTCCTAACAATGAATTGAATACAAATTCTAAATATTTAGGATTAGCATAAATTAGAGTAGCGACAGTAATTTTCATAGGTTATCCCAATCTCTACTTACAACTTCAGCATGGGCTTTATCCATATATAGGATAGCTGCTTGAATACACAAGAAACATCTCTTCCAATATTTTCTTTCCTCTTCAGAATCCACGCAAATAGACATGGAGCGGGCTCTTACAAAAGAATCCAGCAGTTTGTCTTCAAGAACAGTCGTATATCTCACGCCCAATTACTCCTAATAAATCGATTATGCCAAGGCTCTAAATCTCTATCGAAATCTCTATCAAGTCTTGCCAATAGGTCATCTATGATTCTTTCAGATGCCCTGCCATCTCCTAGAGAATAACCCTTCACAGGATATTTGCCCCAAACCTTATCTGCTGCGCTTTCAATATCTAAGTCTTGCATCGCTACAATGCCGCTCTTAAATGTCTCAGGTCGCTCGGTGCACGGCCTAATCACAACGCAAGGAACGCTTAGTAGTGTGGAAGTCTCTTGATTAGTGCCGGAATCTGTGAATTCGATTGCCGCACCGGCTTCCAATGAAATAAATTCAAAAAATGGCAGCGGCTCTGTAAAAATAAACACGTCATCAAATCTGTGAAATTGCCCTTCCATTATTTGTTTAAGTCTTGGCATTACAGGCAAAACACACTTCATATTGTGCATTCTGCACCAATCTCGAACTCTTCCTATTGCGATTGGAGCCACATCTCCTCTCATATTGGAATCTCTGTGTAATGTCATGAGGGCATATTTCTTGTATGGCAGGTGATATTTGCCACAGGCCATTAGTGGCTTAATTTTCTGTCCGTAGTGTTGTATCACATCAACTATTGTATTGCCAACCACGACTATCTTGGTGGGGCAAATACCCTCTTGAACAAGTCTACATTTGTGGTCATTATGATATACATAGTAAACAGAGCTTATCCTATCTATGATAATTCTATTTTGCTCCTCTGGCATATCTAAATCATAAGACCTCATTCCTCCCTCTATATGACAAATTGGTATTCTCATTTTCCATGGGACTAATGCTCCAATTACCGCATTAGTATCTCCTAAAAACAAACATGCATCCGGCCTGTCTTTAATAAAGACGTCTTCTAATTGAGAGATAATGCGTGAATGCTGGCTACAATGAGTGTTGCCACCGCAATCCAAAATAATATCAGGTCTTGTAACTCCCATTTCTTCAAAGAAGATATCCTTTAAATTATTATCATAATGCTGATTTGTATAAATGAACTGTAAGTCAATAAACTTATTATTTCTTAATTTATTAAGGATTAAAGAACATCTAACAATATCTGGACGAGTACCTATAATCATGGCTAATCTAAACTTTTTAGACATTCCCATTTTCTCCTTAAGTATAAATCTGTATCACTAATTAGGTAGTATCCTAATTCTTTAGATTTCTTTGCAATTCTCAAAGAATAACATCCAGATGGCTTAGTTATTTTACATCTAAAATTAGTATTCATCACCTTTGATATGAATAATAAAAACATACTTAATGTTTCTTTTGTTCCTAAGATTTCTATTACTGGAACATGCGGAACATTTCTATCTTTTCTTATCTTGCTATAAACATGGACACATCCATCTCCATCTATATAGCCCCTTAAGAAATGTCTCATATTTTCATCATCTAAATTTGGGGCCACATATGTAAATGTCTTTCTTGGCGTTATATTAAAATTATCGAAAAGGTCATTTATCAATCTATTAGAAAAAAGAACAATTTGACAACTCTCTGTAAATTTTACTATCCCTTTTTTAATGGATGAATAACTTTTTTGTTTTCTAATTTTAATTGGATGATTAGCTTCTATCTGCTTCTTAAATAATTCTAAGTGTTCAATGTCTTTTGTTGAAATCTTAAGTTTAAGAGCCTTCCTATCAGACAGGATACATCCATCAGCCGCTATAAAACCTGCCCAATATGAAGAAATTGGATTTACATTTAAAAAAAATAATTCGTTAAATTTATATTTTCTTTTATCTTTCACAGAGTGCTCGCATATGGCGCTACTTCAGATAACATTTTATCTATATCTGATGGCTTCAGCCATTCTTGCCACTTTTTAATCGTTCTTAGAGTTCTATCACATGCTTCGGCAGCCATTGTAGGATGAACTTCTACATTCAAGTCAAATGCTGTTGCCATTTTAACCAATAAGTTATACTTATCGACATCTGTTGAATAAAGATTAAAATTATCAAATTGATACAGGTCTTGCTCGATAATCTTATCTATGCACTTTGCAAGCTCTAAGGTGGTAAGCCCGTTCCATTTGTGGTTCATAAAACCATCGACCTTGTTGCCGGCTTTACCAATGAGCCACTCCATTAATGAGCGCTTATTGCCATGCCATTCTGGTCCAATGATGCTTGTGCGAATTACTAGGGAATTTTCTGGCTCTCCCAGACTTTTGCTCTTGCCGTATTCGTCTGTAGCGTTGTGCGGAATATTTTCCGTATACTTGCCGCGTAATCCGTCATAAACACAGTCAGTCGTGATATGAATCAACTTTAGCTTTTGCTGTTCGCATTGGTCCGCTAATTTGCGAGGAAAAACCGCATTTGTATAGATGCTTAGTAGCATTTGGTCAAGACTTTTGAACTTCGGCTTGATTGCGCCAATACAGTTAAGAACATAATCTCCGGCAGACAATCCATATATCGCCACTCCAGCATCATTTGGACTGTTGTAGTGCGCTCTAAAATTGTTCCCATTAAACCCTTGTACATCATATTTATCAAGGCTACGGAAGTAGCGCTCTGCCATTCCACCTAGCATGCCTCCTGTGCCTATAATTCTGACTTTCACCTAAGCCTCACTATGCTATCATTTGATAATTTAATTCGTCCAGCCCTATTTGAAAATGTCCACCACCCCATCACCGTTCCATGAATCATGTGTGGAATGGTCTTTTTAAATTCCTTGCCCCACATCTTGTATTTAATGCCATCTAAAATAGATATAAATGTAGCCTCTATACCTCCTCTTAGTTGGGAATATGAGACAAATTTTAAACAATCAAAAAATATACTATTACTTACATACTTAACTGTTCTTTTATCTCCCCACCAGGTTGATGTAACATATGAATTATTTACTTCATCGAAGACAATGTTTAATTCCTTTTTTGGTGGCTTTTGACCAAAAGTTCTTCTAATCGCATGACCTAAATTGGCGATATCAGCTTCCGACAATGAAGACCTTGCGATTCTCTCTAGTTCTTGTAGCTTTAAATCCACTACTTCTCCATTACTAGCGATTGTACCCCGCCAGATTTTGTGATTGTAAATTTGCCAATAAGTATGCCGCTTCTAAAATAGCTTAGTAGTTTAAAAATATAAGCAGGAGTCAAAGCGTACATATCACCATCTACTATTGATGTAGCGACTGCGAATGGGCTCCCTCCCCTACACCTCTCTAATTTTGGAGCTATCTCCACAGCATCGTAAAACGAAAAATTTTCTACCTCTCTAGCATTTTGAAATTCAAGACTGTTTCTTTTTAGAAAGGTCTTCTTTCTTCTGTACAGTGAGAATTCCCATTGTAGCTGGTTTAAATTTATTTGTCTTGGCACAAAATTACCAACAACACATATACGTGGATATTTCTCGTGAAGAGAAGATGGCATTTGTTTACCATAATTTCTTCTTAGAAGATTAATATAAACTACAGCATCTTCTCTATTGCCTGAAAGCATAAATTGTCGCTCAGCCAATCGCACCTTTTCATCCATTATCTATTCCTGACTCCCCAAATTCCACTTGTAATATCCCACGGCAGCCGACCGTCATCCTGCTTGGCCTCTTCAAATGTTAATGTTGAAAGAACCAACAACTTTGTGTTATCCGTTAAACTTTCTGCACCATTCGCCCATCCTGCAGGAACTTTAAATAGACGCGGCCTCCTCGCACTTAAGATACCGGTAATACACTCATCAACATTAGAAAGATTAAGTCCGCCACACTTGACAGCGCCAACAACACAATGTAGGTATGTATCTCCTCTAAGGTGTCCATGCCATGCGCGAACTTGACCACGGGAAAAATTTTCAACCATGTAGAGCCGTCTGATTCCAAAATCCCCGATTCTATCAAGGATGCAATGTACGCTTCCCCTATCATCTTCATGTAGCGCCAATTCTATAAATTGAGGTTTATCCACCTGCCATCTCCTTGGCTATTGTAGCATTATGAAATTTACTTAACCATGGATTTTTAATCCTGCCGCTCTGCAACATATCTCTCATTGTTCGAATGCCTTCTCGCAATGTTCTATTGGCGAACAGACCAAGGGATTTCGCCTTACTATTATCTACGCGATAATTTCTCAAATCCTCAAACTTACTATCTATAAGGGCAACTTCTGAGCCAGGTATTTCTTCAAGAATAATATCCGCAACCTCTTTGATTGTATAGTTCCCATGGGAAATTAAAACTACGCCTTTAAAATCTGAGAATACAGACTTTGTCATTAATTGCGCCACATCCAGCACATGTATAAGTGGTCTCCACTGTTCTCCGCCGAACACTGTTATTGGCTGTGCCTGACATGCCTTAAATGTTAATATATTAACTACAAGGTCGGCTCTTATTCTACCATAAGAAGTTGATGAGCCAAATAGAGTCCCTAACCTAAAAATTGCCCAATTAGTTAGTGATGATGATTTAATGGCATCTTCTGCGTTTAATTTTGTGCCAGCGTATAAACTTAGAGGCCTTACAGGACTAAGCTCATTTACGGTATCTGGAGATTCCCCGTATACAGATGCAGTTGACGCAAAAACTAGCCGCACATCCGGCTTACGCTTTTCAAGAAAGGTTACTAGTTTTTTTACAAAATTCTCGTTTGTTTCAACGGTTAGCTCAGGAAGCGCTTGACAAGCGCCATCTCCAACTATTGCAGCTAGATGCACTATCGCACAAATATTATCAATTTCCTTGTCAAGCATGTTAAAAAAAGCATCACTATTTATATCAATAAGACGAAAATCTATATTTGGTCTTAGATATACATCTTGATATAAAAGATTATCAATTGCTATCAGCTCATTTTTTTCACAAATGTCATTAAGAAATGCACAAACGGCGTCACCGATGTACCCAGCCGCTCCAGTAACTAATATTCTTCTACCCTTCAACATGGTTTGCCTCTTAAAAAATACATGGCTCGCCTCTCATAATATAATTTAGATTGATGATATATATTCTCGTCAGCTTTTATTATTTTTACAGGCCCATCGCAATAGCAAATTTTTTCTGATAATGGCATTATTTCTTTACATGAACCGCATTGTTTAACGCGAAGAGCCATTAAGCACACAGTAAATCAGCATTATAATCCCTAACATAAAGACGCTTGCGCTAAAATAAAACATTAATGATTTTGCGGCAGCGACTTCTTCTCTCTTAGAGAGAAGATTAAGAACACCATTTTTCTCTAGCTCTTTCTTAATATCTCCCATAGAGATATATTCAGACCATGATTGCGAAATAACCCCATCATTAACACGCGCTTCAACGACCATGCCAACTATCTCGCAATTAGCGTTAAATACTGCTGAACCACTAGCTCCAACCTCTATTGGCATAGAAGCTCTTTGTAGATTCTTTCTTTCCCCATATGACTGTAGCCCGAAATAAATATGTGGCTTATCACTTGCCAAAGGATGTCCTATAGAATAAAGAGGGGCTCCAGCTCGCTCATTCTCAAATGACAGGCTTGAATGTATCCCTTTATAGGGCGTGTGGATAATTGCAATATCCATACTAGTGACGGATGCTGTCGTTGGCCATAACACTTGTGATGGATAGAAATAATCATTTGCGTACACCAACACGTATCGTTCAGATTCTGAAATTAGACCATCCTCATTAAGGTCTACAACGTGCTTGGCAGTCAATACATTTCCGCTCGGCAATATTATTCCAGACCCAGAGCTAATCGGCGTGTCTATTTTACACGTATTGCTTGTGGCCCTTGCAAAATCAAATATCTTATTTGAAGATAAATGTTTGTCGGCCAACATAGCCAAAATTAGGCATACTATCAAAGTTGAAAACACTGTAATTAGAAAAATCTTAACTGATTTCATTTGGTATCATCTCTTCTATTGGTGTTGCAAACACAGACCAAAAATCATCATCTGGAAGTTTGTATGAAAACCATTCCTGTTTTGATTTGGCCAACTTAAGAGTACTTTCATCTATTAGACGGTTAAGAGCCCAGCCATTTTGGCCATGCTTTTTATACATAATATACTTATCTATGATAGATTGATTTGATGAAAATCCCCAATGTATTATTTCTCCAGGAGCAAAAATTTCATTATCTGTAGCTCCTACTGGATAGTTTGTTAAATGTAGTCCTGGCTGAACATTAAAATGAAGTCCAGGAGTTAATTTCCACAATCTATTGAATACGACATCATTATATCCATTATCTACACGATAATATAACGGACTGCGCCACAAATTAATTGTGTGGAATGCGAAACTATTACTTGGAGCATTTAAACACATATCGTGTATTTTAGGAACCAAACTCTCATCTAGTGTCTCATCGGCATCAATCCGTAAAACCCAATCGACCCCGTGCTGCTTGCACTTATCCAATTGTATTTGCTTGTGCGCCAATTCGTTTTTAAAATCGTTGCGCTCGCCAGCTATATAGTAAATTTCTCGCAGCTTTGCATCTACAGGAAAATCTGCTTCTATATATCTTCCTTTTGTCCACGCATCCCAGACATCAAAGATATAATCCCTAGTGCCATCAGTACTCCCATCATCATAAATACATATACTGTCGCAGTAATTAGCAATATGTCGCATATACCGTGGAAGGTTTCCATTTTGCAACTCCTGATATGTTTGAAGCATCGCACAAAGATTCATTATTAAATCCTAGTCTTAATAGGTGCGGATGGTATTTCTCCAAGCGGATGACGACCGAACCATTCAGGCTTGCTTTTCCCTAGAGTAAGACCGTTCTCGTCTATTAGCCTATTTAACTCCCAGCCGCTCTGTCCATGGCTCTTATATGTGTGATATTTGTCAATAATACTATTGTCGCTGACAAAGCCATAATGTAAAACCAACAAATCACTATCTTTAACCGTGTTTATGCCGTCTGGATACTGACGATGATGTAGCCCATTCTTTACGTTGTAATGAAGCTTTCCATTGTTGCGCCATAGCCTAGTAAAGATTCCGTCACCATATTGGTTATCTAATCTAAAATAAGCTTCTGACCTCCACAAGTTAATTTGTGGGAATGTGTACGCGTCACAATCCATATTCGCAGCGAGCTCTCTAATTAAATTATTATCCTCTACTCTTTTTTCAAAAACTTCATCTGCATCCAGCCAAAGTATATGTGATGGGTCGCATTCTAAAACATGGTTAAGAAGAAATTGTTTATGCTCTATTTCCTTGCCAAACTCATTCTTAGACCCAGGAAATACAGACACGCCCTTATAAGATGCAGCAACATCTACACTGTTATCTGTTGAGCCATCATCATATATAAATACGTGGTCAACTATCTTAGTGAATGAATCAAGGAACCTGCGCAAATTTCCTTTTGATTCCTCATTGTAGACCTGGCAAAATCCTACCGTAAACATCTATTACCTCATCTATATTGCGATATATTGCTTCTGGATGTTTTGTGAATGGAAATAAAATATAGTTAGGCCAAAATTTCATTCCATAACTCATTCTGGAAATGTTGCTCTCGGATATAATTGGCCATTGCTTTTCTAGACCTGAGACTCGTGGGTCTGCCATTTCATTCCCTTCGCCTGTCCAAATCCTACCTTTTTCAAGCTTCTTGGCCATAGGCCGCGCCCAGCCGTAATGAACAATATCTTCGTCATGATTACCTATACAGACTCTTGTTTTTGTTGGATGATGTATATCTTCTCCGGGCCCTGTTCCTTTTGCCTCATCTGTCCATTTCCCTACAGACAATGCTCCATCTGTAAGATATATTCTTGCGTGCCCATATGAACCATCAAAGCGATTTGGAAAACTTCTAATAGATGGGTCGCCACCAGGCGGCATCCTCATACATAAAAATGGATTACTATCTCTTTTTCGTAAAGACTCTAACCAATCAGTCGTAGAGTACAATTGATTCTGATAAAGCTCCCAATGATTAATTGTAAATAGGGTTACATCGTTATTCAGTTCTCTAGCTGTGTTCGCAGCCTTCCATGCTCCAGCATCATAGAACACATCATCGCCATCAAGACGGATAAATCTATCGCAGCCCAATTTTCTAAGCAAATCAATTGCGGCATTCTTTGGCTTACTTATATCATAATCTGGAAGCGGGCCATATTCTATTAGGTGTAATTTCCCATCAGTTATTTCATGACTGAAAATCTCTTTAATTAACTGAGTAGTTCCATCTGTAGAACCACTATCCACCAATACATAGTGGTCAACATGCTCTATTAAAGAATCTATAGTAAAAACTATTGTCGCCACCTCATTAAGTGTGGCAGTTAATGCACCTATCTTCATGATATAAAAAGATATGCTCCCTCAAGTGCTCCTGAATTTTCGGTACAATCGCAATCTTTACGCTGCTTTGCACAAGATAAACATCTGCAATACCAACACAGATGAGATGTAACTGAAAAACCAAAACGTCCAGAGCCACAATGGTTTCTTATTATAATCAAGCCTGTATCTCGACATTGTTGGCACTTCATGGAGCGCCTCTAGGAAAATCACTTGTAATTGTACTTTCCATTAGACGTTTGACGTTCTTAGTATCAAAGCCTCTGCCAGCTTTTCTTTTAATTAGCTCATAAACAACCCCCATGGTCGGATGTGGATGCGTAAAACATTGGACTAAATCATCTGATTCTATTGGTTCATCTGTAGTAAATGTGGCATATTTATTCTTTTTCCATAATTCCATAGTGGCCGCCACATCGTTGACTGCGTATGCTAAATGATGGATGTTGTTTCCGTGCTTTTCAACCCACTTATCTACAAGTGACCCAGGCGTTCCCTGTGAAACAAATATATCCGGAGCCATATGGTACTGTAAATGGTTATACTCGTGCCTGGTAATTGATGGAGCATCCATTATGCCGCAGCGCTCAATAGGAACAAGTGAGTAGCATTGTGCAAATTCCTTCTTTTCATCATCAAAGAAGATTAGAAATGATTCATCTATTTTATAGCCAAACGCATCGCATAAAAATTTGGCCGCCGCATCTCTATCTTTAACGCGATATGCAATGTGGTCTAATCTCATGGGAATATTGCTCTCTGCTCTTGCCAAGATTGTGCAGTTTTAACTAACCAAGGGACAGCTTGATAGCTATATCTTTCCATATATTTACGAGTATAGCTTGGATGCCAATCTACTTCTGGAAATTTTCTAAATGATGGCATAGACCAACTAGTGTCGTCCAACCTTCCCCATTTTGTCTGAATCCATGGTCCGTTATTTTTGCCATCCCATGGCTTTGCCTTATATGAATATTTCAGATGATTAACGAAATGTCCAACTTCAATATCTCCATCTCTTTTAATAAAATCATGAGACCTGTCTATATAATCTTTTAAGCCAGCCTCACTAATTCTGAGCTGGCTGTCAACGTCCTCGAATCCGCCTCCAGTAAACCTTTCGTCAAACCATCCATGCTCAAGAATAAATTGTTTAGACAAACACATCGCACCATAATGGAACAAATGTATCATCAGATACTTCTGACTTGCAATCATATCTTCTAGATATTCTAACCAATTAGGATTAAAAGTAATATCATCATTACATATTAAAACCCATTCTGTTGGTGCGGTCATAATGCACCAATTCCAAAGTTCTGCCAAACCAGACTTATCTGGAAGCCAAACACTTCTTAAATGCAACGAAGCATTCTCATCACACAATTTCATTGAATCATCATAGGAATCTGGGCTATCATGCAAAACAGTAACAACCGGCGACTTGCTTTGAGCAGTAGACATAATGCTTTTTAAAAAAGCTTCAAGGCATTTAGGCCTATGTCTTGACGGCACAGCTATACTAATCTTATCGTGCATCTTCCACCAGAATTGGATTGTACTGTTTCACAATCTTAATCTCTCCATATTTCCCAGAATTCAGGAGTTGCTTAGCCTTTGTTTTGCACGCATCAGATGCCGCCTTTTCTCTGTCCTTATTAGAACCAGTAATCTGGTTGCCATGAACGCGAAAAGCCGCCAATATTGCCCTGACTAGCCCGAAATGGGTAAACTGCGCGGCGCGCACCGCAAAATCAAAGTCCTCACATATTTCGTTCCAATATAAACCAGTTTTTCTCCACAAGTTAGCTGTGTACATAAACGACATCCCAAGGTCGTATCCATTAACAAGGTCTTCTCTCGTCTGTGGCTTCTGATGAATAACATCGTGTATCCGACGATTGTTTTCATCTATATAGGTAAAATCGCTGTAGACAAATTCTACTGGAGCCCCTTGTTGTTCGCATTGATGTAGAGCGTTTGCAAGTTCAGCCACGAAGTTTGGAAAATAAATATTATCAGCACTACACCAAGTTATATATTTGCCTCTAGCCAGAGAATGGCCTGTATTTAAAGCGCTGCCTGTGCCACCATTTTGCTTTGAAATGTACCGCAATCTTCTATCAAAGAAGAAATTTCTAACAACAGAATCTGTATTATCTGTAGAACCATCATTAACTACTATAATCTCTATAGATGGAAATGTTTGCTTTGTAAGACTATCTAGTGTCGCAGCTATAAACCTCTGCGCATTATATGCTGGAACAACAATTGAAACTAACGGCGCTTCATCTTTAACTATTAAGTGTTTCATGTGTTTGCCTGACTTCTACGTCTATTCTCGCTATCTATATATTCAAATAATCTAGAAACATGATTATCGCATATTGGAACTAGGTCATTCCACCCGTGTTTACATTCCTGTGACGTTTGACAATCATTACAGTAAATATCAGCTCGACTACCAGCGGGGATAGTCTGCGAAGGCCACTCGCAATTATTATTGTATACGCACTTATATTGAGAATGAATTACAGGCCAACATCTTTCACAAATTGGCAACTTGTTACTATTTTCTTCATCTGGGAAGAAATTAAGCCAGCGGACTGCAAATATCATTGGATACTGACACCAGCGACATTTAATAGACATTATCTCCTCACATTATGTGATGAAACTAGACTATCTAGTAAAATTAGTCTTTTGCGTTTTTTAGCCAACCATTTTAATGCTATCGACAGATGCGCTTCACAAGTTGAGACTTCAGGTAAATAATATGCAGCATATGCCCATGCACAATAATCACATGTGTATCTATAGCCTTTACAACCATTAAAACAATGAGCAAAAACCATATCAAACCAATAAATCATTGCAGGATATTTACAATTTCCATCTCCAAAATAACAAGTATTTCTATTTACTTTTTCTCTATAATGTTCATGACATAGATATGCTGGGCTATAGCCAATCTTGCTACAGTCAACTAAATATCCTTCTTTTTTACAATCATAAAATTGGCATTCCATTATTGCCTCTCAAATATAAAAACAGCTCTAGTCCTATGATTGGTAGAACGCTGAATCCCTATTCCTCCAACCTGCTTAAACCATTCCTTTTTATATTGAGGTAATACTTCGTCTAACCACACAAGAAATCCGCCACGGTTAAGTAATAGATAGCATTGTTCCATTACCTTTTTCCTATTTATCATTGGATATCCATATTTTTCAGCATCTTTAGCAGAATATGGACAGTCTGCCAAAATCAAATCAAATTTTCTATCAATAAGCACGCTGGCATTTTGTGCATCTCCGCAAAAATCTGGCTTTAATTTTGGATTAATATCAAATGTTAATCCTGGAAAATCTTCCATCCAGCTTTTATTGGATTCAAAACCGGGACTTAATGAACCACTAAACAAATGTAATGTTTGTTCTTTACCAAACTCTGGAAACATTGTTCTAATTCTTTTAAGATACCCATAAGGATAAGCGCCATACCAATTTGGTCCTGTATAACAGGCTCCAATACTCCAATATCCTACTATCCAATTATTGCTAAATTGAATTTTAGGCCATTTTGGAAATGCCAAATTGTACAAATCTACCCTATCTTCAAGGCTTAACATATTAAGCTGGATTGTAGACCGGCGCCATTCTGGCTGATGCCCAGGGCCAATTTAGCATCCATTGAGGAATTGTAGGCAAATTAGGATGCAATGAGTAATACGGAGATTTCTTCCAGTGTTTAATTTTTGCCGCTACATCCTCTTTTGTGTAAAAATCACATATATCCTTATATGCTGGATGTTCTTTTAAAGAAGATGGATGATTCCCGTCGAATTCGAGAACGGTATTTAAATCCTCTGTAAAGCCCACAAACTCTTTAAGCTTCTCATCAAAGGCATCTGCGGCAGACTTTCCTTCGCCAGCCGGGAATCTCTTAAGTTCGCTTTCGTAAAATTCTCTCTTCATCTCGTGAAATTTTACTCCCTTTGCATGGCCATAATGATATATGAAAATAGGAGTAACATATCGAAACTGTTGAATTTGCGGATGAAAATACGTGCAGACTCCATCAGCCTGGGTAGCAACTGGATGTGTATGATATCTAAGTCCTGGGCGCCACCTCAGGATTCTCTGATGAGAGCAGACCCACTCTGGTCCAAAATCTCGCACATGCTTAAAATCTCTATAAAAGTGCAAAAATGTGACCATTAATTCGCTTGCCAACGGCCTCTTGTAAATATACTGACGAAGCTTCTCTATATCTCCGTCCATATAAAATTCATCGCAGTCTACAATAAATATCCAATCGCCATCACGAGATGAATCAAGAAAGACCTGCTTTTGTTCCTCAAGACTCTTGAACGGCCTATCTAATTGAATAAATTCTATTTTGTTTGCGGGGTCTGGAAAGTTCTTAATAAGTTCAATTGTCTTATCAGTTGAGTGTCCATCATGTGTCGAGCCAGGCCTGCCTTCTACTGCTCCCTCTACAATGCGGATTACATCCCACTCATCGTAGCAATTACGCAAATTATACTCTATCCAGCCTTCTTCGTTGTGCGCTGCAACGCACTTGACTAGACGGATTTTATCTTTTGGATAATTGGTCTCAGAAAGTATGTAATCTATTTGTCTCATTGATTTATTTCTTCCAATACCTTAATAATCTTTGACGCCCCATTATCCCAAGAGAATTTTTTGGCTGTCTCTACCCCGCTCTTATTGAAGAGAAGCTTTCCGCTCTGCTTCTCACTGTGTATCTTGCGCATCTCATCTACCAGTTGGTCTAGGTTAAATGTTGACCATGCACCCTGTCCATAGAACCACTTGCCATCCTTCGCGACTTCCATTCCAGTAACATCTAGTAATCTGGCATTTCTATCATGCATATATTCTGTGTGGCCAGAATAATTAGTTGCTATTATATGTGCTCCGCAGGCCATCATCTCTAGTGGCTCAAGATTAAATCCTTCTGCTTTTGCAGGAAAAACACCAACATCAATTTGTGCGAATATCTTTCTTATCTCAGCATGATTATCAACTCTATCAAAAAACTTTACCTTATTGCCCATGGTAGATAGAGCATACTTCTTCCGCCACTCGAAATTTTCATGGCCGATAAATGGGTTATCGTTCATCATCCACAACTCAACATCATCTGTTGGTGAAAATGCGGCGTTAAATGCTGCGCATAGCTCTTCGTGGCCTTTTCTTACTTCCCACTTACCAACATTCATGAATATTGTAGAATTTCTATTCCAATATTGTCTTTGATTGTGCCCGTCCGGCTCGTAGAAAAACTTATCATTATCAACGCCTAGTGGAACAACAAATGTCGGAACCTGAATATTATTAGATTCAATAACTCGCTTCGCCCATTCAGAGCAAACAAATATATAATCTAAAGAATTTAGATGATGCTTTTCCTTATCTGAAAACTTATCAAGTTCGAATATTGGAAATCCAATCCTAATATTGCTTGGATACATATCTAGTTCAAATTGATGCCAAATTCTAATTGAAGGGGCCTTATGATTAAAGGTCTCCTTTGACTTTAAGGCAAAATCTAAAATCCGCGTGCTTTCATCTGTCTTTGGCCACGATACATTGCCTATTGGGAATAATGCAACTTTATGTCCAGCACCAATTAGAGATTTAAGTAAATTATATGAAGCTACTCCATATCCCAACTGACCTATTGGTCCAACCCAATTAATGTCCATTTCTGACCTTCCAAGCACAATAATGAGATAAAATTGTTTCCTTCATTAAATTCCCTATATAATCATAGTTATATTTAGAAGGAGTAGATATGGCGGTATTTATCTTTCGTCTCCATGGAGAATCTTCGCCGCCAACCAATTTACTAATTGACCATTCGTTGTAAGCAGACCTAAGAGCCCCTCTTAGTGAGAGGATATCTGGTTCTGCCCAATTGTCTGCGGCCGTATACATAAAAGGATGTGGGTGTGGCATCGAATGACATGGTGTCATCGTGTAATCAACTAGCCATCCGGCATCGTTTGTTAAGAACTCTTTTGTCCCGCCACAATTAAGTCCAATTGCCGGCAGTCCATATCCAAGAGCATCAAAATGTGTAATTGAGAAGCCTTCGCCGCGGCTAGGGAGTGCATACAAATCGCATGTCTTGTATAGCTTTGCTATAGAATCTTCTCCTGTAACACCATGTATTAGCTTAATCTTAGGATAAGCTCCACTTTGTAATCTAAGCGCAGATTTAATCCCGTTGATTTGATTAATCAGAGAGTTTCTCTCATTATCTCCATCATTAGGCCCAAAATAAACCTTTAAGACCAATACGACATTATCATTTGCTGTAAATTCATTTAGATATGAAAATAGCAATGAGTCAACACCCTTTTTCTTGGATATCTGACAAATAGATAATATCTTGAAGTGCTCTTCAAAACCAGGCATATCATATGGCTGAACAGGCTTTTTGTATTGTTCCTCGCTAAATGTGTGCGGCACCTTAACAACTGGAGGCTTGACACCAGCGACTGTGCACGCGATAACATTATCGTCGCATGGGACCATAATGAGGTCCATCTGATTTAATTGTCTAACCCACTCTTGAGGGACTCTATCTGTCTCCCATGCAAAATAACATGCATTAAAACAGCCGTCTTTTCTGCCCATCTCATTTGGGGTTGTATGAGCAAGAATAATATCTACATTAGATGTATCCTTGTCTGCAAGGTGCTTCTCTCTATCTGATAAGATAGCGCTACCGCCATCATATCTTAATGGCCTAGTTACTATATCACATCCTACAGAATCTAGCGCTCTAACATAATTCCTTGCGGCAGTGGCATATCCTGAGAAATCTAGCAATGGGGCTATATACAATATCTTTGGATTTTTCATATAACAGGTCCAACTAACAAATTGCTTGAAATTCTAATTGGATTATTCTGATGACCCATCATTTGCATGGCGCGTGAGAATCTTATAGATTCAAACCTGTTATGGGCATCTATTTCTCCCTTGAAATAATTCTCAACATCTTCCTTTGACATTCCTTTGGCCAGTGATGAAGTCCAGTGTTGGAATCCTGCCGGGTCTGGCTCTCGCATCAGAAGAGCTCTATAGCATGTCATTACAAATTGGTCATTTGGAAGATTCTTATCTATTGTATAAGGAGGCATAAGCTTGAAATCAGGCAATTTTTCCCATGAGACTTTTCTGTCTAGGATTGCAATATTGTCGATTACATCTTCAAATGTCTTTCCGACACCTTGCCAGGTATGCATTTTCTCTGCACACGCTCTTGCCCTTTTAGCTAATTCTAATCTTTCTTTCTTCTCGTAAATCATGCGCTTCATAAGGCCTGCTAGACAATCAACATCAGAGAATGTTCTAACGGCCATAGTTTCTGCTTCTGTGTATCTTCTGTCTATATCTATTGGAAGTGTCCCGCCATTCTCAACATGGTCCTCTAGCGCGGAATAATTAGAGCACAAAACTGGCAGTCCACACGCCTTAGCTTCGACAACCGGAACTCCCCACCCCTCACAAATCGCGACCTGACAGTATACATCCATTAAGTTATAAATTTCTGCCAGCTCACTTTCACTCACTGAGTTATGTGTATTTGGCATATGTGCAGCATGTTGCCCGCAGAAAATACATTGTCCCATCCCAGCCTGATTACAGGGCAGGAACCATGAAAAAAATACCTTTGTACAGGCATCACATTTGTATGTGAATATTACATGTCTATTAAGGGAATTTCTTCTAAGAAGCTCTGGTATATCCCAACCAACGTCTGGATATGAGGTATGACATAGTAGGACGCTATGCTCTACTTCTTTAGAGCCAGCATATCTTTTCCTTAATAGTGAGAAGGCTTCAAACAGGTCTGAAAATAGCTTTCGCTTTTGATTGCGCATCACTGTTCCAAAAATAAACAGTGACTTATTGAGTCCCCAATCATCTCTTAGTTTGATTTTATCCATTGGTCTAAATGTATCTAGGTCAACTCCTGGACTTGTGACTGCTGCAACCTTTAGTCCTTGCGCATTTAAGGTTCTTCTTCCAAATCTACTATAAGTAGTGAGTATATCAGCCTTGCTAAAAATCTCATCTACCCATTCCTGCTTTTGGGGAGCAGAATCTACAGTAGGAGTTAGCAACACCTTATAATTGCCTCTAAATCTAGATTTTACTAGATGAGGCATCATCCATGGGTCTAAAAACGACATTACTATGTCTGGCTGAAAATCTGCTACCACAGCATCAAATTTATATGCGCCAAATTGATTTATAGGATTAGAATTATAAATTCTTCCCTCTTCGTCATTTAGAGGGAGGACGCCGTAGAACCGCCAGGGAAGTGCGGCGGCCTGCGGCGCGTCTTGTCTACCATAATTACCCATTTCAGCTATCTCATATTTGCCAGTGGCATAGAGATACTTAATGACTTCCCGGTTAAATTTAGCAAAGCCAGTCGCCAACCAACTGGCCTCGCCACAAAATAGTAGACGCTTCTTGCCCATTAGAAAGGAAGACCTGCTGCTCTCTCATTTAGATTGCCGCTATTGCTTCTGCCTCTGCGCGCAGGGGGAGACTGTCGCTCGGTCTGCTCTTGCTCGTCCTTAGATGACTGCTTGCCAGTAAGAAGAAGATAATCATTTAGAGTTACCTTAATCTTGCTGCGCTTCTTGCCGTCCTGCTCCCACTCATCAGTAGTAAGTCTACCACTGACATAAATAGGAGTTCCCTTTGCAACGTTGGCCGCCAAAGACTCAGCCAATCTTCCCCAAGCCTCACAGTCAACAAACGTAGCCTGTTCCTGCCACTCGTCATTCTTATCCTTATAAGAACGAGAACTGGCTACACGAACTGTGGCCACAGTATTACTTCCAACTTGACGAGTCTCAACATCCGCACAAGCTCTGCCAGAAAGACTAACCTGATTTATATTACTCACAAAATACTCCTAAACATTAACTAAAGTTAAAAACGGTTCTAAAACATCATGTTCCTGCGCTAACAGAATCATATCTTCTGTTAGATTATTATTATTTCCCAAATACTTAAGATATAAATGAATTAAACATTTTCTTTTATCTTCATAAATTGGAGTCTGTGCTCCAAGACTCTTTGGATGAAATGAGATTATATCTATCATTCTTCCCAACTGGTCAACAAAGACGATATTGTCAGTATCTATCCCATTACTAGACACATAATGACCAATTTCCATTACTATAAATGCTTCTGCCGCCAATGGATGAACCGGCAATATTATATCATCTCCTATATCTATTCCTTCTGGGCTATCTGACCAACACCACTGCAACTTATCTCCATCATATGTTAGTGTAACTATACAATTGTCCTCATTAACAACCACAACGCACTTTTTAAGTGGTGCCTTCATCGCAGCCGGCTTGAGCTTACTAATGTCATCATCCAAATATTTGCGTATTCTATTATTCATATTGCCTCGATATTATTTACGTGTAAGCTTCCATCTTTTTTTCTCCCGCTAATTAAGACTATGTTTCCTTCCTCCAAAAACATTGAAACTTTCTGATATGCAGACGCAAAAACTACCACGCCATCTAATAAATATGTGTCATCTCTAATTCTAAGAAACGCCATATAATTGCCATTTTTATCTTTAAATGCCTTTACTTCTTCAAGGAATGCGGCTATATCACATTTAGATTTGTCTTTAAGTCTTAGAAAATCTCTACAGGAAGTATTGGCCTTTGGACTACTATACATATCTACTTCATTTCCACTAAATGGCATTCCTAAATAGTGTTTCTCCCAAGCTATGTTGCTGGCTGACCCACTGCCTATCAATTTGCGCAAATCTTCTATTGCCAGGTTCATTTTCTCTACGCGCTTATCTAAAGGTCTTGGTATTTTTGCTTCTATAAGTGCAGGAATCCAATCATAGACAGATTTATCTACATTGCCACTTTTAATCAGCCAGGACCTTTCTCTATCAGTAAGAGAGCATAACATTTTATATCTAGCCAACATTCTGCCGCGACGCTTGTCTATCGAATCTAATGCCCCACTTTTAATTAGCGCCTCAACAACATCCTTCTTGTATAAGATGTTATTTTCTTCATTAGTTTGCTGACAAAATGAACATTTATCTTTGGGGTGTTCGAAAATTTTCTCAAATAATTCAGATTCATTAGAAACATCAGATAAATGGTCTAGTCCATTAATCGCTGAATCTCCAATCCCTTTAATATGACCTAATCCGAATATTATTGTTTTTTCATCTATAATCGAAAAATCCCTCTTGGAAAATCTAATATCTGGAATATTAACGTCTATATTAAAAAGACGAGCCTCATATATTAGCTCTTTAACCTCATCTGCCTTATCTATATTCGCATCTCCTCTGGCATGAGTAAGTGCAGATTTAAAAAAATGTGCTGGGAAATGCACTTTTGCATACGCTGTTTGGTATCCATTAATAGCGTATGATACTGCATGAGACAAATTAAAGCCATAACCAGAAAATTTCTCAATCCACGAAAATACCTCTTCTGCTATATATTTATCTCTGCCAAGAGCAATGGCACCATCCACAAACTTCTTACGAAGCGAATTCACAACATCTTCCTTCTTTTTGCCAACGCCCTTTCTTAGGTCATCTGCTTCCTTAAGATTAAAACCAGCAAATATCTCAGCAATTTTCATTAATTGCTCTTGATAGATTGGCACGCTATATGTGTCTTTAAAAATAGGTTCTAGACAACTGTCAATATATTCTGGCTTTAATATACCATCTCTAACTGCTACATAAGTATCTGAAATAGAGTATTTCTTGCCGCTTTCAATATCTTCTCTAAAAGTAGCTTTAAGGCAACCTGGCCTAATTAAACTAATTACATCGGCCATTTCTCTAATATTCTTTGGTTTAACGCTTTGACACCATCTCTTGCCAAGAGACTTTTCTAACTGAAAAACGCCCTTAGTCAGACCAGCAGAAAGAAGCTCATAAACTGCAGGACAATTAAGTGGGATATTATCCCAATCTAATTTATCCATTCTACAACCACAACTAAATCTCATTTGACACCTGGCAATAAATCGTTTCCAGTCTCATTCTTATACCAGTCATTTAACGTGCGCTTCTTTATTTTAACACCAGAATGACCTATTATGCGTCGCTCCATTGATGTGATTGAGCAGTGCTCGCACAAAAGAGCCTGTCTAGGGTCTGACGATATAGGCAGAACAACAATCTCTTCATGTTTACATTCGAAACATCTATATAAGTAGGCTGGCACGGTCAACCTCTATAGTAAGGAATGAGAGTTTACTAATATTCGACACTGGCGAAAGCGCCATCGTAAATTTCTTTTTATCGCCACCATTAACTATTCTGACCATCGCTGAATTGCTGGAATCAACTAAATAATCTTTAAGAACATCTTTTAGAAATAAATAAACAACAAATCCACCTTTATTATTTAGAACGTACGCGATAACATCGGCCTTAGTAGCCATAATGCCTGTAAGCTTGCCTTTTCCATTCGCAAATTCAAAACACATATTGCCTGTATCTTCTGCCAATATATCGTATTTTACCTCTATATTAATTGGAGTTTCTCCATCAATTAGTTGGAAATCTCCATATTCTTGGGATGGAGGCTGACTATGTGATTTCTTGAATCTGTCATGAGACAACAACGCTTGATATGCTATACTTTCGCCACGCTGTCCATCTTTTAAATCTCGTATAAATTTATAGTGAGCCATTACTTAATGCCTGTTGAGCCGAGACCGCCAAGACCTCTATCTGTATTTTCATCTACTTTAGAGACTTGTACAAATGATACTTTTGGAACATGTCTTAGAGCCAACTGTGCTAATCTATCTCCAGTTTTAAACTCAAACGGTTTATCTCCTGCATTATGCAATATTATCTTAATTTCATTTCTATATGCAGAATCTATTGTTCCAGGAGAATTTAACACAAATACACTGTTCTTTGCGGCCAAGCCAGACCTGGACCTTACTAATAATTCATAATCTGGAGCCATTGCAACTTTAATTCCAGTACTAATTATTTTGGTTTCGCCAGGTCTAATTGCGCCAGATTCAACACACGATAAATCTGCACAAGCATCAGTCTCATGTGCGAACTTGGGCAATTTTGCATCTGGATGTATTAATTCAACGTGAATTTCTGGCATCTTTAATCTCCTTATTAATCGCTATAGCTATATCATTTAAAATATCTAGAGTTTCTATTCCCAAAATATCAACCTTCAAATATCCTAACTTATCTAAAGTTTCTCCATCCCACTCAGTTATTTGAATCTTATTCTTAGTATCCCATCTTAATGGGATTGAGCCTATATCAAATGGTTCATCGCTAATAATAATACCAGCGGCATGTTTACCAGAACTTCTGGGACATCCTTCTAATTTCTTAGCAATATCAAATAATCTAGGATTATTATCCTGATATTTTTTAAGTTCATCACTTCTTTCAACGGCATCACTTATATCTTTTGGTTTATCTGGGACAAATCTAGTCATTACATTTCTATCATCTGCAGATGGTATCCCTTTACTGCCTAAAATTTTTGCAGCATCTTTAAGAGCTGCTTTTGGCGCCATCGTGTTGTACGTAACCATTTGTGCAACGCGATTTTCGCCAAATCTATTTCTCATATAATTAAGAACATCGTCTCTTCTAGAGGCAGCAAAATCTAAATCTATATCTGCTAAAGAACCAACACGTCCAGCGTTATAAAATCTTTCCCAAATTAGGCCGTACTCTATTGGATTAATGTTTGTGATTTTAAGGCAGTATGAGACTAACGACCCCGCGGCGCTACCTCTTCCAGGACCTATTGGTATACCTTCGGACCTAGCCCAACTAACTATATCCCACACTATTAGAAAATAGTCCGCAAGCTTGGCCAGTTTTATATCTCCCATCTCTTTTTCAATTCTTTCCCTATACTCTTGGGTCGCATTAAAAAATTGATGACCAAACCTGTCCTCATACCCATCGATTACTAATTGCATTAGATAATTAAACGATGTAAGGTCTTCTGTATGTCCATGCACTTCAGTTTCTATATGACAATTTGTCTCGCATCCATTTGCAATCTCTGGCACAAATTCGTAGCGAGGAAGATGCATTTTCCCATCTATGGCAACTGGCTTACAACGCTCAGCAATTATCTGAGACATTTCTAGCTCGCTCTGTAGTAATGTAGTGGAGCGCTTCTCTCCACCCTGAGAAGTTAGAGGCTCATTTAATATTTGCTCAATGGACTTAAGCCAATATTCCTTGGTAGAGTAATATGGACGAAATTCTTTTCCTTTACCGTATCCAACCGGCTTGTCGAATGTATCTCCCGTACGAATTGCCCATAACGCTTCGTGGGCCTCAACATCATTTCTGTCAACGTAGTGTGCATCCTGACAACCAACAATTTGTATATCTAGGTGCTTTCCTATCGTTCGCATAATCTCATTAACCTTGGGCTGTATATCTAATCCTCCATCTTGGGTCTCAAGATAAAAACGGTCGCCAAAAATAGACTTTAATCTTCTAGCGTGGAGTGCTGCCTCTTCATAATTTTCAATCGCTATATTGTGTGGCACTATGCCTTTTAGGCATGCTGTTAGACAAATTAGACCATTGCTATACTTCTCTAAGTCCTTATAGTCTATTCGTGGGACATAGTAGAATTTCTTATTTGCCTCAGTATTTAGAATTTTAAGATTTTTCCATCCCTCATCATCCATAGCCAAAAGGATTAAATGGTGTGCGGTTTTCTTCCCGGTGCCTTCCGCTGCCTCTTCTTTATGCTCAGAAGCATCTGGTACAAAGTAAAACTCCTCTGCTGGAATTGCTTGTATCCCAGCCTTTTTGCATTCCATATAGAATTCTGGGGCTGAGGCCATATTCCCATGTTCAGTGAGTGATGCCTGTTTAGCGCCATGTTCCTTTAATCTCTTCACTATATCGGATACCTTGCTTATAGAATCCAATATAGAGTATGATGAATGCATATGTAAGTGGGTAAAATTACTCATTATTCCTCCACCATGGGCAACTTTCTTCCTCTATCTTTCTTCGTGGCAGGTGGTGGCATAATAAAATTGCCATCCTTGTTCAAAAAGGTTTCGCGCATTTTCCCGCAGCGGTCATATCCAACGCACCAATTACACTTGAATGACTTAATTCGCGGAGGGTCTTTACTATCCTTTATTTTCTCGAAAAGCTCAGTAATGTACGAGAGCGTCTTGGCATCATCTTCTGGGCCAAATATTACTGATACTGGAGCTTTTCTGAGATAATCTAGAGTCATTACTACATGCGTATACTGAGGAAAGACGGTTTTTGCAGCTAAACTATACATCCGCATTTGCAAGTCACTTATCGCATCTATGGTTTCTTTCGCGTAATTACCACTCTTGTAATCTCGAACTTCTATAATATCCTCAGATATCTCTGTAACAAGGTCCATAAAGCCATGTATTTTAAGCTCTCCAAACATTAAATCAAAAGGAACCTCTGTTCCAATTAATTTTCTCTTAAATACATCGCTATTTCTTTCTATGGCTATTTCGGTATATTTCCAATCATCATCAAAATTAGGTCCTGGACAACCATCAAAATCATTTGTATCTTTTTTGGCTATTTGACAAAAAAAGCCAGTCTTATTCTTGCTGGCCCACTTACAATTAGCGCAATCTTTATTGACTGGATGCTTCCATCCTTTTCCTGGCTTTCTATCATCTAACTTCCAAAGCTCTGTGCTAGCATAGTAAGATACTAGTTTTTGAAGTGCTATATCTTTAGATAAACCATTCTTGACATAGTGCTCTAATGCATAGTGAACAGCAGACCCCTTCTGCGCAGCTATGCTATCTGCATTTAGCTCATCTAGGTCCATATGATATTTTAAGAAGTACTTAAATGGACAACTTACAAAAAGGTCAGCTCTTGATGCACTTAGGTAATCTATAATCATTGTACAAACCATATATAAATAAGTAGACTAATACAAAATGCCATTATACATCCAATTAAGAAGCCACAGGAAAACAATGTTTTAAAACATAAATCAAAGTCATCGCTGCCCATTATTGGCATTCTCCATTAAACGTTTTCCTATATTGTAACCATCCTCTAAAATTGCCACTCCAATCCATTTCGGTCATTTCATCTATAGCAAATGCTGGATGCTCCATAGGGGACCAATGACCATGGCCACTACCTGATAGTAGTCGTTGAAATAGCTCACAATCGGCTTTAATATTTCTTATTCCATCGTGTGTTAAATAAGAAACCCTCGCGCATCTAGCGGATGAAATCCCGGCCAAAAATTCTAATGCAGGTCGTTTTTCATAGAAATGTTTATCGCCTATAATTTGATAATTTTCTAATGCCTCAAAATCAGTAGTATCTTCTGGTCTAATATAAGGCAAATGAACATCACGCTCAACTGGAACAGATTTATTCTGAGCTTCTTTCATTAATCTTGCCAAATACGCTATTTCTGGCTGTGCATCTTTATGGTCTCTCAGCGCAAAGAAATTAGACCATTCTGTAGCAGTACATATTACGGTATGCCATAACCATGGCTCAAGAACTCTATTTGTAATTTGCTTATGTATTCCATTCGCTTTCATTAATAGCGCAGTAGCTACTGCATTATCCCTGCCTGCCAACCACGCTTCTTTGGCTTTTTCAATATCTTCTACTTGTTCTGATGCAGCCATGCCTTTCTGATTTTTCCCCCAATAGATAGGCATTGCCGGGTTATCTTGTGCCATCTTAATTGTTTTATCTATAGGGATGGCTCTAGATGACGCAGAGTTTCGGGAAAACATTCTATGGGTCATGACCTCAGAATTGCCAGATATGTGAACAATGCCATTTCTTCTTACCATAATTAGCCCGGTAGAAACAGTGCAACAATATATTTTTCCATCATAACTAACTAATTTAGCCTTATGCCTATCTTTTCTAATTAATGGTTCTGGTTGAGAAATGCATTGTCTAAATTTAAACATTATTCTATCATTAGATATATGTCTTCTTAGATTAAAGACCATTCCGTTTAATGCTGCGATTGCTTGTATCTGATTGGCCAACTCAGAGCTGCTAGTGTTATATTCCCAACTTTCGTTGACCAAATTCCCATCAGAATTCTTAAGACCATCAAATAATGCTAATATATATTTTGTTGAAACCTGTGTTAAAATATAAGGAATTCTTTTCTCCTTATCTTTGTTATAACAAAGCTTTAATGTTTCAATAATATGTTTTGTTTTAACATTTACTGTTCCATCAGCATAATTAACACAAGACCATTCCGCGTTTATTCTATCTAAAATACCACAGAGATAATCTATTTTTCTCTGCTTCTTTAAATGAAAGATGGCTTGATTACCAGAAATTGTTCCATCTCCTATAAAAAATCCTAATAATTTCATTTCATCTTCAGACAGCCATGTATCCCCATACTTAGCGCAATATGCAGATTTCTTAAATCTTACATTGACTTGATTGTTAAACCAGTCTTTGGCATAGATAATTGAATCTTTATTCCATCCATTTTGAGTCCTGTTTTTAACATATAAACGATGATTTGGAGTCACACTAAATGATATTTGTTGTTCATCTAGTTCAATCATATCTCCATTATATGACTCATTAATCCATGAAACAGGCCTTTCCCAGAAAATTTTGTCGTGCTCTCTAGAATAAGCAGCAACTTCATAATTTTTATCCTTAGCCTCAGAAAAAGATAAAAATTTAGGGCCGCTCTCTGTCCTGCACATTATTTCTGTTTTATCATCAAAACAATGGATAAAACGTGGATATGTCAATTCCATAGTTATAAGACGTACACCATTGTATGGATTAAGTGAATCTAAAATTACTTCTGCTTTAAACATTTAGTTTAGACTCCAAATATACTATTGCATTAATGTTAAACACAACAGCAGCCCAGTGGTCCTCGTCTTTTTCCCCAGACATTGCCTGAATAAAATGCCTCATAGCAGAGGCCTTAAATCTATCAAGTTCTTCTGCACTATTTGCTTTTTCCCAGTTCCGAGTGCCATATTTAACGGCCCCTCTAGTCAAAAGTGCTGCCCATCTATAAAGAAGAGTCTCATTGTATGGTTGAGACTCTGGAAGGATTAAGTCAAATCTTGGCTTATTATCTTGAGTGTCTCTGACCATGCCAGATGAAAACTCTGCACGTTTACCGCTATCTAGTGTTATCCAGCCAGAGCCATCATCAATTAAAACATCTTGTTCCATTAATACAACTCCTCAAGTAAGTCATCCCATGAATGAAATCTAAACATTCTACCATTATCGTAATGGTCCAACACACTTCTGTTGTACGGAGCATCCATTATATATACTGTTGTATTTGTATTTTTTGCTATATCTAGTATATGATGAGGCGCATCCTCTATAAAGACATCCACGCCATGCTTTAAGATTTCTTTAGATTTATCTCCTCCTCTACAAAATGTAATTTTATCATCTCTAACGGGGCCAAAGTTCCTTTGTAGCCAGACTATTGTATCATCGTATGTATAATCTGGCCTGCTTGTAATAAAATGGTAATCGTGCTTATTAAGCAGTATTGGTACTGCCGATTTTGCCCCGCGCAGCGCAGGAAACTTTCTATAATATCCTTCTAGGCCAAATTCATCGAAATGCTTCCAAAAATCTCCCTCAGATAAACCTGTAAAACACTTCCACCAACTATAATCTGTTATGCGCTCTTTGGCTACTTTTTCGCCGGTCTTTTTAAAGAGATAATCATTAAATGGAGTTAAGAAATCTGCCAAAACACCATCTATATCATATCCTATTTTAAGTTGTGACGGCGGAGAAAATTTCGCGCAATTGTTCAACCGTAGCATCCCCTGCATCCTTTACTGGTAGTTTAATTTGTTCAACAGAAAAGAAACTCGAAGCAGTTCTATTTGCGTTATCTGCTCCAGATTGTCCAGCAACATCACTATCAAATGCCACAAATAATTTATTGCATCCAGTAGTTAAAAGTTGTCCTATCTGTGCATTGTGCAGTTTCCTACCTAAAACTGCGACACAGTTTTCTATGCCTGCCTGTACTAACCTTAAAACATCAAACGGTCCCTCTACGAGTATTGCTGCATCGGCTTCTTGTATATGCTTCTTGGCTCGGTCTAAATTAAAAAGGAAGTTTGTTTTTACAAAACCCTTACTATCGCACCATTTAGGAATTCCTCTCACCTTCCAATCTTCAAATATTGTGCGACCTGAAAATCCGACTATGGCACCATCTATATCTCGAATAGGAACAATTACCCTGTTCGACATGTATGAATAGCCATTCCCCACGAAACCAATGTGATAGGATTCTATCAATTCTCTTGGATATCCTCTTCCTTCTAAATATGTATGATAAGTAAAATTTTGTAGCACGGCCTCATCATATTTAACGATTTGTTTTACTGACTCAGTAAAATTTTTATTTATCTGATTCTCTCTATACTGTGTTATTTCTTTTGGGTCGATTTTATTACCCTCAAAAAGCTTCTCTAACATAGCTAGAGCTGCACCCTTTGAGCAATCTAAGATTCCGCAAATTAATCCATATATATCTATGCCATGTTTTTCATGGCATCCCTTTGAGAAACACTTCCAAATTCCTGCCTCGATATGCCAAGAAAATGCATCCGCCCTATCTCCATTATGTACAGGACATGGACCATTTATATATTTATATCTCTCAGTATAAGTTATTCCTAAAGCATCGAAAATAACAGTTGGATATTTATTTGCCAATAACTTGTACTCAAGGAACTTATTCCTCACGGACATCTGATAGCCTCGCTATTCTTGCAGACCCTTCGTCATATAAATCCCTTACAATTTTGACGGTCGTGACAACATCTGTGCTTCTTTTATCTTCTTTAAACTGACCGCATGACTTGTCAAAAAATAGATTTACCCACTCATTAAAAGAGTGCCCTGGTCCATGTCTGCAGTATTTAACTTCCAGTACGTGAGTACCTCTATCTGGACCATCCTCTTCCATTTCTTCTCTTTTCTTTGGCCTAAGAATAGTGGCTGAATCCACGTTCTCTACAATCCTTCTGATTCCTATATCTTCTTGTTTATTCAATTGTCCAAGAGCTATAATAGGGATATTGTGTTTTGCGGCGCAGTCGTGCAACTGCGAAAGCAATATGCCTATCAACTGATATTCTTGTACGTTCTTTGACAAATCTCCAAGGTCCATTAGTTTGATATAATCATACACAACCAAACCTTTTGGCTTATCTCCAATGACTTTGCCACCCAAATATTGATAGACAAACTTTCTAATCGTAGGTATTACTCCATGCACAGATAATCCTGCTATGTTTTTATAATATAGCGGGGCTCCCTTTACTATGCTAAAGGCTTCTTTTAATCTATCTATCATAGCCCTAGAATTTTTCCATTCGCCGCTTTCTATAACGTTGTAAGGTATTCCAGTTATAATGCCACATAACCTCATCTGCTGTTGTCTTGGCTGAAGTTCTGTATCTAAATACAGAGATGGCAATCTCTGTATAATCGCCGTTCTGAACGCCGCGTGCATTGACAATTGACTCTTACCTACCTTGGTAGAGGCAAAAATGCCAGTAATCGCACCGTTCCTTATATGACCTATATCTTCTTGCCAAAGCGGCAGCCCGATATCAATTCCAAAATCACCAGCATGATTCGCATATTCGTTAATCGTCTGTTCGAAATCATCTGACAAAGATATGATATCTTTCTCTCCAGCATCTATCCTGTCTAATGTGCCAACAATTGAATTTTCCACCATATCACGAAGCTCGATTGGCGAGCCAGTATGATTCTCTATTTCGTCCTTTATATCATCACATTTAGATATTAAACTTCTTTTGATAGAAGCACATTTAATATCGGCAGCATATTTGTCTAAATTTGCCGGATTTGGCCTGTTAAGTACAATGGCACTTACAAATTCCCCATTCAATGTATGGCGAAGGAAATCTTGAACACCTATTCTTTCTGCTTCTGCCATAATCACATGGGTATCTATCACATCTCTATCGCCAGATGTGATTAGCCCCTTGATTACTCCAAATACTAGAGACGCGGCAAGACTTGAAAAATCTCCCTCATCGATTATATCATTAACAGTGAAATATTTATCTGGGTGATGACATAGGATTGATAATAATGACCTCTCAGCCCCGAATGTTTCTAAGCTCATATGATTTCCTTATTTGTTTATCGTAGATTTTACGCATTACATCTATTTTGTTTTTAATTCCTTCAATTACTGGTCTAAGTATGGCTATTTTTGATTTCTCCATCTTAAGTAAATCTTGGTCTATTTGCGCTCCAGACCTTAACTCATCAAGTAGATAACTAATTCTGCCAGAAATTAGTCCTTCTTGATATTTTAAGAACATATAGTAATTAGAAAGGACTAGAATTGGCTTATCATAATCTACATCTTCTTCAGATTCAAAATCTGAATTAAGCATCTCAATAATTATTTCAGGCTGAGGTCTTTTAATCTCACCGAATTTTAGCTCATCAATCCAATCTTTAATGCTCATCTGGATAACTTTCTGATTATTTCAGAATCATCGTCATTATATTCTATGCAAATTAATTTAATACAATTCAGTTTGCACCATTCAATTTTTCTAGTGTCTCTCATGAGAGAATTTTTGAATGCTTCCTTGGAACCATGAAAAAAATCACTATATGACGAATGCTGTACTCCATTTGCTTCTACAGCCAATTGTCGCATTGGTAGATAGAAATCTATATAAAGACCTTCTCCTGGAACATAAAAGTCTTCTAAGATATTATCTCTTGGATAGAGAGACTTAACTTTTTGTCCTATGCGCCATTGAAACTTGCTTTTACAATTATTTTCATCTTTTACAGGATACTTTGAAGGCCTAATATCAATAGAATATATTCTACCATTTAAACCTTTAAATTTCATCCTTTTATGCCATTAATCTTAGATATTAGTTTATTTCTAAGTTCTAAATCAGAAGACAGCAATTCTTTCAATTCATCCGGTCTCATCTTTTTGCCCTCTGTTCCATCGTCGTTTGGAATGTTGACCCAACCACCATTTTTAACTACAAAGCCCAACTCTTGTGCAAAATCCATTAACTCTGAATCAGAATCAATGCCCTTACCATAGATAATTGGAAAGAAAACTTCTATATATGGCGCATTTACATTATTTTTAACTATTGTAGCTCGAACATTTTGTCCAATCTTTTTATCGCCAACTTTGATTGCATCCCCCGCAAGAGCAGCCAATTGAATTCTCTGGGCAGCACGATTTTTAATCGCGTTTCCTCCATGAGTTGTATCTTTCTGTCCATACATGGCCATTGTTGCTGTAAGGTGGTTAAGGAAAATTAACAAACACTTATTCCTTGCTGCAATTCCAGTAATTTTTCTTACAAGCTTGTGAAGGATTCTTGGAACAACTGCCATTCCAACATTCGAGTAATCTTGAGCATCTTCCACTTCTGGAAGAAGTCCTCCAATTGAGTCTAAAACAATAACACATCCTGGAAAATCTGTAACTATTTTTTGCATCATATTTAAGCAATCTTCGGCGGTATCTGGATAGATAATGTTGAACTTATCCCTAATGAAGTTCTTAATCATTTTAATTTGTGCTTCGCGCAGCTTAAACTCTAGGTCAAAATAAAACACATCTTTATCCATTGCCATAGCATTGCTACAAATACTAAGCGCCAATGTTGTTTTTCCGACACCTGCTGGAGCAAATATCTCAACCATTGACCCCTCAAGACATGGAAGCCCAAGCGCCCAATCTAACTTGATTGAACCAGTAGAAATTGCTTTATAATCAGAATCTTTAAAATCAACACCCCTTTTTATTTTGCTTCCAAGCTGTTTCTGCAATTCGTCTGCTGACATCCCAACGATATCATCTACTTCTTCTGATGCACTTTTCTTTCTAGCCATTTATCATCCTATCCAGTTTAGTGAAGAGAGATTCTTTTGCGGCCGGAATCTCCGTGCGCAAATCCTCTATATTGTTATTTATCTTGACTTCGTGCTTAGATGTATCTTTTGGTTTCCTAAGACGTTCTAATGACGCTATATCGTTCTGTATATAGAACTCCGCAGAAGCATAATCGCTCATCGATGTTAATTTCTTATTGTCCAATATAGCGCGAACAACTGGACCTTCGCCATATTTTTTAATGAACTTTGATACAGATTTTATCTCTGCCGCAAACTTGAATTTATATTTTGGGAGTTTCCAGAATTCACTAGGCAAATTGAATCCGAACTGTCTAATACATAATGTTTCTGCGAGCCAAGCTCTTAGTTGCATTACATGTGAAGGAGTTGTCCTTGACATAAGTGGTATCTTCTTTGCCATCTATCTGTACTCAGTGCTTTCTAGTCTTGGATGTTTTGGTCTTAACCGTAAAACCTTTCACTACCCAGGTACATGTACAGCAGTTAAAATGGCCATATAAATTACTTTTGGAATGTGCTTAACTTTTACGTTTAGCCAATTCTAATATACCTAATAGTGTTATCAATCTTACACTTAGCGAAATCTCCATCATTATGACAGTGATTTCTTACAGCATCTAATTTTGCCAATGTAATATCTCTTGGCTCATTTGTTTTAATGGCCATTTTCCTAATTCTAGAGAGCGTTATTTTAACTCTCTCATCCCATGAAATATCTGATGCTAATCTACTTGGGGCGAATTGGATTAACTTAATTTCTGGTTCATTTGCGAGGGCAGCCTGCCCATCTTCCGCAGCTTTTTTGATGGCCTTAATCGCTGCAGTTTTATCTCCTCATTTACGCTTAATCTTCATGTGACTGACAGTTTCCATATTGAGTATTTGTAGAACCAGGAGCTCCGCCTCCACAGGCAGGAATAGTAACACTATCTGGTTGACAGCAAGGTGCTTCAAGTTGAATTTCAGAACATGCTGTGGCACAGTCAAGACTAGGAAGAGGAGAGAACACCACAGGGCATGGGTCAACTACATATGTGCTAGGAGGTGCAGGAATGCCGGCTTGACCTTGCAGTCTTGGCTCAAGCACTCCCAACGGACAATCACAAGCGGCCAATGCTGCATTAATTTGCTGAACAAGCATATGGATTATTTTTTCCATTCGTAAAGTTAGGTTAATTTCTAACTTTGCAATGTTATTGCCCAAACTAAGTATGCCCGCATCTGTATAAGCTGCAAGCTCAGCTATTTCGGTATTTAAGCAATCAATAGCATCCTTAACCTCATCAAAATTAGCTGCGGCAGCAGTAGCAAATGATGATGTGAATGTTGTTATAGAAGTACATGTATTAGCTAGACTGGTAGCTATTTGGATGTCATTGTTGACGAGTTTCAAAAAGTGCGCACCAACAAGCTCACACTCATCAATCTGCACGGCTGGCACCCATTTACCTCTTTCGCCTGCATCTGGAGTATTTACAGCAATACCAATTGTGTTTCCTCCCAAAGTCCCAGCACACACATCTTGGTCTGCATCCATAAAAATCATTTTGCCGGCGAAAAATTTATTATTGGATGGCTTGCAACATACATCTAGTTCTGATGCTTTCTTATAAAAGAAAATAGGACCATCTAGTCCTTTTTCTTTGTGAAAGTGTGCATCAGTCCTAATATCTAGATTATCACTAGAGCCGGTAATCTCATTTCCTAATGTATTTTCATCTCCTTTGACATGAAACGTGTCATCAGTAGCATTAGTGTGTGGCACTATAAAAACGCTACTTAGCTTAGCTGCACCATTTTCAGATTCATCGAATAGTTTAGTATCCAAATGAATCATTAGCTGTCCTGTTTTAATCCCCTCTTTTGTACCATCAGTCCCAGCTAAATCTTTTGGTTGTCGCACCCAAAATACATCTTCTAGTTTTCCACGTAAAAAAGGATAACCCTTATCCGTATCGTTGTTTGTTCCAAACACCCATGTTCCAAGTTCAGAATCGTAATGGTCCTCTATAAGTTCATTATATGCAGTCCATGAGCCTTTTCTATAATCCCACCTAAATTCTATAGGACCATTTTTCCATGTCTCTCTAGCCAACTTGTGCTCATCGTCGTTTTTCCGCGGGTCTTGAGGATTTGGGTCAGTCGGTAATCCGTCTATTGTTCTGCCCCATCCACCTGCTATAGATGGTATTCTAAATCCTATTCCTCTTACCTCAGAAATATCGCCGTATTTTTCTGTAGCCTCACTAGCGGCGTTTAGCTTATCTTTGCTAGCTAAGTAGTGGATTTGTTGAATATCTCCTGGCAATAGCTTCCATATATTATTATCTGAGATTGTGAATGAGCCATCCTTATAAATCCCTCCAAGCCTCATTTCGTTTTCTGACTGTTGGAGTTTAATGCCATTTATTAAGGCAAAACCTGTATCTAATGAAGCGCTATAATTTCTTGTCCATTCAATATCTGATTTAATACCTAATGCAGGAGATTGATTAGATATAAAAAATGGGGGGCCAGAGGTTGGTTTTTTACCATTCACCTCTGGCAAGGATGGTTTAACCTGGGCGCCAGTAAAAGTAAAAGATAGTACGCTAGCCGGAGGCTTTGGAACTACTACGTCATTATCTATTGGATAATCAGCCAACTCTATTACCTCCGCCAAATAAAGCACGATTGCTAGATTGGCTGACAAATTGTTTAGTCACATTTACACGGGAATTTTCAACGAAACCAATCTGATTTTGAGGAAGGACTCTTGGCCCGGCACCATTGGTAAGTAATGCAAATCTCGCCCAATCTTCTTTAGAGAATTCTCCAAATTTCCTTGTAAAAGTTTGAAGTCCATAACTAGTAGTTAATCCCCCGCCACCAAAAGATATAGATGTTGAAGTTATATTGGCATTTTTCTCTAGACTATCTCCTAAATTCATTTCTGGATAGCCTTCAATTGTTATATTGGCGCTAAACACTTCTCTTTGAAGAGAAGTTGCATTGTCTACTTTTAATTGCATCGCTCCACTCATTAGCGCTAGCCCTCCAAATTCCCAAGGAGCGAATCCATCATCTTGTAATATTTCTAACTTGCCTTGAGTTTCACCATCTAGTTCAGAAGAAAAAACAGGACCATATCTTCTATATCTAGACCTTGTTGGTATATATGCTTGAGCGGGTTGATAGCATTTTGCCGCTATTTCAAACAATGATGTCCCATAATATCTTCGCAACAAGCTTTCTAGATAATCATTCACTGTCAAAGCATTGCCATCTGCATCAGTTTTTGCATCATTGCCGGCGTTGTCATTCTCTTGATTGTATGCATCAATCGCCATTTGCATTAGCTCTTCTGCTGTAGGAATCTTCTCAATTACAGGGCATGGTAGCGTCAATACCCCATCTTTATCTACTGTGCATGCCATATATAGCTTTGTTCTAAAGGATTCAGTATAAGGATTCTCGCTATCATTGTACACATAGTTGGCGCGGTCAGTATTAAATGTGGCGCCAGAAGGCGCAAAATTATCTTTAAGTTCGACAACTAAAATTGAGCCATTTTGGCCAGGTTCACCAGGAAGGATTGTTGAGAAAGTTGTGCCAAATTTAGTAACATTCCTAAATACATCTTGACTTCCAAACAGGCTTGTTAAATTAGATAAGCCTAAACTAAATGCTCCTCCGGCCCCTTCATTGTTAAACTCAACAAATGCCCGTGTACGGCCATCTTTCTGTTGAAAATACTCATATGGGTCGTCATTGCCAACTATGGCACCTCTTGTCCATGCAGAGTCTATTATCTCATCGAATATATCATCATGAACCCAACGTTTCCCATAAGTTGCTTCCGCGTGAGCATGTAGCTTTTCAAATAGCTGGCCAGCGTTAGAATAACGCGCATCTTGCACGCCCAATAAATAATTGGCCTTGCGTTCTTTGTTTTTTGGTATATTGCCATTTCCATCTAGAACATTTTGGGCAAAAAGAGAATCTAAAACAAAAAGAGGATTAATATCTGTATCCAGCAATGTTCCACCATATCTACTAAATCCTCCACCGCCACCATATTCTTGTGGTATCCCAAGCCATATTTCCCATCCAAGTTTGCCGCCAAGAACAACGCGCATTTCTGTTTCTGTCATTAAATATTTATGATTGCCACTTTCAGAAGAAAGGTCTAAAGGCTCATTGGCTAGCCCTTTCACAGCTACACGAGTTAATTGTTCTACAGGGGCGCCTAATAGCGCCAAACATGCAACATCATTTCTAAGTTCGATACCAGATGTACAAGATACCACTTTGCCGTTGTGATTGTTTAGAAATGTAGGCAAGTTAATTGTGGTTTGGTCTCTACTTCTGTCTATTAAACTAATAGAAACATCTATAACTCCATCAGAGGCCCTTTCCGAATTGACAAACCAATCAAAAGAGTGTCTAGATGATAAATCCTCCACTATATTAGAAATGGGCACCAAATTTGTATTAATTCTATATTCTGGGTCCACTCTATCTAGAAGCGCCGTGAAGTTGAACCTGTAACGCTCTCCGAACGCGTTGGCTATTTGCTGACCAATAGGTACGTGTGTTGACCCAAAGAGAATATTGTCGCCATGCAGAGCATTAAGGATTCGCTTGAACTGCATGCCTGCTTGTGTCCAGCCCGACAAATTTATGACACCACCTTCTACATAGAAAGCGCTAAAAATGTCAATACAAGAGCATTGAGTGTTTCTAACCTTCATTGTAACGGCCTCGTACCCTGGAGACAAAATCACAGGGATTGACCGCATTATATCTCTAACATCATACATCGTTATATTTATTTGTCTGCCACCAATATTCCTTATGTCTTTTTCGTATCTTTTTATTATGCCTGAGAATTTCCAAGTAGGACCAATTTCTATTGTGTGGTAAGACCCTACAATTGGCTCCTCAAAAAATGCACTTGTAAGAGGGTCTTCAACGACAGTAATTGTGCATGAGCTTGGATTTGTAGATAAGCCTAAAGATGTGCTAATGTTTTTAACATATGCTCCAAGGAATTTTGCCGGCTGGCCGTTTAATCCAAGATTAGTTGTAGTCATTTAGCTAGCAGTATATGTCCACGTTGTATCTCTCGAAAATACCATTGTATCTCTATCAAAGTTATAGCTATCGGCGATTTTAAACGCTCCTTGAGCTTGAGGTTTCTCACCTCTATTATTTATGGCAGGAGTGTTATTGATTAAAATGTTTGATTCAGCCAATGCGGCGAGTTCAAGCAAACTATATTGAGATGATGTTAGGGCTTCACAAAGACTATTGCCGCTTTGCATAGTATATTGAATTTTAATATTTTTCTCATAGGCCGTGACAGTCTCCTGGTCCTGCAATATTGGGCCATCTGTCTTGCCTGGAATTTGTATATTCGCAATAACATCTGCCGGCAATTTATAACTAACTGTAATCTTTTCATTAGAAATTAATGGATTGTCAGTTATATGTCTATTATCAAAAGTCTGACTATACGTAATTATCCCGTTTAGGAAATTGTAGCCCAGATTACTTCTAATTGGTCTTGTTGAAACACAAGTCCCACTCGGTGCGATTAAAAGTGCCCTGTCTCTTATCCTGCTCTCAATAGAGCCGAAATATGCGCCAGATGCGCTAGAAAATCTAACTTGTGTGGCCGTTCCAGTCTCAGAGGCCAGACCAACGACTGAGCCATTGACAGTTATCGTTGTTAGGGCATTTTCCGAGCTAGTATCTCTAGATACCTGATATTCTTCTCTCCATAGGGGTTGACCTTGCTCTCTAAAGCCTCTTGTTACAGTACAGCTTTTTCTAATAGAATCAAGTTGAATGGATACTGATTCTATGTTGCCAGATAGAGATGCATCGAAAAACGGCTCAACATAGTGTGAAATTGGATAATTATTGGCCCAACAATACTCAATAGCATGCTCTATACCAGAAGCACTTCCAGGCCTAATCGTGGCCGTACTAGTTACATTTTGTGTTACAGTGCCATCTTCGTTCCTATTTAGCGAACGTTGCACAGACCTATCTTGGAATGGATTTTCTTGAGATATATCAAATGTTATTGAGTAAGTTACAGTTCCGGCATATCTATTATCTGAGCGTTGACGATTTACAATGCCAGTAGGAGAATTATAATTTATTTCTGGGACTACTACTGTGGTAAATGCATTTACAGCATTTGTAAATCTCTCAAATGTAGTATCTCCAAATCCCTGCACTGTGCCGTTTATTGATACTTGTTCAACTAATTCGTTAAGTTCATTTAAATTAGCGGCAGTCTGGACAGTTCTATCATCTTTATAATTGCCAGATGCCATTACCCATGTTTCGGTTAACGAGTATTGGCTCGCTGTTATATTAGATACTTCTTGTCTTGTGTGATTATATTCTGAATAGCCGTCCAAATCGACCAGTGTGCCAACAAACGGCTGCTTCAAAAATCTATATTGAGTTCTATCTAGGGAGTTAGACCTAGCCAAGACAAATGAGCGCGCATTTTCCAAGGCTCCAGTGCCCGCAGGGTAATTGTGTACACCCACTGCGCTAATCTGATGGGATACATTTACTGTGTCGTCTGGCTGGCTTGAGAAGTCCCAATTGTTCTCAAAAGAACGTATTTTTGAACCGTCCTCAAATTCATCATCGTATTCAAATACTATAGAATAATCTCTTTTAACAACCATTTGACTATTATCAAAATCTCTACCAACAACTCGTGGGTAGACACTTATTACAGGATATCCAGAAGAGTCAACGATTAGAAGGTTGCCATAATCTTCAGATAGGGCGGCTTTTAATTGGTCGCTCTTCCTATCTAATAATTCAAGACAAGTGGCATCTGGATTAACTCCGCTTAAAGCTGGAGTATCTGGCAATAATGTGCCTGCGAACGTAAGTCTTGTAGTTATACCAAGTTTAGTATCTGCATCGGCTACATTAGAACGCAGTATTTCATTTGTTTCAGCTATAAATGGAACTGGACTAAAACAATAGGCTAATCCATCGGATTGCCTTATGTAATACATTCTTGTTCCTGCGTTAGGATTAGCGCCCATATCTTAACCTATGCAAATGGATTATAAAAATTACTTGGTAAAGTAACAGAAGGAACTGGCTGTAACTGATAGTTATGAGAAGGACATGCCGTTACACTATTGATACCGCTCGTAATTCCTATCAGAGTCCCTAAAATAGTAGAATCGATTCCATTATCTCCAGTTAAAACTCCATAAATTCTACTCTCCTCTATCCCGCTTACACCAAAGAGATAACCGTTAATCTCAGTTGGCAGCCAATAAATTCCACTTAGATAACCGTGGATTCCCGTTCCGGCAACATCGTGACCCTTACTATAAGCATACACTGTTCCTTCATCTGCACCAGACAGCACGTATCCCAATATTTCAGAAGTGCCTCCAGGAGGTGCATGCACATATCCTTTAATTATCTGCTCGCCCGTCTCTCCTTTTACAATTCCCCATATCCAGTTAGTGCCATCTACGACATTTGATGTAGATGAGCTGCCTGCTCCTGGACCGCCGCCAACGCTACCGCCACCACTAGCAACCAAGCCCTCACTACCCAAGTAGCCAAGAATATTGCTTGTTGGAAGTTGCGCAAGAGCATAGCCAAATATATTGCCGCTAACGGGTGCCTTGGCAGCAACAAATCCATAAATCATTGGCTGATTTACAGAAAAGTAATCTGGAGAACCTTCCCACCCTTGCGTCATAGCATTGATTGTTGAAGTTAAGCCGCTCGTGGTCGATACAAAGCCATAAATTACCTGGGCACCATCGCCATGCTGCGCATTTACAAGCCCAAGTATATTGCTTGCAGGAGCCCCTCCGCTGCCACCAACAACTCCTAAAATCGATGATGCTGCGTCGATTCCATAGACATAGCCTAAAATTCTTTGGTCACCAGAAACTTCTGGGTTTGTTACACCAGCATCTCCTATATCGCCAAAGCCTCTTAAATAACCAAGAATCGATGTGCCCCAATCTCCTTCTACGTAACCATAAATTTGAGATGGTCCAGAGCCAGTTGGAACAGAGACAAAGCCTTTTATATAACCTGTTGGATAAGTGGTTTCATCAACTCCACTAGTGGCATATACGAAGCCTAACACAGATGATTCGTAATTGCCAAGAACGACGCCAAAAATACTAGACATCACATCTGCCATAACAGAAGAATCTGTATATCCATATATGTTGGATATCGCGGTATCTTTACTGCCAGATGCATATCCGTATATTTCTGCATTTATATGCTTAGATTCAACAAAACCATTAATGTATCCTGTATCGTATGCTAAAGCTGTTTGGACATATCCCTGAATAGAGCCAGGCGGAGCTCCAGAAACACCATGGAGATTGTCTATCCACACTGCACCATAACAGAATGGATTGGTTGTTGGGCCTCTCTTATATGTCCATCTTAGTTTCCAATCTCCTGCAGCGAGATAATATCTGTATGGTTCCCAATCTTGTAAAATGCCGCTTCTTTGATATCTGATATATCCTGTAGGAGATGTTGCTGCTGCATATTCTCCTGCACTCGGATATCCGAGTGGGAATCCTGCATCTCCATCTCCTCCAGCAGTTGAATAGTGAGTTGAAAATGTCAATATATCATTAGGATGCATATCCCCGCGCATCATAAAAGAAATATAATCGCCACTTCTAGATGCGCCAGTGTTATCGTAGTAATTTGGATATACAGATATATCTACCTCTAGAACTCCACTTGTATTGGGCGTATTCGCATTCTGTTCTTCAGTTGAAACCATGACAGAGAAGCCGTCATCATATCCGTTTCCTGCGTTAAACAAACTGAATATGCCACTAGGAACTTTTCCTTCATATTCATCTGGTCTAGCTACTCCAGGAATTTCATGAGACGTTGTATATTTTCCAGACGCAGCTATGCCCCATCTGAAATCTCCTCTAGTTATAAAACCTGGTGGTAAAGTGCCTTTCTCGTGTCTAAATTTTTCAGTTCTTGGCAAACTTTGTCTTAATAGCCACCCATTATACTTGAATAGAGAAGATGTTTTTGAGTCAGTGGACGGCCTTACATGTCGTCCAAAAGAAGTATGTCCTTGGCCAAATATCTTAATATCTGTGGGGCTATTAAAATTGCTTGTGGGGGCAAATGCATAATCCCATTCTAGAATTAAATACTTAGCTACACATGGCTTTACAAAAGTAAACATCGATTGATTTGATGGTGTTTGCCATCTTTGAGCTATTGGATATGTAGCTGGGTCAGCGGCAAGACCTTTGACCATAAATGTAGTGTTTACTACTCCCGATGGTATTTTGCCCCAATCATAGTATGTAGCGTCATCTATTGAGCCAGATACCCTAATTGCTCCACAATCCCCTCCATTAGGAAATGTAGAGTTCATGGTTAAATCTAATCGTTCTAGCTTAATTGGTCGAGCAAATTCCAATTTTAGAAGTGAGCCGGACTGGACTACAGCAAAGCTTGATGTATTAGTGCTTAAGCTATCCAGCTCTGTATGTCCACCTATTTCCCATGGTGGATTAGTCGCTCCATCAAATAGGTTATGTGGATTTGTTATTTTGAATGTTTGAGCTATACCATTAAATATAGTCCCAGACGACCTGGTATAATCTATTAAATAATGTGGGAGCTTGAATCTATCTAGCGCGGCGGATGCTGTAGGGTCCCAAACAACAAGAGCAGAGCCGCTATCTGCAGTTGGAGGAGTTGTTACAGTAACAAGCCTCTCAAGCTTAGCAGGTGCTCCAGAAGTTGGCTGAGTGCAGTGTTTTAGGCATCTGAAATTTTCTATATGAGGAATGCCCCTGTTGCCCCCAGCTATATCTGAACCAGGCTCTACTACGTATTGGTACCCAGACGGATAATTTTCTATATCACTCATCAGAAAACGAGTATAGTCTGCTGGAGGTTCTCTATTTCTTCCCAAGAATCTTACTATATGCTCTCGTCCCCACTTATCTTCTTTTAGCATATAGAAGACAAAATCTCTATTTTCATTAAATGAAATATCTACTAATGAGCCAGATTCAGCAAGGTCAAATATGCCTGTTCTAGGAACAGATTCAGTAAATTGAACCCTATAGTTTACTGAGCTTTCTTGAAAAACTCCAGTTACGTGTCCAAGCTCATCTATAATCTCACATCGTCTTCTAATGGCGTCTATGCCATAACCATGAGCCCCAAATTGATTTGTTGCCCCTGCGAATATGTCAATGTTCATTAGAACTTCTGGATGCTTTGTTGGGGCAGTAAATAGCATAAAATTAATGTAGCCTATACCGCTTGTCCACCCAGCGTTCTGCGTAGGCATTGCTCTAATATGACTAGATAGCGATGATGTCTGAGCGAACTGTTCTCGTGTAAGCGAACCATCCCCGGGCTGATTCGACCCTGCAGATAAAACAGTCAGCAAATATCCAGGAGGTTCAGTTCCAGTTCCAGCCATGCCGACAAATGGACCAACACCATTTTCATTTGAGTCATATGTGTAGTCTGGATAGTCAGATGGGAACCCTGGAAAGAATGATAAACCAGACGGTGTGCCCTTAAAAGGCGTATGTAGTGTGAATATATTAACCTTTGTTCCAGACGCCTTTAAGAATATAGCAACCTTCGGACACGGATTCTCTGTATATGGAAATCCAAGGGATTCTGTTTGTTCTCCCTCCATTACTACCATGGAGCCGCAAATATCTCTAGCGTAAGGAGATGTGGCGTCTACATCAACAAATCCTTGAGGAGCATCTTCTCCAGATGTTTTTGTCCAAGTATTTCCGTTTTTACCAAGGAACTGGTAGCAGCCGCTACTATTATATCTGAAGAGACAGTGTACGTGGCCTCTTGGGTCCATAAATGTGTCGAAGTTCCAGTGTGTAGAGAAATCATCTACTGGAGCAACATCTACTGCAGGGCCCCAACTATTACCGCTATCTGCTGAAGATTTGAATACTAGGGCATTGTTGCCTGTTACATATGCTAAGAATAGATTGCCATCATTTGGGTCTTGCCAGAAGCACCTGCCCCATTTAGGTAGATGAATTTTGTATGGTTCAAAATGAACTATGCTTCTGTATGTCACTTATTGCCGAGTTGGACCAATAAACGGCTGAGATGTGAGCGATTCTATATCAAAAACACTAACCGCCGATGGGTCTCTCTCGCTTTCCTTTCTTAACAGTTTTAGAACTATTGTCTTAAGCCTTTCAGCTTCCGCCCTATTGCCACCAGCTATTTCAAGGAAGAGAGCATTAAGCTCCTCTGACGCATTGATTGTCTGGTCAAGCTTCGCCTGAACCTCAACTAGTATATTACTACCATTTACAGAGATTCCTTTATTAATTAATTCTTCTATTTTTTCAGATACAGGTTTAAGTGCTAAAACGGTCCTATCTAGGCTGGTGGCTTGAGCCTCAACTAGCCTATCTACAAGCTCTCTAGCTACATCTGGAGATAATTGAAGGTCTGGAACTTTAATTTCAAGTTTTGTTGGCTCTGAACTTCTCTGTGACGCTTCCTGATTTATAGACTTTAGTTGATTTAAACTTTCATTTAGATTTATAATTCCCTCACCTATCTTTGAAATTGACGCTGCTTGTTCATTCGCGAATTGTTTTGTTGCAGATGTTGTTTCTTTTTGAGCACCTGCGGATACCTGCTGGGGGTCTTGCAGAAGTGGTAGTTGCGGCAAAACTGTCAGTCTAGATATTGCATCAACTATCCTTGTCACACCATCAGAATATTGGCTATTGGTCAGCACGTTTGACAGGTTAGGTGCAACATTGGCTAGCGCTGGTCCCAAAAGAGCTAGCGATTCATTAGCCCTAGATGATATTAAGAGGGCATTTGTTAAATTTTCTTGTATTGATATTTGCTGATTTTCAGCACCAACTGCTCTAGCATCTTTAAGTTGTCTCACGGCTTCTTGTATTTCTGTTTGTATTTTTACTAATGCCTTTTCATCTCCAGCAGCTCCAGCTATTTTGTTTATAGATTCAGATATTTTTTCATCTATATTAGCGATATTGGCTACTGCTTCTTGTGTTTTTGCTCCTCTTCCACCTAATGTTGCTAAGGCTATATTTCTAAATTCTTCTGGGCTAAAAGCTTTAGATAATCTAATATTTTGTTGTACTGCAGCTTCAATGCCTTGGGTTAATTTTTGAATTCCAGCAAAATTTAATTTGCCTTGAAGTTGTTTGATTCTATCAGAAATCAATCTAGCGGCAACTTCTGGGTCTTCTACATTTGCGGCATTTCTAAAAATACCTCTTGCACTTATGACATCTCTAATTTCTTTTATTGCAGTTTGTGGGTCATCTATTAATCTTTTAGCTCGTTCTGCCTCTATCGCAATAATATTTTTTTCGGCGTTAGCTCTATCTTGCAAAACATTGATTAAATCTCTTTCACTTTGAGCTTTAGCCTGCACTCTTTTAATTTCTAAATCAACAACATCTTGTGCAATCTCAGCCCTAACATTAGCTTCGTTTACCAATTCCTCAATTGCGAATTTTCTAAATTGAGATTCTTCAGATGCCACATCAGAAGTATCACTAAGGACTCTTACTAGTTCCGCGGATATTTTAGATATCTCACCAATTAAAACTCCGCCAATATCTGACCCAAAGTCAAAGTTTCCGCCAATAGAATTCTCTATTGAATCACCTATGGCATTTGTTATCCTCTGCACAGCTAATGATGGACCTCGCAGAGGCCCTTCAGCGAATGGTCCAGCAGGAGTTAAATCTCCTCTAACTGGGATAGCTCTCAATAGAGATTGCCTTTGTAAGTCAAAATTTGATATAGTCTCATCTAATTTTGCAGGAATAATCTCTAGAGATGCAGTTAGTGCATCCTTTATATCTTGTATAGACCTGTCTATACCAAATCTTATAGAGTTAGCTGTTTTTTTTCTAAAATCTTCTAGGTCTATTATTTGAATTCGTATTTCAGATTCTTTATCTAAGTTTTCAGAAATCTTCTTTTGAATTTCAAAAATATCTTTAAATCTATCTACGAACTCTTTGGCAGCACCTGACCAGGCAGATATTAATCTTTGCGAATCTTTTTGTGCTGCGGATTGAAGTCTTATTATTGCATCTGCACCAAGCTCGATTCCTTTTTGTGTTGTTGTGGCAATTTGCTCAGTTATCTTTTCAACTTCTTCTTTGAGAGCAACAACGCTTGCCGAGCTTCCTCCAATATCCTCCAATAGTTGAATCCTATCCTTTTTTGCTCCCAATTGTGAATTTAATGAGTTTAATTCATTTTGAATTTGCTGTCTATCGAAAGATATTTTTAATTCTTCAATTGCAAATTCACTTTGTGTTTGCTGCTTAAGTTGTTCAATCGCAACTCTTTGAGATAAAGCTATGCCTCTACTTAATCTTTCGCTTTCAGCCTTTGCCTTGACTATTTCTTTTTCGAATCTTGCTGTTTCAGAAGCATTAAATCTCTCAATCTCACCAAGCGAAGATAATGTTTGTTGTAATGCAATTCTTTTTTGTCGTTGTCTAGCAATTAATGTTTCTGTTTGTAATCCTTTAGATTCTGCCTCTTGTATATCTACAGCAAGTAGCTCGAGTTCTTTAGTTAATTCAATAGAATGTAGTTTTGCTTTATTTTGATTATCAATAGTCTTTAGTTCTTCTAAAGCTGCGGCGTTAATTCTTTCCCTCTCAAATGCGGCAGCTTTTTCTATTGTAGCAAGTTGCTGAGCCCTATCTTTTGCTTCTTTTGCTATTCTATCTGTAGCTGATTCGAATGTGCTAAAACCAGAAGCAATACCGGATATGGCTGCGCCAAGGACTGCACCTATTGCAGTGCCAAGTCCAGGAGCTATCGCTGAACCTATTGCTGCGCCTAATGTCCCTCCAAGAGTGCCGCCAGAAATACCGCTTTCTACACCTTCTCCAACGGCGGTTCCAAACTTTTCGCCAACCTTTCTTCCAATTGGCTCAGAGAATAACAGTCCTGCAGTTACAGCAACCCCACCAATTGCTGCCCCCACCTGTCTCCTTGCTGCGCCAGAAAAACCCCCTATTATAGTTTTGCTTGCCTCAGCAGATATTTGTCTACGGATAGCTAATTCTCTAGAGAGCGTCCGTTCTTCATCCAACTCAAGAAGATTAATTTTTCTTTGTATGGCCTCCATCTCTGCCGCAGATGATACTTCGCTCTTTTTAAGTATATTAAGCTGAGATTGTAGTGCTTGCTTTCTACTAACTATTGCATTTTCTTCAATAGATATTTTTAGTAGCTCTTTTTCGAACTGAAGCGCTACTCTAGATGATATAGCGCCTTCTCTCTTGGCTACTGCAATTTGTTGTTGAGTAGAAGCTTCCTTTTTAGATGTAGATAGAAGAATCTGGCGACTCTGCTCACTAACTTGAGCCCCTAATGTTCCTGCAACGAATCCAGTTAGTGCAGTTCCTCCAAATTGTAAGGCTTTTGCAATACCAACTCCTGCCAAGGCAGTCAGAATTCCCTTTAGTACATTCGAACTTTCTGACAATTGAGAAACTAATCTAATGACAGCAGATAAAGAATTAACGCTTTGTGTTCCAAAATCAAGAATAGATTTGCGCAAATCATTAATGCCCTGGCTGTCGGCAAGTGCGACAAGAGATGTTCTAAAGCGTCTAAAGGATGCATCTGTTCCTTCTGCAACAACTTGCGCGCCGCCAGAAAGAACTGTCAATTCCTCTATCGCTCTGGAGCCATCTTTGGTAGATTTTCTAACATCATCTAGTTCTGTTTTTAGCTGAGAATATGCGTTAGCCATAGAGAATATGCCGGCTATTTGGTCTCTATCAACTCCTAAATCTGCAAGTTGTCTCGCGGCCTCAGTTCTTCCTAAATCTTTAATTGCTTTTAGAAGCTCTTGAAATCCATCTATGCCAGATATAAGACCATCTTCATTAATAATTTCAATGCCACTTCTTTTTTCAATTTCCTTTCCAAACTGAACAGAAACGCTAGATAGTGTTTTAAGTAACGTTCCTAGCTGTGAAGCATTTCTTGTTCCAGCAATGCTGCTTATGGTCGCAGCAAATCTTGTTACCTCAGTAAAATCTGCTCCCTGCAAGGCTATAAATGATGGTAAAGCTCTGTTTACTACAGATACAAAATCGTTGAAATTAAATCTAGCATTAGCGGCTTCTCTTGCTAGATTGGCTGCAAAGACAGCACTGTTTTCAAGGCTTCGAGCAAGTGTATCAGCATCAGGGGATGATTGTCTAATTGTTTGGAAAAGTCCCTCCACTATATCATCTGTATTTGCAGATTCCCCTTCAATTAGCTTAATAGCCTCAACCGCCTTTAAGAAAGGCGTTGCCACACCTCCCTCAAATGCAGCAGTTCCAACCTTTTCAGCAGCTAGTGCTGCGTCTTGTATAGCCTTAACCGCCAAGCCTGACCGCTGAGCTTCCTCAATCAGTCCGGTTATGTTTGCGCCAACCTTCTCCCTAATTAGGGATGTTGCCCTATCAAACGTAGCCACTCCTCCTTCAAGACCTCTAGAAGAAGTTTGGAAGAATGCTAATCTTCTTGCAGCAGTATCAACATCTTCTAATGTTCGTGCAGCTTCCTGAAGCGCTATTACTGCTCTAAACAAAAATGTAGATGGCGCTGCCCACGCCAACAATCTAGAAGCGGCATCAGAAGTTGCAAAACCAAATTGAAAAGCAGCCTTTGTTCCACTTCTCATGCTGCCAGTCAGCCTATCTACAAGAGCAGTGCCTTTAGCTATGCTGCCATTGTGTGAGCGCATTGTAACATTTAGTTTTTTGAACGCCTCATCTTGTTGTCTAATTATCCTTATAAATTTTTGAGCTTGGTCGGATGGCAACGCAGATACTATGCCTGGAGCTTGTGCCAAACTAGTTAATTGTATCGCCCTTTTACCTTTGCCCTTTATATTCTGTTCTTGGAGTTGTTGATTTATAGCCCGTAATTTTTGTCTTTCAAGTGCTTCAGATTGTTCTTGTATAGAAATAATCCTTCTTCTTAAATCACCCTCCTTTTTTGCCAATACAAGGTCTTGTTCTATCTCGCGATTTGTCTCTTTTCTAATAGCTTCGGCTTCTCTTGTGGCATCAGATTTGCGTTTTTCTTCAGCTCTTATTCTTTTATTTTCATCTTGACGTAGAATCCTATCTGTTTCTTCTCTAATTGCCTGGGCCTCTTTAATTCTGGCAGCAGCCACATCTTTGCGTGCATTTTCCTCAGCAATCCTTTCTTTTTCTATTGCTACTGCTTCTTTAACTCTAGAATTCCTAGTTCGGTCAATCGCCTCAGAGGCTTTTCTCGCACCTGCTAGTGCCGCTTTTTCTTCTTTAAGTCGCTCATTTTCTATTGCTGCGGCCTCGGCTAATCTGGCAACTCTTTCCTTGTCCAGCTTAATGAATCTTCTGTCAGCTTCTCTCTGAAGCTCCCTATCAGTTTCCTCTTTAATCGCCTGAGCTTGTTTTAATCTCTCGTTTCTTACTCTATCTATTGCGTCAGATTCTTCTTTGGCTAACCTAAATCTCTTTTTTGTTTCAGCCTCGAATTCTTTAGCGGTCTCTTGTTCGATTAGAGAAGCTTCTTTTAATCTCTTGTTCCTGATATCATCTATTGATTTGGATTTCTTATCTGCAGCTCTTTGTAAAATTTTACTTGTTTCTTCTTGAATTAGAGCGGCCTGCTGCTCTCTGAATCTGCGCAAATTATCAATAGCATCAGATTCTTTCTTTGCTATCTTAATTTTATCTTTAAGTACACGCTCTTCTTCTTTTCTTGAGCTTTCTAATTTTTTAAGAGATTCTTCTGCCACATCTGATGATAGCTTCTTAAACGAAGCTTCAACTTTTAATCTCGCTCTAACAATTACTGAATTTAGAGCATCTAGAGATGATTGAATTTTAGTAGGGTCATCTATAGTCAATCTAGCTATTTCTTGAGCTTCAACTGCAATTTGTCCAGCAAGCTTATCAAATTGGGCCAAAGCTTTTTGTAAAGATTGACCTGCGGCAATGGCACTTGCAGCTATTTCCTCTGGAATGAATTTCTTAAAACGCTCCGCTATCTCTATATTAGTCCTACCGACAACAGATTTTAATACATCAAAAGCCTTTCTGCTGTCAGCGATTTGAGACTTTAATCTATCAAATTCCTTTTTGTCGGAATCTATAGATGTCTCTGTTTTTTTAATCTGTTTTTCTAAACTTCTAACCTGTTGAGCTGTAGAATCTGCAGCATCCAATAATCCTTCAAGCTCAGCATTAAGTCTATCAAGTCTAGATGTGCCATCAATAAGCTTTACGGCCTGTTTTGACATTGCCGACTGTAAATTTTGAGTTTCTTGGTTTAATTTATTCAATATTTGTTTTTGGCCCTGTAGTCTTTCTGCAGGTGCCGAACCAAAAGTGCTCGCCAAAGCAGTAGACACTTTTGTTCCATCTATCTTAGGAGTAATATTTACCCCAGCAGCCCTAAGCTCGTTCTCTATTTGTTTTTTAATATTGCGTAAAGATTGAGGATTAATCTCAAGGCCAACGCTAAATTTAACATCGTCTGCCAATTATTGCTCCTATTAAAAAGGCCATGGATAGTTATAAATTACTATTCATGGCCTTTATTACCCTATTTTATTAATACACTATGTATTTTGTGCTTTTCTGGACCGCTTCTTTGGTGAAGCGCTGACGGGTTGCGACTTCTGCATACTGTCTAACCACAAATCTTCAGGATATTCTTTATTTAAACCTTCTGGTAAATCCCTTCCTAGCGCTAACTCATAATTTACAATAACTGCCTGACGATAACAATCTAATGACAATATATCGTCAAACTTCTTTCTAAAATCTTCAATATCCTTAAAAACTTTCCGCATGCCATCTTTAAAATAAGAGCATTCTGCGGCATAGAATTGTATTCTAACCTCGGATGCTACAGATTCGGCTGTATTGTTGTTTATAGTTGAATAAATAGAAGTAAGTGAATCTAAGTCATCTCTTAGGGACTTTAATTTAATCCTATTAATAGTTCCATCATCAAAATTAAAGGAATTATCTCTAAATAAAGTCTCCAATTCTGAGATTTGCTTTCTTAGAGATAATTCCTGCTCATCAAGCTCATGTGTCCAAATATTCCTATCTTTTAGCAACTTAGACGCTTCTGCATTTGTAAGAAGTCCCTCTCTAATTGCTTCAGAGAAATATTTGCGGAATATAAAATCTCCACGCATTATTTGAGACTGGCTGGGTCTTTTAAAGACTAAATCAATTTTATTGCCATCCTTGTCCATCGAAGAAAATTCCCTATCCTTCACAGTCGCCTCCCTTAAGTAGTCTAAATTCAATATGATATGGAATATACTCTATATTGTACTTTTCGAGCTCTGCTTCCATATTTCTTATTTGGTCATTGCCATTTCCCAAAATCCTCTTACGAACAGCATTCATGAATTTTGCGCGCTCTTCAGGCGTAAAATCCCAATGCGATAATTCTCTCTCGACTGCATCAAGTGCGCCGACGAACGTTCGTTTAATCTTATGGCGCATTGCAGCCTTAAGTTTTTCTCGTGAGCCAGCAGAATATTTGTCTGTCTTCTTATCTAAATGTTCCCGTAACATTAAACTCTCCTGCCTGAGATGGTGCCGCCTGGCAGTAGCTTATCTACATGTTTATGCGGCAGACCATCTCTTCCTCTCTTGATTGAAATAACAGCATCATTTGAGCCTATTACACGCCGCGAATCATTATCTGACCGCAAGTCTTCCTCATTAATATAGCCGCCAGCCTGCCTTATCTTCCTGTCCTGATGAGCTAAGAATTTCTTGCTCAGCTCGTTGTTTAATTCAGATATTTCTTGTTTAGATGGAAGTTTGTTATCTACAACTAGCCGCGGGTCATTAACTGGCCCAAGGCCTCCCTCAGTTACAACAAATATCTCTCCATGTCTACTTATCCTGTCCGAAATTCCGCTGCGCCTTCTAGCGTGTTTATCTGCATAAGTCTTTTTGGCCTCAGCATTTGCCTTTTTAGATTGACTGTCAAGCCATTCGTCTAATTTTTCATCATCATCTATAACTTCCTGTGGAGGCCTCTCATAAGCATCATATACACTATCATATATTTGTGACCAATAAACCAACATAGTCTGCTCATCGGAGAGGTCAAGAACGCTTTTACCAAAAAGATTATCAATAGATTTTGCCGCTAACCATTTATGTCTCCACTGGCCAGAACGAGCAATCGCTCGCAATTCTTTTATAGTTATTTCTTTTGGTTTGTTGAATGTTATTTCTTTTATTAAATTATCTATGAATTTAGTATCCTGGAACTCGCTAAAATGCTTCCACGTCCTCCATAATTTTTGACCTTCTTCATCTAGAATAGATATGTAAATAAATGCTTTAACTTTAGATTCTTCTGCATATCGCTCTGCGCTTGTAGATAACAGCATTGCTCTTTTACTTGAAAGCTCATTTAATTGAGATAAGATTGAATCTCTTAATTTAGATAGCTTTCTATCTTCTCTCTTAGATGCCCCATCAATCCTGGATGGAATTTTATCTAATTCATCTTTTAGAGTCTTTATTAGATTGTCATCAGATTTGGTCCAGATTTCTTTTTGGCCCAAATCTTTTAATATTTCCTGTTCCGTCATTAGACCATCTCTAATGGCCCTGTCTAATTCCAAATTATAGATATAATCTATCCACGCGCGAGCCTTTGGCGTTATTGGCTCTACCATCAATATTTGTTCTATTCCTTCACCATCTTGCACACAGATGAAGCGGCGGCCATAACCTATGCGGGCTATGGCCGACTCAATTTGTTCTGGTGTCAAATCCTTCTCCGCCCACATTAGTGGGCCAAATCAGCCAGCCTGAATATTAAGTGAAAGTTCTATGTGTAATAGTTAGGTCGTTAAAGTTCTGGTAGTTATACGTAATGGTCATGTTGCCGCCGCCGGCCTCACCACCGCCCATCTCGACGCTAGTCAATCTGTTCTTGGTGCCAAGGTTCAATATAAGACCATCACAAATTTCCAGAATGATTTCCTCATTGACGGTGTTCTGCTGTCTTGTGCAGCCAAGGTCATCGAATGCAACCGCATTCACGAAATCTCCCTGAGAGGTAATAACCTCTATAGAGCACGAAACCTCAATCGGGAATGTAACGAACTTGGTGAAGGGGCGCTTCTTGCCCAGCTCGAAGATATCCTCTCTACCAAGGTCAGTTGAGACGGTAATTGTCTGGAGGTGCTCAACAATTCCTTCTAGTGTCCCAGAAGAAGAAACGCCTGGAATTTGGACTGGCAAACGGCAGCGGTCCAATCGCAAACTCTCGCGTCTCTGAATACCAGAACCGATTGTTCTGGCATCTTCGAGGTTCTCGAATTGAGTTCCAGAGGGGAAACCAACTGGAACCGCATCTGTGCCAATTAGGAAACCTGTAGCTCCTGTAGCTGCTGGGAACTGGTCAGCGGCACCAGTCACGCCCTCAAAATCTGCCCAAATCTTATCGTTTCCAACTAGAGTAATTGACTCTGTAAAGTTACCATCAACTGGGAAGGTATAGGTTACAGAGCTCAAATACATGCCTGAGCCAAGCATCATAGAGATTGGCTCACCGGTTGCACGAGTTTTAGTGTCAGAATAAATCATTACAGCCACATCTGTCTTGTATGTGGCAGTTCTATCGGTCAATGACGTAGCACCTCTGCTGGTGGTCATAAACCATAGAGGCTTAGTGCCGTCAAGAACCTTTTCGATTGTAAATTCAATCTCTGGCTCTGACTCAATGAACTCATAAATTTCGAGCTGGCCTAGTTCGAACACCTGCTCAAAGTTAAATGTGGTGGTCGCGCCAACGGACTGAACTCCTCGCGCCACCTCCCAAATTCGGGTGTTTTTAAAGCCGGTTGGAACAACATCGACGCCCGGCTGAATTACAACTACCTCATTGGTAGCAGGGGCACTATTGTCTTTAAAAGCAACGCTGTGGATAGCGTAGTATACGCGATTATTTGCCATTTTAAATCCTCTTCTCCCAGCTACTTAAGTTTTTCAGCCCTTGTTTGGAATCTCAAAGCAATATTATGCTTCATTCATCTAAGTAAATACACCATAGCTAGAAATTCGGGTAAACTCTAATTGTAAAGTTAATACGGCTCCGCTCGATATTCATTAGAGGGGGGACCTGAACAAGTCGTAACTCATCTATATATATGCGCTTATAAAAATGTTCTCCCCATTCGTTCGCCAAATTACCATAGCTAGTATACGAAGGATTCTTATCCCCATAAAAATCAAGTGGTTGTGGAGCAGTATTAAAATCTATTCCAATTAATACAACATGTTCTTGCTGAGATATCAAATCATTTAATGTATCTAGAAGATATGGTTCTCTTGTCCATATCTGGAATGCGCCATTAAGAACGGCCACATTTGATGCAGAACCAAGCTCGTATGCGTCATTCTGCCTTCCAACCATATTAATTAGGACCATTGGCAAAGTGCGCTGATTTTTTGTTGGATATGATAACACTCCTGTTTGATATGGATTATCTTTATGAGATGTTTCTATATATAGGTCTTTGCTCTCGTTCTCATACGAATTTGCAAATTCAACTGTTACAGTTTTATGACTGAATGCAACTTGCATTCCGCTGCTTGTAGAAAGAGGAGTATCTAAGATTACGCGTCCATTTGGAAAATCAAAGTGATGAGATAATGCGGCCACATATTGTGGATGTGAAGAATCTTGGGGATAGAATGTGCCTGCCACGACTATTCCAGTTGGCAAAATAGGAGGAACTATGCCAGTATCGCTAGGGATTATTCCACTTTCATGAACCCAAGATTTGAAATGGCTTTGCCATACGCACCCATCTGCGAAATCCTCGTCTGACACCGGAGTTAGCTGGCTAAGGTCTTGACCGTAGATATCTGTTTCTCCTAAAGATATTGTGTGAAATAGTCCATCCTTTAAAAAAAGGTCATTTAGCCATAGGTCCAAATTACTTTTAACTATAGATGTTACTCTTTGTCTAGACATTTAACACTCTTCTAATCACTTCTCTAAAATCTTTTCTAAAGTTTTGACTAGAGAGTCTGCGTTTAATGGCAGTTCCAATTTTAGGAAAAGGATTTGGTTGCGGGCTTAATATAAATGGAGTTAACTCATCTAAATTAAATTTAACCATTATCCCAAGGCCAGTTCTTGAATCTTCTATAATTTTTTCTTTTAAGTTTTCAGGTATATTATCATCTATTTCTACGTATTCATGAGTCAGCACTTCGAAACCCTCGATGAACTGTCTCATCCATTGGATTCTTTTTCCATTTGTTTGTGCAATATATGTATTAATTTTGCTATCATAAAATTTATCAATATCCAGATTATATGTGACTTTTCCGAACGTATTCTTTGCAAAAGATATGGTGATTTTGGCAGCAGGAGTGCCTTCCTTATCTCTTCCCTTGCCAGGCAACAGGTCTTTCCATCCCTGTGTGTACTTTTCTGGACTTGTGCTGCCACCAACGCCGATTCCTAGCGCACCAACAACATCGATACCCTGTCTATCTGGCCTAAACGAATTGCATAATGATGTGTTGCCGGTTAAGCCTTCTCCAGCTATGGCTTTTTCTATCTGCTCCTCCATAAATGGCTTTAATTCTCTACTTAGAGCAGCTCTAGCTTTTGGACTATTTATCTTATCCTCTATGGCATTAGATACTGCTTTAGAGAATTTCTTGAGAGAATTATCTGTTATTTTAAACTTGATAGGCATTATCTACCAGCGACTTTCCACCACGCAACGCAATAGAATAATTCTCCAGCAAATCCAGTATAGCGGGGCTCCTCGAACAGTTCTACGTTAATTCCATCTATAGTGGCACCTACAGACTGTTTAATGTGGTCAAATGACTCTTTAACCATTTTAGTGCGCACAAAATCTGCCCCTATTCTACCTATTTCTACACGTTCCTGGCCACTTCTGGTTAGATATGGCTCATCTGTCCAACGAATATTGGCCTTATAAATTGTCCAGCGCGGCTCTAAAATAAATCCTTCTCCTCTACAATCATCGCAAACTTTTCCAGCGCTACTAACGTACTTTTTGTAAAAAGAATTAAATTCGCAATCAGAGCTGGTGCATGGAGATTTCGTTGGCGGTAAATGAATTGTAACATCTCTGCCGCAAGTTAAAAGAACAACATCCATAGACTCGTGGAATTGCGCAGCCAAATCGCTTTGGTTAAGTACTCCGCTAGCTGTGCTAACAAAATCCTGCGCATTAATAATTAGGCCCATTACCAAATATCCCTTACATCTGCATTATCATACAGATAATCGCGTATAGCATCTTCAAGCTCTTGGCACGGACCATGTTTGTTATCTAGGTAGTCAACGCGGTCATTCCCGCTTCTCTTGCTATCAAATGACTGCTCCCCATCTCTAATAGAGATTCCTCCACCTACGCCACCAGAGCTGAACTCATCGCTGATTTCCCTATTAAGAATCATACATTCTACTTGTAGAAGTACTAAATCATATAGTGAGCCATTGTCTGGGGACATTTCTCCTGCATTACTAATGCTAATCTCGTTAGATGTGCCAAATAGATTTAGACGCCTGTTAAGACGTCTTGCAGCCTTCTGTGCTAATTGTGTGATTTGGTCGTCAGTAAATCTAGCCATTAATCGTCTCCTATATCAATTCTAATATCTCCTAACATATTTGCATTGCCGCTAGAGCTAGAATATGATGCAGAGCCAACATATGTTCCGCTAGGAATTACAAGATTTGAATCATCTCCTATATCCAGGCGAATATCCCAAAAAAGATTCATTTTTCTAATATCCTAATTATTGCCTGAGCTAATCCCAATTTGTCATCCTTTGTAGCAGACATCGGTTTAGTATATGAAATTCCTATTGCTCTAGCTAGCTCAACAATATCAGGCCATGACAATCCCAATAAATCCCATACATGATGAAATTCTACTGGTGGGAATACTCCTCCAAATCTTCTTGATAGATATGTGTTCGTGTAAGGAACAGTTTCTAAGCAGCTTGCATTCTCTTTATATTTCGCGAAGGATATTTCGGCCGGCGGCATCTTGCCATAGGCAAATTTGCGGCCATATATTCTCTTGCCTTCTATTTCGGTGTACCCTAACGGGTCTTTGTGATAGACTAGCATTGTGCCTCTTTGCTAATCTAGTAATACACATTACATATGTAAATTGGCCTCAAGTAAAGATTCCCAGGTTTCTGGGGTTAATATTATTAACTTAATATTATTTTCGTGCATAAATCTGATTTTATCAGATTCCTCATAATTATAACAATTAGGCCTATTATTGCCAAGACCATCCGCCTCTATAAAAATATCTGCTACTTTAAAATCAACTCTCCACTTATAAATATCTGAAATCTTAACTTCATTTTCAAATTCAATATTGTGTGATATAAACCAATTTGCAATCTTGGCTTCAAATTTGCTCCTATACCAATTGCCATTATTATCTTGGGCAGGGGTCCCAAATGTGTTGGTAGAATATGGAATTTGTATATGCCAATGCCGCAAATTCATAGATTGTATAGCAGAATATGTAGAATTTAATTTTTGAGCTGTTTCCTCATACGACAGCGTTTCTTTTAGAGTTTGCTTGGCTAATTTCTGTTCATCATCTGTCCATAATTTAACTTCTATATGGAATATATTTTGATTATAAGCTTCCAAAGTTTTTCTTTTTACACCAAGTATTTCTGCTACGTCTTTAACTGACCTAGTTTGAATAAGCAGACTTCTTGCCTTTTCAACTAAAGAATCGCTCCATGTGCTGTAATCTGGGTTATTAATTGATTTAGACTCTGCTGAAGTTCTAATAATTCCCATATTTTTTAGATGCACACAAACAATAGTTGGGCTGCAATTAAAATAATTGGCTATCTCGCGCGTTGTTAATTGTTTTGAAATATATAAGTCGTACAAGATGGCCTGGTCTAGCTTTATTTTCCTAGTATCAACTCTGCTTCTTAACTTTAAACCATCTTTAATAAAACGTTTTCTAACAGATGTGGCAGTCATGCCATATTGTCTCGCGATTTCATTTAATGATAATTCGCTGTTAATATATGCGTTATATAATTCATAAGTTTTTACATCTGGTCTGTGTGACATGCGCGTAAACACCATCTTGATACGAAAAAAGCGGGCCTGCATGACCCGCTTTCTCCATTATGGAATTACTAGTAGCTTCCGAGGACCAATCGGCGATTATCCAAACACGCCCAGCCCCACTCGCCCCAGGCATAGAATCCAGCCCGCATCTGTCTGTGAAGAGTTGGGTCAGGGAATACCTGAACCTCCTGACGAACAGGAGCAACAAAGCTGTCATTGGATGACATATCTAGACCAACAACGTGCTGGACATCTGTGCCAGTTAGAGCTCTGCCTAGAACGTTAGTTAGGTAAAGCTGATATTCCTGGCCAACACCAAACTCGGTCATTGGGTGCAGCTTGACACCATACAGAGTCATCAGATTCTCTCCGGCGGAGCTTAGAATCTCTCTGCGGGTCACAGGGTCAATCTCTGTCTCGTCCCACGCACGAATATCCTCGACAGCCTCCATCGAGAGACAAAGGTCTGTTAGACGACCGGCCTGACCATTACCGCCAGCATTACGGGTCATGGCTGTCTTCATCTTGGAGATTAGCTCCTTGGTGAATTGGCCAGCATCCGCCTGACCGTCGGTCACGACTAGACCACGAGCATCTGCGGCAGCAAGAACGGTGTGCCAACCATCCTCATTATTCTTGCGGACAAAGCCTAGACGAAGAACTTCCATGGCGCGCCCAACTATGTCCCAGCGAGCATCTCTCGCATAGGTTAGAGACCAATCAATTGAGTTGGATACTCTATAAGTTGGAACCCACAGCTCGTCGCCCTCAACATGCCGCTCTGGAATCTTGCCCTGCTTAGGCATGACAAAAGCGGTAAAATTAAGGTCTTCCTCGCCTGGACGAATAAAGTCTAGCTGGTAGTTGGCCTGAGCCCCAGCAGCTAGGACCTGACGAGAGAATATCCATGAGACATTGTCGCCATCGAATATTCCCTGACGTAGAGGCTCCTGTAGAGCAGCCGCAAGAGCTTGCTGCGCAACGGCGGCCTCGGCAGGATTGTCAGAGGCGGTAGCACGAAGCAGTGCCTCTTGTTCGGGAGTTGCTTTAACCAGAGCCATCTAAGTCCTCCTTAAAGGTCCACTAGAACGTGGGCAAATCCATTAGCGTCCTTGGCTGATAGGAACTTGCCAATTATTGGGGCAGGATTCAACCCATCGGTCAGGCGTGTAGCGCCAATATAACCTGTTGGGTGTAAATATGCGGTCTGACCCTGAGCGGGGGTGCCGACAATAAGGTTAGTCTGGAACTCGCCCTTATTGCAAATACCCACCACGCTGCCTATATCTACAACGTTGCGCTGTAGATACTCAGGGTGACGGTCAAAGTTCATGCTCTCAACATCATCTAGCTGAACGCCTAGAGGACGAACATCTGACCCGGTTGGATTAACTACATACGAGGCCTGTCCCGCAGTAGATGTATCCGCACAAAGAATGCCGCCGCGCTCTTGAGCCGCATTAACGGCAAATAGAGGGCGCAGGCACTGATATACGTGACGATTAGGACCGAGAGCCATTAGTTTCCTCCTTGGACATTCTTGCCAGCGGCAAGAAGCAGAGTCGCGAGACTTGACATTCTTTCAACCATATTGTTAGGCGCAGCGGCATCAGGGGTTCCTGCTGGCATTACGCTAGCGCTTGTCTTCACACTGTCGAGGATTGCCGCCTCAGCATCTTCCTCTTCATCCATATCCTTCTTCTCTTCATCCTTCTTCATGAAGGGAGGCTTGGCCGCTAAACCTAGCAGAGCCTTTGTATCCTCTAGGTAAGCTGCACGAGCTACCTCATCAAGAGTTAGAGCCATCGCAGAAACGCGAGCCTTTAGGGCGGACATTGCGTCAGTCTGCTCAACGCTAGCAAAAAGCTCGCTAACCTTGGCCGCCACATCTGAGGCAACTATTGACTTCTCTAGTTCATCTATTTTGGCGGAAGCCTCAGCCAGCTTAGCCGCTGATTCCTTAGCCTTTGCAGAAAGAGCGCTGACTCCATTATGGAGAACACCCATATACTCAGTTGGCTTTGCGCTAGCAATGGCGCTAACAACTTCATCTCCAAGCAGCTTTGCTATATTCTCTGCGCCAGCAGCTAGAGCAGTTGAGAAGGTGTCAACTGTCGCAGTTAGCTTGGCTGACTCGCTCTTAAGAGATGCAAGCTCAGCGTTTTTGGTAGCAAGACTCTTTTCAAGCTCTAGAATCTTAACATTCATATCATTACCATCCGACATGGCTTGCGCCTCCTTCGCTATACTTAATTCACCTGAATTATTTGATTCTTCTGAAGCATTAGTTACAGAACGAATAATAGAATCTTTATTCGCTGGATTGGCCACAAAACCAACGCCACCAAACGTAATTCCTCGCAAAATCCTGCTTACTTTTTCGCCCTTGTAATTTCCAATTCCACCATTAGCTCTTAGGTGGTTATCAAGAAACGATGTAGAAGTATTTCTGGCAACAATTTTATTACCAACTTTGTAGTCATAAGACTTAAACCATGCCTCCATAGACACAAACAGCTTGCCAGCAGATGCATCCTTCGCTATTCTCGAAGCAAGTGATGGAAACAAATATTTATATACAACACCCTTATTAAGAATGTGGAAATTTTCAGGTGGACTTTCCATTTGGTCGGCGGTAGCATCATCTATTTGATTGCCAGCCCCATCTATAATCGCGGTGTCATACATCACGCCAACAATTTGATTATCGTCGATTACTGAGCGATGCTTCACATCAGATGTTATTCTATCTGTTATTTCTGAGCCAGTATTATGCTCCCAATCCATTGGTTTAAATATTGGGCTTTTTCTCGCAGCCCACATCTCACTAGGGAGAAAAACATCGTCATTGGCATTTTCGCCAGTGCTAACCAAAATTGATTCAATATATAGAAGGTCTGGCTGAACAATGCCATCAGCAGATGCAGTGGCCTTCATCGGGACTTCTATAATTTTAACAGGAGCAGCAATGCTAGTCTTTAGCATTCTTTTTGCCTTTTTGTTTTGTTTCAGTTATGGCAAGGTCTGTTGGTGGCATGGGAAGCTTCTTTGGTTTTGGTTTTCCAACTAGCGCGTCAGCTATTTTCATATTTACTGCTCTTGAAACATCTTGTACGTCACGCTGAGGTTCTTCCAAAACATAAGGCGCACTTGATGCTACAACAGGGTTGCTTGTCAAATAGTTATTCACCTGTTTAGTATTGACGGGCTGTGCGGGACCTCCTAATGCCCTGTGTGGCTTATTAGTATGATAATTATTTACCTTGGCCGGGACAATGACTTGCTTCTTTGCTTTTTTCATTATTCGCTCCACTTGTTTACATAATAACTTATTGCATGTGCTTTTCTGGATTTGATAGTGGCCAAACTCATACACTCTTCTATGCTTCTGATATCATCAGAATCCAGCTCAATAGTGGCTAGTGCAGATTCAATTATTTCGTTAGATATTTGAGAATCAGGACCAATTGAAACAAACGTAGAGAACGTTAGTCTCTCAATGTCTGCTCTATCAGATGCACTTAAATATTTTTTACTTTTAACGCCACGAACACCGACTAATCCATCTACAATATATGAATTGACAGATTCATAAATTGACGCAGCCCTAGAACTTAAGAAACCCATACCTTTTGGCTTGACGCTTCTTTGTTTTTCTTGAGGTCCAGTTGAGCCTGGCGGGCGTCCATTTGGCTTTGTGACCTGCTTCTTTTGGCTTAATGGGCCACCAAAAGGTGCTGGCTTTGGCTTTTGTTTATTTAGCTCTTTCTTGTGCTCAAAATCCAGCTCCATTGTCTCTTCTGTGTCCATCATATTCATTGGGTCCTTATATGGACCAAACTTCATCATAATTCCTTCATCCTCAGCCAGCTTGCGCTCTTGCTTCATTCGTTCAATCTCAATATCTGTCTCAATATCAAATAGCTCGTGGACACGCTCGGCGCTAATTATGTTTCTATCCATTAGCTGGATAACCAACTTCTTCTCAGCCTCCTCATCGCGTAGAGACATATGTCCAAATTTAACGGATGGGATATCTCGATGGCCCATAACTGCTGCAATAAGTCGCAGTTCTTTTTCAATCCACTTAAGCACTTCATTTCTGCCTTCTTCAAGTCTCTCCATCAAAGTCCTAACTTGTAAGAAGGCATTAGAGAAATTCCCTCCCTCAGCGCCATCGACCAATATAGACGGAACACCAAGGCCTGCCAATATATCCCTATCGACACTCCTGTACTTATCTATAGATAGGAGTTTTTCAATCGGAGGATAATTAGATTCCATCTTAATCGCATCATTCCAAACCAAATTATGCGAATATGTTGGAGTTCTTAACATTTCGCTAAGTTTAGCAAAGTGTTGAGGTGGAGGGGTATATCCGGCTTTAATGTCTCCAAGCTTGAAAATTGTTATTGCATTAATAACACTATTTGCTACACTCATATCCATTGCACGAAGCTGATTCTTATACATAATATCGTTCATGACTGGCCAAATCATTGGGTCGGCCCAATCTTCATGGTCATCCTTCATATAATGAAGGGTATACAGTCTTTCTTGAGGAATAGGGACTACTCCATCGCCTTCAGCCATCTTCTTGAAGTCTACAGGAAGGTTCATTTCTGTATCATCTAAAAAGTCAATAGACCTATTTTTGAGTTGCTTAATATTATTCTTTGTATCCTCATCTAGGACAAATACCCATTCCTTGCCGCCAAAAAATTGAGTTCCCCTTACATCCATTTGGAGAGGATTAAGCATTGTGTAGCGCCATGGTATTTGGCGCTTACCATTTGGCTTCTTAAGTTGGTCCTGAATGAATTTTTCAAGTAGAGGGGTGTTTGGGTCATTAGAGTCTTTTATATCTGCTTCTTTGGCAGCCTTGGCTGTCTTCATTTTTCTGTATGCGGTTTCGTCTACAGTGCCCATAGTTCTATAAATAAATACATTGGCCGTCTTATAGTATTGTCTAAGAGCATCTTTAGTTCTGCCCTGTAAATCAACCATCTCGGCCCAGCGCCTATAAAATTTCTGTATATTAGGTCTTGGATGAATTATAGTTAATCCTTCCGACGCAAAATTGCACATTAGGTCTATTACGTTTTTAACAACACCAAACCCCTTGTATGCCTCAACACATAGAGCTATTTTAGTATGAGCTAACCGCGTGTGTTTGCTATAATTTGCGCCTGAACCAGAATAGCTAAAAATTGATGGTGTTACTCCGAATGAGCCACCTAGCATTGGATGTACTCCTATGCCAAATGGTTGTAGACTGAAATTTAATGAGCTTCTATTGATTGAGCCGTAAAAGTCGCCACCAGCCATGTTAAAGGCTAAATTCCCGCCGCGCAGCCCCCATCCGCCAGAGCTATCTCCTGTATATGTAAATCCGCGCTTCTGAATAAAATCGTTATTACCAACAGTCTTTAAATTGTCGTTGGCCTTAATAATACCTTCAAATGACTTACTAAGCGATTCGGCAACACTTTTATTTTTTGGTTCCATTGCAATCCTATCCGATTATACTGCAATGTAATCATACACTAGAGATTCTCTAGCCAGTCGCCAGGAAACACGTTTACGTCATTGAATGTTTTCTGTTGAGCGTAAGTCCTGGCAGCATAAGATGCAAGTAATAGCGCAGAATATCTATCTTTTCTTTGAGTATTCTGAACGCCAGGGATATTGGTTTCTGGCAGGTCAAAATGCTGAACTCCGGTCTTAGTAGGCGTAACGACAATCATACATGTCTCATTAAGCTGTTCGTTTATATTATCCCAAACATCATCAATTTCCTTAAGCTCATCAATATCTAAAGACTTATCTATGCTGCGCAATGGGAACAATAATCTTTGATGTTCAATATCTGCTGCCATACCATAGTTAGCCTCAGCTATCCAGGAAGATGTAAAATTAACAACATCTAGAATGTGTGCTCCATGCAGCATAAGGTGTTCTTTTTCATTATAGCGCCATATTGGCATATCATTAGGCTGTGCATTTTCGGCAGATTGCAAAAGGTCTTCGACAGACAAACCTCCACCTCCAGCATCTAGCGCAATTCTAACAATATTGAATTTGCGGAGCAAATCTCTAATCTTTCTAACGCATATTATGAAAGACTTATTGTTGAGGGACCAAGAGTAAACATTTTTGAACCGCCCATCTGGCAATAGCTTTAAAATACATATAGCGAAGTTGTCACTCTTCCTAGCCGGGTCAATTCCCATGACATATTCAAAGCCAGCCTCTCCTTTTAATTCAATAGAAAATTGAGGAATGTCCTTGCACGTCTCTGACCCAGGAGTCGCTGCGTCTATAGCAGACCTCTTAAAGAATCCATCTGAATCAGTAGGAAACTGACATTCGTATTCCATCTGAAATTGCGCCTTTGGCATTGATGCCTTGGCTTGAGCAATTTGCTTATCATCCATAAAACCTTTTGGTAATGCCATATATGGGAGCTGGATTAAACCATAGTCTCTCCAGTCAATATTATTGGTTTCCTCAGATTGTCCGTTAATCCCCATCTCTTTATTTAATATAGATGAGTCTCCAGAAAATCTCCTGTCTAAGATATTCCGGTATAATTGATATGATTTGAAGAAGTGGTTGAATTGATATGTCGCTGTTCCACTAACGATAATTTTGTTGCCCTTACGACGGCGTAAATTGTTTGGGTCCAGCTTGCCTTGTTTAACTAGCATATCCTCATTATGAATAACTTCCGCATTCCTAATAGGGTCAGAAGAGACGGATGCGAAGCCTCTAACCACAACGTTTAAAACCTCTTCTGGAACTGAAGCAAATTCGTCTACAAGAATATCTGTGGCGCGAATACCTCTGATTCGCTCGCCGTCTCCAAGAGGTAGCGCAATTATTGTAGACATCCCATTATTGACGGCCATGTAGTACATATCATTGTTTGGAGATACTTTTGTAATACATTCCTGAGCTATAGGAGAATAATCGTAAATCTGTCTGGCATATTCCCAAACTAACTTGCTTTGTCTGAACGATGCCGCAACAATTACAACTTTGGTTCCTGGCACCATAATAGCTCGCAAGATTGCATAAAGTCCTAAAAGCCAGCTTTTTCCGGCTCCACGGCTCATTAGGACCATCGGGAATGTCTTTTCCCACATCATTTGTAGCGCTACTGCCTGGAATGGTGCAAGTTTTAATGGCTCGCCTTTCCATTTGAATAAATTATAGCAGGCAAATGACAAGTTGTTATCGAACACATCTATGAGTAAATTTTCTATAGAATCTATCTTGCCAAATCTGGTTAGGAATGGATTATTGATTTCGCCTAATTTAATTGTGTCTAGCTCGTATTTAATCGGCAGACGCTGGCCCGTCAGTATCCTTTGGTCTCCCATTTCTCAGCCTTTGTATATGTTTTTTATAAAGCTTTTCAAGTAATTTTCGCACATACCATTGACACAGGTCTTTTCGTTTATCTGCGAACACGACACGTATGCCATAGTCAAATTCCAGACTAGCAAGCGATGATAAGATAAATTCTGGACTAACCTTGCTAAAGTAACATCCAGAATAAACATCTTTAAGGGAACCTTCTATTATTATATAGCGAGAAGGTATATGGACAGCGCGTTGCATTTCACGATGGAATCTATCTTTTCCAGTAGTCAATGTCCCCCAAAGGTCACTAATTGATTTGCGCTCTATTGTAATTAGATGCTCCATGCCCTCTATGGAATAATCCCCGGTATCGAGTTTTCTAATTACTGTACCGTTGCATTTGGCTGTAGCATTAAATCTCCAGCCAGAACCTTCTTTTTCGCGACTATCTCTTATTATTGTGTACTTAGGAAGGTCATCTTCCTTTTTCTTAAACACCCGTCTCGCCAAGTAAGTACCTGCTCGCCTTCATATCTTCTTGACATTTGTTCTTATAGATATCCATAAGAGCCGCCTGATTGCCAAGTTCTTCTCTGGTTGCCCTATTCCTATAGGCCTGCACAAGCGTTGCAAATGTTTCCTTTTGTTCCTTGTCCTCTTTTAGTCTACCCTCTCTTGTAACTCTTAGCGTTTTTTGATACGAGAGAAACTTTTCTTCAAACTCCTTAAGGTAACCATATAGTCCGTAATTAATCATTTTGCCAGATTGTTCGTGGTCGTTTTCCATTTCTTTTATTTTAATTCTTATGCGAGATATATAAATATCATTCATAATCATATGATGTAGCGCATCTTCCTCTTGTAGAGTAATCGTATCTACGCCCATCATAAATTCAATATACTTATGCTTATAATACTCAAGCTCATCCTTATGCAACTCTTTTATTAGCATAGGATAACGCTGATTCTTATCGAACGTCTGTTTATAAATTTCTATGCGCTGCTCTTTAGTTAGGCCGGCGAATGATGTCGGCGAAACTCCTTCAGAAACAGCCTTAAATGTTTCTTCTTTTACCTTTTTTTGAGAAGGTCTTCCGTTATCTTTTTTCCAGCCATGTATAGCGCGCTGACGAGAAATAGACAGCTCTGTCCTATTTAGGATTTTAGCTATCTCTTTGTCTGTTCTAAATTTATAATTTTGCTCTATGAATTTTAGTTCATCTTCGTCAAAACGACGCTTACTTTCACCGCTCATGCTACATAATCACAAGAGGAGCACTTCTCCCCTTCCTTCATTTTAGAATGGTCCATACCACATTGAGCCACTGTCATAAATGCAGCCATGGTTTCCTCGGCCTTAGCTCTGCCATATTGACTATTGCATATGGCAACGCGCTGCGCCGCGTCTTTTCCTTCACCTTTAGAGGTTAAGTTAGATACACAGCGTGAAACAAACTTCTGACGCGTTTCTCCTTTATTTGGTTTAGGCATTGGCATTACAGCAACTCCTATCGCACTCTTGGGTATGGTCATAAATAGTAAAAGGGACACCTGGGTCATCAACTATCTCGGTATAAGATGACCTATCTTCGCTAACATAATGAAGTAATGCCTTGCCAGACTTTTCTACATGCCCTATACAATACTGCAATTGGCTGTGCGAGCCCATAGATATAAACTTCTTCTTCTGAATATATCCTATAGACTTTGCGGGCAAAGGCACTTCTAAATTATCAACTTGCAGTCGTAATCTTGTAATTGCTAAACAATTAGCTCTTACATATGCTCCAAGTCTGTCCCATGCAGACCTTTCGCCTGGCTTGTGGTCCTCAAAAACAGTTTCCCCGTTAGATAGAGAAGCTATCCATCTAACAGGTTTAACATATGAGTTGGCCGTTTTTGCCAAATATATATTTGACTCGTTTTGCTGTTGCAACATATATAACCCCGTTAATTACACTAGCGTTAAAAGCACTAGTTTTCCACTTGCACATTTGGGCGCAAGTCCTTATATGAATTCGCTCTCAAAATAGTATGCCAGATTAGTCTTTTGACCTATGCTGGTAGGGCTTACGGTTATGCCGATATAGAAATCATGAACGCCTGTAGCAAACATCTGATTATCTAGAGATAATGTAGAACCGCTACCATATATCTGCAACCAGTGAGAATCTCCGCTGCCTCGGACTCCCGCGCTTGGCTTATTAATCTCTGCCGCATAAACAGTCACACCGCTCGGGTTGTTATTTATGTTTGAGCGGTCGAAGGCTCTAAAGGATGCATTTTGTGTTTGAACATTTGTATCTGTAGAAAGGCGAATTCTAAGTGTCGCCTCTGAGTTATCTACTTCTAGTAGTTCAGTTCCAACAGTCTCAGATGCCACATACGCACCGGACACATTAGCATAGCGGAGGTTGGGGACCTGGCCATGGTTGGTTGTTCCGTTATCATTTGTTACATATGATGTGTTGTTGAATTCTCCAACCCGTATAGAGAAGCCAAACCCAGCTCCGAATGAGCCAAGCGTATCGTTATCTCCAGAGTTGGCGGGTAGAATTGCATTAGCCCCGTCTCCACCTGCCCAAGTTATCGAAGTCGCCATGTATATCTCTCTTCAACGGGCTTTGCCCTATGAAATTGTGTTTCCAAATGCAGGCTATACCAATATAGGCAACGCATGCATTTATTGCTGGTCGTCCAGCATCTCCATAACAAAGTTTCTAATACGCTCTTTGACTTCCTTAGAAATTCCCTTTTCATTCCCACTAATCATTCGGAGAAGCGGCTCGCGCAGCTCCTCCTCAATATTATTCACTAGGAAATTGCAGAAATCCTTAGCATCTATCTCGTTAATAAAATTAAACTTGCAGGTCTTTTCTCCAGTTTGCTCTATTGAAATTGGATGTTTGACCTTTTTGCGGCGTTTGACGTTTTCCTTGAACTTTTCGTATTTTACCGCCATATCACTGTTAGGGTCAGATATTGCTTGGTTAATTTGCTCTTTTGTGAAATGTGGCGTAAACCGAATATACTTGTCGCGCTTCAAGTTTTGAAGTCGATAATCAACACAGCGGCCAAAATAATTTATAGCCTTACTATCTATAACTCTATCCTCGTCAAAATGCTCTAAAGCATTGAGGCATATAATTCTAATTTCTTGAGCTATATCATCTATTTCCCAGCAGTCAAATACTGCGTTATTGCTTTTTATTCTTACTAGCTGCTCTACTATTGCCTCAATGTCTTCATAACTAATCTTTCGATTCTTTTTCTTTTCCATTAAGCTCATTCAACTCCCCTATTGTATTCCTTTGTATCGCCTCATCCTGATTTAAAGAAGCGTCGGCTTGAAGTAATTCATCTGCAAACACCTGTTTAGCGATAAGTTTGATTGGCTCTTGAACTTTTACTACGTTGTCTTTCAATTTCTTCCTCCGCAATTTTATTTGCTTCTTCTTGAGATATTTCGTGGAGGTTACATTTGCCCCTAATACACACGGGGTTTTTTGGCTGTTTGAAATCTCCACACATGATAAATACACTATCACAATTTTTACAATGTACAAACATTATATACTGATAACCTCCCACCTAACTCTGCCAGCCTGAACGGCGTCCCTTATAATGCGCTCCCTCGTTGTAAGCTTGGCATGTTCTCCTGTTTTAACCTCTAAGAATATTACTTCCTTGACCTCCCCGGCGTCAAGCCCATCAAACACAATATAATCTATTGGCGTTCCTATAAATCTGCACTCCTTACCATTATACTTAAACTTCTCCATCAATGGTAGGAGATGCTCGCTTACTTTACCCTTTACGACATTTGTGGACCGCTTTAACGCATCTTCTCGTATTTTTTTCTCTTCTCTAGACTTCCAGCTATCAAATCTTATGGCGGCCAAAGCGTCAGCCTTTGTGGCCATATTGTTGTGAACATCAGCTATCTGAGAATTCAACGATTGAACCTGCTTTACGAACGAATCCCGTTCTTTTTGGAGCTTAGCCACAATATCATTGTGCTTTGAGACACTTAAGTACGATGTGGCCTTTTCCTTGTACATGTGGACATTAAGCCAGCATGAGAGCGCAAGTGCCGCGCTCATAAGTAATAATACTAACCACATTTGCTATGTCCGCAATCAACGCATGTCATACAACCTTCTTTCCATGCCAAGTTAGACGAATTACAAGTAGGGCATGTTGCCGAGGACCTAATCTTCCCCTCCCTTATATATTTTTTAAGGGCCCTTGATAAAACCCTATTTAAATCAACAGATGTTCCATCCTTGTTTAATTGTTCGACCAAAAAATCAATCGGAACACCATGTCTCAAAGATGTTGAAATCAAACGAGTTGCCCAGCCAAATTCTGGAGGAGCAATGTTTTTAATTGTGCCACCTTCTGTAACCAAAGAGTATTTTCCTCGCGCACTCTTTACTAGTATGCCACTGGAAATATTATGTTTTATGCTCCCATCATCTAGGATGGCAAACATTTCGTAGGGCTCATTATCCAGTAGACCGACAGCGGCAAGCCACTTCTTTCCTTTATAGGAAAGCCAGTGTAATTCACAGGGAAGTTCCTTGGGGCGCTTTGGAGCTTCTTGCCGCTTTACCTTTGTTGGTCTGTTTGAAGAATCTGTTACAAGGACGCCGCTTCTTGAACCATCAACATAAACAGTGACCCCCTTCAAGCCATTCTTCCACGCATCCATATAAATGCCACCGACAACATCTGGAGATGTTCCCTTGGGCAGGTTAATAGTGCTGCTAATCGCGTGGTCAATATACTTCTGTATGACTCCCTGTAACTTTACTCTATAGCGCCAATCTATTTCATCAGAGGACACAAAGTAGTCGGGGATGGCATCTGACCCGCTGTTCAACCCAAACTCCTCTTCCCAATTAATCAGGTTAGAGTGCTTCACATCAAATTCCATCCAGGCATCACCTAGTTCATCTATAAAATCAGTGCGGAAGTTTAAATCTCCTGGGTTACCCTTGCGACGTCGCTTATATTTTACGCGCCAGACAGGCTCAATGCCACTGCTTGTGTTATGGCGCTTATATTTGCCTACCTTACTCATCATCGATACTGTGCCTGTTGGCGCGTTTGTTAATAGGGCTATATTTCTCCTGCCATACTTGGACATATCTTCTTTAATATGGTCTGGCAGTTCCTTAATAAACTCATTGTCCTTTTCTGCCTCCCAATCAAATCCAACAAACGGTCCACGCTCTTTGGCCAGATTAACGCTCTCAGCGTATGCTTTATCACGCAGCACCATGTATACTAAATCGCAGAACCTCAGAGCTTCGTCGCTATCATAGCGCAATTTAAGCATTGCTAGGGTATCTGCTAAAGCATGCGTTCCAAGCCCGACTCTTCTGCCTTTTCTGCCAGTATCCTGTAGCTTTTTCCATAAAGACTTCTCCGCATCATCCTCGCATCTTTCAAGTATTTTGTCAATTAGTTCTATCTCAATATCCACAAGATTATCAGACATACGAACAGCAGTCGCTATATCTTCACGGAAAAGGCCCAAATCAAAATATGGTCCCTGCCCAAATGGATGGCGGACATAGCCAGTTAAATTGAGACTAATAAGACGACAGCTATCATTAGGACAAAGCGGGATTTCAGAATTGCCAGAAATTATACCGTTAGCAGTGAATTTATGGTATCCCTCTACTTCTATACATCCCACTTCTTGTTGCTCATCAAGTCTATCTATAGAGACAATTTTTGTATATCCTTTAGATAACTCAATTCCAGTTGAACTTTCTAAGGCATTTTTAAGCTTCAAATGCTTAACATTAGAAATAAAACCAATGTTTTCATAGAACTTCTTAAGATTGGAGATTCCACTAATAGTTATTCTGTAACAATCTTTCGTTTTATACGACAATCCATCAAATGTAGAATTTCCTGCGCTTCTCATTAGTCCCAAAGAACTTTTAATGCCGAATAAAGTAAGCAAATTTTTAACCTGTAGTAAGCGCTCTCTATCTATAGATGATAGAGATATACTCCATCTGCTCTGCTTTGGAGCATAAGCAACAGAGCCGTCAGCGGAAAAATAAGCACTCAAGTAGCCAGAAACAAAATCTCTAGATGCAGAATATAAAAATGGATTATGTCCAACCTTGAATTTCCACACATTAAAATTATACTTCTCCATTAAATCTTTAACAATAGGAGATGACATAAGTCTAAGTACCATGTTATTCTTTATTTGATTTTTAACAAGAGATATATCATAGCCCAAATTGTTCATAATCTTGTGCAATTTCTCAGCCACATCATATTCTTTTTCCCAAAATGACAAATACATTGTTGGAATTGATTCATCTGAGTTCCTAAATGATAGACAACCGTCTCCGGTTAGCCATCCCAATATAAGTCCTTCGCTCATTGAGCCATTGCTCGGCCAATTAATATCTGGCGCTTCTACGCTTACAGATATTTTATCACCGACTCTTAAATCTTTAGTTTCAATTAGACATCTTCTATCATAAACAAGCTTTGTGCCCTGTCTAGAGTAGGATATTTTTTCAAATTTGTGATTGTCTGTTACATCAAAACTTTCTCCGTTTGAAAACGAAATTCTAAATACATCATGTTTTCCGGCATTAAAAAAACCACTAGTTTTGGCCCAACATTGGTCGGAATCTATCCAAATCTCATCGGATGATGAAATTGATTTAATTTCCTTAAGCCCATCTCTTGTTAAGACCATTACGGTATTTTTGGTGCTAAAACAGCAAGGATTTGTTGAGACAGCATGAAATGCGGGATATGCAAAGGTTGGCGTGTACTTTAATAGCTTATCCCAAAAAACTATTCCAGGCTCAGCCATAGCAGTGGCGCATTCTATTATTGTATTCCAAACTTGTTTAGCTGGAACCATCCGACTGAACTTTACATCCCCTTGAAGGGGCCATCTTTGCTCGTATAATGTGTCGTTTTCTACAGCAATCATGAATGCATCAGATATTCTTATAGATACATTTGCTCCAGTGACCTTAGTAAGATTCTTTTTCATTGTAGCAAATTTTTCAACATCAGGATGATGAATATCTAATGTCAACATTAACGCACCGCGTCGCCCCGACTGTCCTACCATCCTAGTGATAAAAGAATAAAGGTCTGCAAATGACCATGCACCGCTAGTAGTTCTTGCAGCGTTATTTACAGGCATCCCATCCGGCCTTAAAGTACTGATGTCAATCCCGACCCCACATCTTCTTTTGTAAAGCTGTGCCAGTTCAGTACTTGTGTGCATAATCCCGCCAATAGAATCTGTCGGGCTCTCAATTACGACACAATTAGATGCGCTCATTACTTGGAAAGGATTGCCAATGGCGGACATGGGACTGCCTTGGGGAACGATGCGTGCAAACTTATCAAGCGCGTCCCTGTAGCGAGCATAAGTATCTTGTATTCCATACTTTTCCTTATCTATCCTGGCAAATTCCCTTGCAAGCCTATCATGCATATCATGAGGGGTCTTTTCGTGCAAATTTCCATCTTTGTCTTTGAGAGCATATTTATTTAAAAAAGTGGTTGCTACCAATTCATCGCCGCTAAAATAATCTAGAGATGCAGATAGAGCTTCCTTATAGGGATACATTAGTCCTCCAAAAATAGTTACTGAGAGTTTAGCTGTAAGTAAAAGAATTTATTGGCTTTGCAGAAATCTTTATAATTACTACGGCTTTGTTCTGTAATATGTTGTGTTAAAATAAAGCCTAATGTGTAAGGCTCAAACTTCTTATCTACGCGCCACACATTTAACTCTGTTAGATATTTGAAAAGGTCCGCGTGTGGATTAGGCAGATTATCGTCTAAACTAGTATATTGACCATCACTAATCACTATAATAGTTAGTGGAGACACATTTTGACAAACAGCTTCTCTAATCGCGCCATGCATATTTGTGCCACCGCCGGCCTTTAGCTGCTTAACCCATGCATGTAATTCGTTTAGGCCATCTTTGTTTGGCATCTCTAGCCAGTTAGATGGCAACTTGCTCTGTTCTACCAGCGGCCCCTTTTGTTTAGGTCCAGGCCAAACATATGTGCCATCAGAGAATGCAATTACGGCCACATTCATTTCGTCAATCGGCTGCTCAAGCAAGGTCATCATTGTGGAAATGCCTCGCGACAGTTCTTCTGGTTGCATTGAGCCAGATATATCTAGGACAAATACTATGTTTTTAGAGACTTGACCTTGTTCCGGCTCTACAATCCAGGCATCTCCAGCATTTACGGGCAGAACCAATAGTAGGATAAGAATTATCGCCAATAGATGCCGCATAAGAATCCTCCGATAAGAGATACACAAGAAGTTTAGCCGCGGCCGGGGACGTTTAGATTAAACTTCGCTGGTCATTGCTGTATTAATATTTATTAAGGAGCGCACATGAAAGACTTTTTTGGAAAAGTTCACCATTGTATTACAACGCTTGATTGTGGTGGGGTGTTTGCTGAAAATAATTTTAGCGGCCAGCACAGTGCGTCAAAAAGTGAGCACGCATTCATAATTAAGGAGTGGCTAGTTAAAAACTACTCATTCCATCACTTTTGTGATATAGGCGGAAGCATAGGCACGCTAGCGCTAATGATGGCACAACTAGGTAAAGACGCCTATGTGGTCGATGGTTGTGAAAAAGGCTGGAAAGACGGGAAGACAGGGGTAGCAAGAGACCACTATGCCGTCTTCGATATGAGCCGCCCGATACAAGACTTGTTGCCGCGCCATTGCTTTGATATGACAACCTCTTTTGAAGTTACAGAGCATGTCCCGAGAGAGAATTTGGATGGGTTTATCAAGAACTTGGCATGGCTAGCACCAATCCATGTTTGCTCCCTACATGTGGATGGCGCAGAATGCGATAACCACTATAATGTGCGGCCACTTGAATGGTGGGTTGAGAAATTTGCAGAGCACGGAGCGGTTGTGAAGGAGATTGGCTTGAACGTGCCGACCTTCGGCACCAGTCAAATGGTAGAGGCAAAGTTTAGTTAGGCCAAGTATTGAGTTGCACCAGAATTGGTAGCCAAATAGCGAGTAACCAAATCTATTTCTGCCGTATCTATTTTCTTGTTGAAGAATAATATTTCATACATATCGCCCTTGAAGCTTTTGTAGCCGGCGAATTCATCACCTGGATGGTCTCCTATTTGAAGAGAGGCGTCGCCATCTACAATATCTGCCAATCCGTCTCCAAACGAGAATGAAGTGGGAGATTTTACGCTGCGGCCATTTACAAACAAATCACATCTATCTAGGCCAGCCGGCTGACTAGCATCATAAGTGACGACGATAACATATGGACGGTTTGGCAATATGTTGTCTGTGCCTATAATAGTTAAGCCATCTGATGCGTCATCTTCCGAATATACCTCGAAGCGCAAATTGGCGGTTGTCGGACTATCGTATAGGTAGACCCAGAACGATGAATATCCGTCGTCTCCATCCCATTTAGTAATAATATTGATAAAGTTGTCATCATGCAATATCTCACTAAACGAGCAAGCAAGAGCTATAGTAAAAGAAATGCCGACGCCTGTCATTAAAGAGTCTAAGACTTCCTGAAGGCCTAGAGATTGTTCGGCTTCACTAAAGCGAACTACGTTTCGTGGAGTGTTTCCCACCAAAACAGATGTTTGTATAGGAAGAGCATTTTCGGCCTCCTCCGCCTTAATGGGCGTGTCATCCTCGTATACTATAGAGGGATTGACTAGCCTATCATACCATTCGGAAACTTGACCTTCATCAAGTATGATGGAGGGCGCGTAATTCGCGTCGAGCCACAAAATACGATTAGACATAGATGCAATACTATTGGTGAGCTGTACAATATCGCTGGCCGCAGATAAGGGCGACTTTGAGTCTACCTCCACATCTCTTTCCGAATCTGATAGAGAAATAGAGTGGGAAAGATGGCGGACAATTGGGTTGGTCATAATGGTATCTCTTTCTTCTCTCCTAATTAATACCCCGGCTCAGGCGGCGCCTGCCTTAAAACCGGAAGGTGAAAAAGATGTGGTGAGGAAGGAGGGCAGGAAGAGTGGGTGTGGGTTGTTGGGCGGCGGTTTTGGTTGAACCGTGCCGAAGGCACGAGTTAGATGATGGCTACCCCCGGCCCCGATGCGATTCTCCTCACTGAAATGAAATGAAAAAGACCCCCCGGGGAGAGGAGTGTTGCCATTCGGCGCCACTAGGTGCGCGGTTCTGTCGCTGAGCGCGAACGCTCACCCCACTGGCGCCAATCGGCGACGCCACGGCGCGTCAAGTCCAGCAATCCCAATAGCGGCATGCAGCATGCTGTAGAGTCAAGCGGCCAATGACGGCCGGAGGATACCATGAAGAGTCTGACCCAAGCTGGTCTCGAGTACCTCGCCGCGACGCAAGCGTGCTCCCACGCTGCCCGCGTCTGGCGCAACAATCTGCCGCTGGAGCGGCTGACCGGCAGGCTCGCGGCGGACGACCCAGCGTGGCAGCGGTACGTGGTCGCCACCCGTCGCCAGCAGCGCGCTGCCCGGGCGTACGACGCGGCCTGCCGCGTCGCGTCGCTGGAAGCCGTGCTCGCGGCCCCGTGGCACGACAGGGTTATCCGAGCCTGCTAGCAGGCTCTCCGCTCCCCCGGGGCGCTTGCCCCGGGGGAGCTATCAAGCTAAGCTATACAGCAAGCCGATAAGTAAGTAACGGGAGGATACAATGGCTGGTCTGATTGTGGTCGTCTCTCTTACGCTCATTCTGTTGTCTGTTGCGCAGATTGTCCGGGCCGAACTGAGGCTCGCCCGGACGGAGCGTGTCCGGGCCGCGCGTGAGAGCGCGCGTGTCATGGGTGAGTACCACGGGCCACGTCCAAAGCGCGCCGTCTCGCCAACAAAGACCACCGTTAACCTTCCTGTTATGACGGAGCAAGAGATTCAGGAAGAGTATCAAACGCTGGTCACGCAATGCACAGTGATTGTCCACAACCCATTCGCCCGGGCGCGTTAAGCGCCCGGATTGGAGGATTAAACATGCGTTGCACATTCTGCGATTGGTCGAGCGCGGAGCTTGCAGTTTTCGAGGAGGATATAGCTATCCACGAGGACAGCGGGCTGCCAACGTGTAGCGATAGCGAGTGTCTCGAGAAAGCCGACGCTATCGTGGCCGGAGAAATGGCCATGCGTCCGGCCCGACTCGTGCGCTACTGGCGCGCCCGCATGGGTGAGTGTCTCCGGATTGCTGGACGGGACTGGATTGGCGGCATGCGCCAAGCTCACCGGTTCGGACACTCGGAGACTGAGAACGAGAGCCAGGAGCGCGCGGATACCGTGCGTTTCCTGACGCGCGTGGCGCGCTAGGGATTGGGGTCCCGGGGTTCAGCCCCAGGGTCCCGGCCCGTCCGCGCTCCGCGCGGCGCCCCAGGGCGTTGGGGTAGAACGAGTTACGAGGAGCGAGACAAAAGCGCTCGCCTCATGGCGCCAGATGGACACACGCCCGCTGCGCGGGCTGGGGTTATGACGGGCACGGCTCCTGCTATGGGTAGAGTGGAGGATGAACATGGAACGTTGCGATGTGTGTCAGATGGAGTTCCCTTCGTCTCAACCGCAGCCCGCCGTGGCCGATGCGCCTCTCGGCGGGGGCATGTGGGGCTATCTCTGTGAGTCGCATCTGGGTCACGCGCGCGGCCCGATGACCAAGCTCGTGCAAGAGTTGGCCTGGCAAGAGTTTACGACCAAGCTCGACAGGGTGCTCATAACTCCCTGCGATTGCGGGACTTGCGAGGATTGCTCGTAAGTCATTGGCCGGTGGGCGGTTCAAGCTCACCGGCCCGGGCGCGCCGCCAAAGCGCGGCGAGGCCCGGCCGTTCCGGCTGAACGGTCGCCCCGGCGCCCGCCAAACATTTCAGATGCGTCGCACAATCGCCTCGCTGGGTCCCATTTGACACGCAATCAGCCGGGGTAGCACGAGAATCATTGGAGTTACGTCGCCAGACCCATTGGCAGCCAGCTTGCTCTATGGTCTATCGTCCGCGCGGCCGAGTGAAGCGAGTAGAGACAAGCTCTCTCCGCTCAACGCCCGCGCGCTACAGCCAGCGGTATCCGCAAACCGGCTGGTGGCGGCATTTGACAATTTGCCCCGGCGGGATTGGGAGCGCTCCCAATCTCTGGACACTCCGCGCGAGCTGAGCATCTCCCCCGGTTTCTGACGCAAGTTAGCCTCACGTGAGCCGTTGCGACCTCCAAAGGGTCCCGACGTAACTTTGTGGGTCAGAACAGAAGCCAAAGGTGTGCGCTCATGGTAACGCGCGCAGGAAATAAGCTCGCCAATATGCGCAGAGAATGCCGCGACGGCGGTAGCAGAGCGCAGCGGGCGATTCCTAGTCTTGCACGGCGTATACTTGTATGCCACCGACAAGCGGGACCCTGTTTCACGTCCTGGGCGTGCCGGCGCTGGCGCCATGTAGCAGCAAGCAACGCGTAATCGCGAGCGCGAAGCTTGTGGGCAGCAAGTAGTCTCGGGTCGCAAGGAACCCCGGTATCTTGAGCGGTTCGAGCCCGCAATGGCGCAACGTGTCCTCCCACTGGGGCCTGGGTTCGAGCGGTTCGAGCCCAGCGCCCCGGGCCAGCCGCGCTCCGCGCGGCGCCCGCGGGAGATGGGGTGGAACGTTTCATATGCGCGTCACGAAACCTATCTGCGCCACATTCAACGGAGATTGCTCGAGATATGATGGCACGGAGGGTGCATTGGGTGGGGAGCGCGAAACGCGCGGAGGAAACATGAGCCGTCTTTACCTTCTCAACGCATTCTCCCTCAACATGCTCTCGTTCGACGAAGAACAAGAGCTCATCCCGCCCATGCGGGTGGTCGTCAACCCGATGTCGCCGAAGGATGCGGCGCGGGTGGTCCAGGAAGCGTACAACAACATCCTGGCGCCCGGCTTCCCGCGGGGGCTCAACCTGCACGCCCACATCGGCCACGAGAGCACGGCCGCGCTACTGAGCAAGATGCTCAACATCCCTCTCCACGCCGACCGCGCCACCGTGACGATGCTACCGGGTGACATCGCCGTCGTCGCCCAGTACGTCGGCCCGCGTCTCCCCGAGGGTGCCACGTCGCTCCCCGAGGGTGCCACCATCCGCTTCTACCTCGTGGAAGTGGAGTAGCCAGCCAGGGATTCCTGGGGGTTCAACCCCAGGGTCCCGGGCGCGCCGCCAAAGCGCGGCGAGGCCTGGAGGCTTGGCCTGAACGTCCTGGAGCGCGGGTGCAACATTTCTACTGCATGAGGCGTTTCATTGGGACCCATCCGCGCTGGGTAGCACGGAGAGCGCTAGAGTTACGTCGTGGCATCGGTATTGCTCTAGAGTGTCGCGGAGGAAACATGATGGAAAACACTGCAACGGGACCGTGCGAACGGTGCGAAAATAACTCGGCAGACTCTCGTGGATACGCCGGGCGCTTGTGCTGGGATTGCTCTGTCGAGTACGTGCTCGACAATCCTGGCCCGGAAGAGTGTGAAGAGCTTCTCGTGGCGATGCGCGACATCGCCGGAGATTGCTCTGTGGACGGGTGCAAGAACCCGGCTTTGCCCGAGGATTGCTCCGCGTACTGCGCGCTGCACAGAATCGAAGTATGCGGCGACGGAGATTTCCCGACGTGTGCGTGCGATGACGCAATCCGCGCCATCCGCTTCGTCCGAAACATCGTGCGGCCCGAACTTTTCTGGCCGTCCCTCGGTGGACCGCGGCGCGAAGAATAGCCTTCCCCGCCCCCGGGCGCTTGCCCCGGGGGCGCTATCAAGTTAAGCTATACAGCAAGACGATAAGACAACGGAGGATACCATGAACGCGCACGAGAGTCTCATTCTGTCCGTCCGTCGCCTGCGTGCGCTCCTCGCGAAGGAGCGCGGGGTCGACGAGGAGAGCCAGGGCGCTTACGACGCCCTGGAGCGCGCCCTGCGGGGCGAGCAGCCCCTGGGCTCCACGCTCGCCCACCTGGCAAGTCGGGCTTGCTTGGCAGGTGACCTGGCTCACGCCGCGCACCAGGAGGTGCGCTCGTGAGCCGAATGCGCCGCTATAGCTAGCAAGATGGGCCCTGGGCGGTTCAAGCTCACCGGCCCGGCCGCGCGCGGGACGCGCAAGAGGCCTGGACGTTGGGCTGGAACGAGACGGAGCGTGGCGCCAAATGGACACACCTGCCACGGATGCGCCACGGGTTAGGCTGGTATGGTGCGTGCTATATAGAAGATTGGAGGGTCAAGCGATGAACGAGAACAAAGCAAAAGCATCAGAAGAGCGAGAGCTTGCGAGGCTTGGAGCCTCCCTTCGGGACCTGAGGCAAACCCTGGCGGCGGTCGACCTGCGCATCAATCAGCCGATGTCCACACTGCCAGAGGAGTACTTCCGCTCCGTCGGCGAGGTCTACTTCGAGCTAAAGCAGACCGAACGCAGGCTAATGGACCTGCGCGCAAAGGTCAACGGGCGCTGTCTCCGCGCATGGAAGGCCAAAGAGGAGAGGCTCAACTCCATCACGTCAATCAGGCAGCTAACCCACACCGAGCTAGGGAAGCTGCTGCGTACGCGCGAGCGAGGGTGGAGCGGCGACCGCCTCCGCATCGCCAACAAGCTCATGGGCTACCCGGCCAAGAGCTGGAGCACCGTTCTGGCCGAGGCCAGGACGTTGGCTCTGGCCGAGCTTAACCGACGACGGCAGGCCGCAGACCGCCGCCGCATCGGCTGCTGCGACGACCCTGGGCATTGCTGGCCTTACTAGGTCAGTAGCCGCGGGCCTTGGGTTCAACCCTAGGGCCCCGGCCCGCCCGCAAAGAACGGGCGCCCGCGGACGTTGGGCTGGAACGCGCCGGGATGCGTGTCAGATACGCCTCGAGGCGCAGGCGGGGAGTGTGTCCAAACGGCGCCGCCCGTACGTCTCACGGACGGAGATTGCTAGGCTTACGCTTCGGTCCGGCCCCTGCTATAGAGTAACCTGCCGACGGCGGGCGACAACAGCCGACGCGACCCGACGACACCGGGCGGTCTTTTACAACTCGAGCCTATCTGTAAGTACCGTTTCCGCGTCCTGTTTCCCGGTCTCGCCGTACCTAAACGGTTTGGGGAAACGCTCGGAGTAGACGGTCCGCGCGGGACTTACAGGGATGGTCTGATGGTGCGTATCCGCTACTGCGCGCTATCTTCCTATAGGCAAAAGGTTTGAGACGTGAGAGGCAATGAGTCTCCGGTAGCGGGGAGACAATCTGCCTGGGGAGAAAATCTGCCCATATGCCAGCTATATGGCGGTGGGCTAACAAGTTAGCGGCAATACCGCCGCAGAAAGGAGGTTCTGGCATGAGGTTGGAGCATCTGGTGAAGATGGTGAGGGTCCTGGATAACTCGCACCGGCAGGCGCAGCGGGCCAGGGACAACGCGATGGAGCGCACCCAGCAGCTACCTGCGGCGCAGGCCTGGCTCCTCAGGATGGCCGCCGAGGAGGAGCCCGACGACCGCCTGGAGCGGGCCGCGGCGGAGTACATCAAGCTGGTCAGGGGGGTCCGCTCGGCAAGGGAAGCCCAGGCGCGGAACGAGCGCAACGCGCTCGACGCCGCCGAGCGCCTGAAGTACGAACTGAGACTGGAGGACTAGCATCTCCCGGGGCGGAGCGCATTAGTGTCCCGCCCCGTACCAAACTTGTCCCATACGGGACGTATTTGACCGCATATCGACGGAGTTTGCTGGCGTTGTGCTGGCATGTCTCCTGCTATACTGTGGAATGTCGGGCACGGGCGCACCGACACCACATAACCTCTTGCGCCCATTGGAGTTTCACAATGGCGATGTTCACGAGCGAGGTCCTGGCCAAGCTGCACGCCCTGGCCGCTCCCGCGGCGCGGGCGAAGGTGGAGGCTCTGGCCGACATCCACGAGGTGGCCGTCGAGACGGCCGTGAAGGAGTACGAGGGACTGCGGGCCAAGCACGAGGCTGCGGCCCTGGTGAAGGCCCTGAACGAGGCCAACGCGGTGGCGTTCCCCGCCAACAGCGACCAGGCCCGGGCGCTGCAGGGCGGCGCGGTGGGGCGCGTCGTCCTGGGTGAGGACGGCTCGGTGCGCATCACCTGGACCCTGATGGGGGCCCTGGGGTCGGGCACCGGCGCGAGCACGGGCCGTGGAAAGCGGGGCCGTGGTGGCCGGAAGTTCAAGTACTTCCACGACGGCCAGGCCCTCCCCCGCGGCTCCTCGGTGAAGGGGTTCCTCATGGAGCACTACCCCGACTCCGAGGCCGCCAGGACCATCCGGGAGTACAAGGCCAGCGAGGAGGCCGGGCTCTCCAGCGCCAAGATTGGCGCGTGGGAGGCCATCCTGAAGGACGAGGTGGTGAAGGCCCACTTCACTCGGGAGCAGGTGAACATCTAGCCCGCTCCTCGGTCGGCGCCCGGGGGAGGATGGTCCTCCCCCGGGCCGGCTTCCTAAACTATCCAAGGGGGATGGTGAAGGATAGCAGATGTCGTTCGTAGTTGAGGGATTCTTGCGTTCTGGTGGCAAAATAACACGACTAGTTGACACCCGCCTTGAGGCGGAACGCGAGTTCCACGACCTCAAGTCGCTTTGCGCAGATGTCCAGGTGATAGGCGCCGAGGGCATTATCGCGCAGTGGAGCGAGAAAGTGGACAGGCGCGAGGAGGCAGAGAAACTAATCAGGCTCCTGGCATCGGCCGGGACGGCCTGGGAATGGAATAGGGCCCGTGCGTTTGGCCAGAAGGTCGGCGCACCTGACCCAGGAGCGTGGTCAAAGCCCGCAGGTGTGCTGCGGGTGCTCCAGTGGGCCCTGGAACGTGGTGTGTGGAAAGGAATGGCAAGCGCGTGAGCGCCAGGGCTTTTCAGATGGACATGTCCACCGGGAACTCCCGGATGGACCGGATGAACTCCCGACAGGTCGGGAGGCTCCACAAGTGGAACGGTAAGGAGGCGCGGGTCAAGTCCAGCCAGACGACCCGCAAGCGGGTCGGAGTCAAGCTCGACCGGCGGCGGCTCAAGGAGCTCCTGGCCGAGGAGCCTCTGGTGGGGGCGATGAGCCTGGAAGAGGAGAACTCGCTCAGGAGCGACCTCCACATGCCCCGCCTCATGACCGAGGAGGAGCGGCTGGAGGAGGCGCGCTACGCCTTCCTGGCCTGGCAGAAGCAGTACTGCGAGGACGAAGAGGAACGCACGTATCTGCAGTTCCTGGAGCGTCTGGACAGGACTCTCCTGAAGTACGACGAGCGGGAACTGGCCAACATCATCGACTAGGCCGGTTGTCGTTCAGGGCGCCTGGTTCAAGCCAGGCGCCCCCGCCCGGCCGCAAAGCCGGCCGAGGCCTGGAAGATGGGCATGAACCCTCCTTGAAACGTATCCCATATCTCTGGGGCCCACTGTGTCCAATTGGCGACACGCACCATTGTAGTGTAAGAAGTTACGCGCGGCACGTCGCTTGCTCCCGGTATTATGGTGGAGGATTCTGTGGTAAATGTCCTGAGCATTAACGGCGTTCTTGTCCAGGTCTCGGATAAGCTGGATGAGAAGTATCCAGAGGACAGGGCCATCATCAATCACATCAAGGAAGCCCTTGAGCACGGCGCCAAGGAAGGACGCTATGCGGGGGTCTACTGGGGATTGCTGTAATGGAGGACCAGTGGCGCGTATCATAATCGATGTGCCTGACAACGTAGACGGGGACGACCTTCAAATCGTCATCTGTGGAGCGTTGGCAGAGTACCAGTACAGCCGGTTTCCATCTCCTGAAATCTATGTCAGGGAGAGGTACAGGAATCTGAAGTCCACTAGCCCAGAGTTCTTGCGCAAGGTGGCGCAGGTCGAGCGCTATCTTAACATCGCGCAAACGGTCCGCGATGCAATGGCAAAGGACAATTTTCTGGTGGAGGAGTAGGGCGATGACGCAGCGCGTCACACGTGTGGTGGCCACATTCCCATCTAGCAAGGTGGAACGTCTGGTGGAAGGACATCCATCAGCAGTAGGAACAAAGGGAAGATGGGCCAGAGAAGCCCGACTCCTGGCTAAGGAAGGGGCCCTGGATGTGATTGTCACATCCCCGGCCGGCAAGGTCATCTACTGGTGGCATTCGCGCCACGGAAGGATTGACAAATGAGTTGTTACTATCACGGCTCTGTGTGTGATGGTTCCAGATGTCCTCCAGATGAGCCTACATACAGAAAGCCTCAGTACGGTTCATTCGTAATCGATGTGCAGGACCACATGTTCTGCACTGGCATAACGTTCTTCACGGCCACAGGGCGGCAAATCTTCTACTGTGAGGTTGGCTGCGACTCGGATGTGTCGCAGGTGGTGGAGGCGTTCTTCAACGGCATGGAAATCGGATGGTATGCCAAATGAGCGTTGATAGGACTGCCTTGGCGGCGGACCTCATGTTCAACTCGCACGGCGAGGCATATCGCGATGTCCAGGAGGCCAAATCAATCCTCCTGACTCGCTGGGTCCCAAAGGGGCCGTTCAACCTCAGTCAGGTATATGCCATGGAGCCTATCCCTGACATTTCTCTCTATCTGGCCGTCGTAGAACTGCTAGAGGAGAAGGTCATCAAGGGAATCCATCCCTACGACCATAGGGTCCGTCGCCACGACCAGATGGCATATGAGGCAGTCTGATGGACAGGGAAATTCGGTCAGCGACGACGTATGAGCAGTACTGGCGCGCCATGCTGCGCGCCGGCCAAATTCAAGGACTTTGTGCGCCCGTCACTAACAAGGTAAAGGCGCTAAAGCGTAGCATGATGACCCTAATTCAGGGCGCCGCGCGCGAGAATCCAGAAATGCTCAGTGCAACTCATAAGGATAGCATTAGGAATCTAAACATCTACTGGTGGCGCAATCAGCCAGAAGATTGGACCTACGGAGACTTCGAGGTCCTGAATTGGCAGATGAGTGAGGAATTCGATACTGGATATTACTACATCGCCAACTGTGCAATGTGGTGCGTTCCTGAATCAGCATGGGAAGCTTGGGGGATTAGGGTAGACGATAGATAGGTGTACAATGGACTCTATAATTCAGAGAGCCAAAAGAGATGGAAATTTCTCTAGGATGGCCATAGAAATAAGAAGGGCAGGAGAAATGACCATCTATGTAATATGTTGGAAGGGAACCGAGCGTTGCTCAAGTTACGAACTAGTAGAAAACACATGTTTCGACTCCTATGAGTCAGCAGCTAAATATCAATCAGAACATTACTCAATAGGACAAACACATATCCGACCATTGAAAATGAATTAGGAGAGGTGTTCAAGCTCAGGGCCCCGGCCCGCACCGCAAAGCCGGTGCGCCCAAGGCAGATGGGCCTGAACTGTCCTGGACGGAGCTCCTATATTCAGGAGCGGTTACGATTGTATGACCTATGCAACTTTTTTATTGCAGGTGCAGTGGCTTGGTGGCAGTAGAATGGTGTGCCCTATGGATTGGGTTCAATTGTGGTGCGTTGCGTTTCGTCTCATGAGACGTATCCCCACCGTGGTCATTGGAGTAGGAGCGATGCTGGGGTCCCGGTTCGTTTCACCCGGCGTAACCCTCGGCCCCACAAAGCTTTAGACCATTGGCACCGGGACTGCTCTATGGTGAGGTGCGCGTGACCGTCCCGAAGGTCGGGATTAGTAACGCGGTCCTTTCACCCCGTGTTTTACCTGCCCTTTTGGGCACAGGAGTTTTATCATGTTCCCTACCGATGTGTTGGCGTCCTTCCACAAGCGTGAGATGGAGGAGGCCCTGGAGAAGGTCACGCAGTACTGCAACCTGATGGACAAGGACCCCGACGAGGGCAGGGCGGAGTACAAGAAGCTCCGCGCCAACTTCGAGGCCGCGGAGGCCAAGAAGCGCCTGGCCGAGCGCCTGCGGGTGCTGTCCAAGGCCATCAACGGGGCCGTCATCCTGCTCGCGCAGGAGAACGGCGGCGACGTGGAGGCGGCCCTCATCGAGTACATCAAGAGCGAGGGCGTCCTGACCCTCGAGGTCGTCCAGGACGAGGACGAGGGCACGCAGTTCGTCATCCGGTCCAAGGCGCACTTGGCCAAGGACGCGGTGGCCACCTCGAGCCAGGCCAACCGCTCGACCCGCGAGGGCCGCCGGTCGTCCTTCCGGTACTTCCACCGGGGGGAGGCCATCAACGGGGCCCTGGCCAAGTTCCTCCGCGACAACTACCCGACCTCCAGGGCAGTCGAGCGCCTGGACGAGGTGGATGCCAAGTACAACGCGGGCGAGAGCAAGAGCAAGCTCGGCGCCTGGCAGGCCATCATCGCCGACCGGGACCTGGCCGACCTGTTCGACCGTGAGGAGGTGGCCTAGCCACAACTAGGGCGTCCGCCCGTAGGACCAGGCAGTACAGGACTGCCCCTTTCCAGAGGTGACGAGGTTCAACTCCTCGCTGGTCCTATTCCGTTAGGCCCACTTTGGACCTGACCTAGATAGTGAGGAATCCATGCCCCGAGTCGTCTGTCCAATCTCCAAGGCCACCTTCCTCGAGGCCGCGACCTCGATGGAGTCGTCCTTCGACGGAAGTCCTGACCACATCCAGATGAATCCCATCCAGTACGGCACTGGGTCCTTGGGATGGCAGGGCCAGGGGACCGTCGAGGTCATCGTGGCCGGAATCCCGGTCCAGTGCATCGCCCACCTGAAGCTCGTGGTCAAGGGGTCCAAGGGCTAGGAGAAGAGGGTCAGGGGATGCCCTATAAATCCCCAACATGGGCCTGTAGCTCAATTGGTAGAGCATCCGCCTTTTAAGCGGGGGGTTCCGGGTTCGAGTCCCGGCAGGCCTATCCCATCTAACCAGGTCTAATGACCAAGGAGAAGTCCGTGGCCATCGTACAGTGCATCAACTGCAAGAACTGGACCAATCAGGTCAAGAAGGTGTCCAGAGGCGGCGCCTGCGAGGAGACGCCGCACTGCAAGGCCTCCTGGCGCGAGCACCTCCGTCTCCTCAAGGAGGAGGCCAGGGCCTTCGCCGAGGTCAAGCGGCGAAGGAAGCAGGAGAAGAACGCGCGCAACAAGGCCAATAGGGCCGCGAGGGCCAAGGCCAACCAGGACGTGGCCTCTGGCGCCAACTTGAAGAACACCTACAAGATGGGCAAGTAGCGCCCATACCGCCTTCGACAATTAGGCCCCGCTCAGGCGATGACCTGGGCGGGGTCTTTTTGTTTTAACGCATTCAGGGCGCAATCCGTTCAAGCCCACAGGCCCGGGCCGCTCCTGGATTGATTGGCGTTAAAGGACTTATGGCGCGCAACTTTGGTAAACCCCCCGGGTTTTTGGGTATGCCCTGATTCGTTCAATCTCAACGCCCCTTAACGAACTATAAGGACTTATGGCGGGCCTGGAAAGATGTTGAATATCTCCATAATTCCATCAATGGCGTCTGCAACATGGTAAAAGTATACCTAAATCCTTGAAAATAAAGGAGTTACGCCTAAATGGATGGATTGGATAATGCTCCACTCCAAATACCGTCATAACACCTTCACGCTGACTCTTATATTACTACATGTGTTATGAAGAGTATTTAGTACAAACGGCCAGCCAGTGTACTATTCAACTAGTACACTATTAGTATAGGTTGGGGCCTAATTGTACGGGGGTTTCAGGTGCTCCATCTCAAAGAATCTGTTAGGGAATAAGGGTACCATTCTAATGGGTTCAGGAGGGTATTGAGGTGGAAAACACACTAAGCGATATGCGCCGCAGATTCCTATGGATTATCTGTTGGCTTATAGGTCATACCGAAAGGCCAAGCAATACTCCTAAAGAGTGGCAATGTTATTGGTGTGATAGATATCATCATATTGTAGAACTAGTGGAGCACTAAAATGGACCAGGAGATTCGCGAAGGTGATTCCTTCATATCTAAGGATAGAATCCCAGATATAGTATGGAATATTCTAATACACGACGCACGCAGATTTAACGGGGATATCCGCATCTGGCTAGATGAAATTGGCATCCAATGGCGGCGGCCTGGAGTCGAAATACCCGGCTGTATACAACAGTTTCATGAAAGTTAAATATGGATAACAAAATAAGGGAAAATGAACGCGCTGGAAACGATAAAGTCATATAAGCTAATCGACGTGATTAAAATGGAAGAAGAACAAGAAAAGGCGCGAAGAATCGTCGAATTAGAAGCAGAACTGGCTAAGTTAAAGGAACAATAAATGCTAGCTAATCGCGCGACCTGGTACATGCTCAACGATATATTGGGCAAAAATGCATCCCAATTGCAAGGAGAATTTTGGGCAAATGCGCCTCACTCTACAATAGCTCGGGCGATGGAGCAACTTTCCAAAACATACAGCATTTGGTATATAGTGAGGCGCGAAGCTAAAGCAAAACCCCTCATGAAGGCAAAAGACCTAATTAGGGAAGTATATGAGTGGTATCACTAAAGAAACAATAAAGGTAGGTAAACTTGGATAAAGATGATATCTTGTTCCGTCTGCGTAAATGGGCAGAAATCTGCCGCCAGGACGCTCCGCCACGGACAGACAAACTAGTGGACCTGCTAGAAGATGCCGCAACTGAAATCGAGAAATTGCGCACATCCATCGAAGATAAAGATTCCGAACTATACTGGCACAAATTACATTGGTCTTAAGTAGTGAGGGGATTGTGGTAATTACAGATGAAATGCGCATCATGCTAGGTGCGCTAGCGGGCTTTATGGCAATGTTTACATTTGTTATCGGATTGTATCTTGATAGCATGTACAACGATGTGGAATATACTTCCTGCGAACATCCAAAAGATACAGCCCTAATAGACACCAAGAAAAATAATAACATCTATATAACAGAAGTAGATGTAGTCACTAAATGTCCTCTGTGTCTCGATTCTATCGAGGTTCAGAATGCGATTACTACTTGTCACAAGTGCAGAACTAAACACCATCGAGATTGCTTGAAAGAATTCGCAACTTGTGGGATTTGTAAATAAGTGAAACGCCTATGGTAATCTTGGCTATAATTGCTGCAATTCTATTACCTTTGATAATTGCGATAGCAATAGCTAGAGATTTCAAGAAACATATCAAACAACAGAGTAAATGGGAAAAAGAAGATAAGGAATGGCGAGATTACAATAATGCGTGGTGGGAATGGTACAATAAAGGCGGGATGAATACAGAAGAAGGCCGTAAAAGGATGCCAAAATGAAACTAAAAGACATCTTCAACTATCCAACAATTTATTATTGGAGATAAAATTGGACAAGAGTGAACTAGTAGATTTCCTACGCAACAATCTCTCTATTGAACTACAAGTGGCTGGCTCTAGAATAACAGTTCGTCTCAAACTAATTGAGCCAGGCAGTATTGCGCCAACTGTAATAGCTGAAGATTATGAGTGGTTAGATTGATTAGAGTAATAACAAGCTTAGGAACTCAAGGATTTTGCGAATATGGCGAAGATAACAAAGAACGACTCTGGTACCGTTTCAAACCAACAGAAAACTGGAGATTGGTCGCCTACTAATAGACAACAATCCAGCTCCCGGCCGATTGGATTAAACAACAAATGAGCGAAGAAGATATTATCTATCGCCTCAAAAAGGGCAGAAATACGACGACAAATTCCCTCGCGTAAATCTGTTCAAGAGGGCAAACCTGATAGATTGGCCGACCTTTTGGATGAGGCGGCAGATGAAATTGAATCCCTAAGAGGGTGCCACGTAAGCGGATGTGGTTGTATTGATTGTCATCCAGGATGTTATTACGGATGATTCGTCTCACGTCCCAGATGCGGTTCGTCTCATGCGACGAACAGGCCACGGTGGCGTCGGGAGTAGGAGCGACGGGCGCGGGACGGTTCGTGTCGCGCGTTGTAACCTCCGACGTGGCAATGAGTTACATTGAAGGCACGCGACGTGCTTTGTGGGGGGCGACGGCAGGCGGCGGAAAGGATTTAGTATGAGAGATTTTCTAGCAGCAGTTCTAACCACGACCATTTGTTTGGCAATTTGGCTTTTCGGTATTGTCCTAGCGTGTTTGCCCTACATTGTCGTGGGGGCCATATTAATTTTGGTATTCAAGCACTGTTAATGAAAGGAATTGAAGGCCAAGCTCCATACGAAGGAGCAAAAATATACAGATTATGGCATAAAAAAGAACAAAGATGGTATGCCGTAATTGTCTGGCCAGATAAGAGAACTACTAAATCCTGGGCCAGATATGCAATGGAAGTTCATTTAGGAAGATTTCTAAGTAAAAAAGAACAAGTAGACCATATAGATGAAGATAAAACAAATGACGACATAACAAATTTACAAATATTAACTCGAAAAGAAAACAATCTTAAACACGTTAGGCTAAATAACAAACAAAAAAAGATAATAACTTTAACTTGTTCATATTGCCTTAAGCAATTTGAAAGAGAAGTGAGAATTGTAAAATCGCGCAAAAACAAAATTGGAGATTTCTGTAAAAAAGAATGTCTCCACAAATTTTTGGCAAACCCAAAGGGACCTTAACTCAATTAGTTAGAGTGCTCGCCTCATAAGCGAAGAGTTGCCGGTGCAAGTCCGGCAGGTCCCATCCAAACAAAGAGTGGAATAGGTCACTCTTAGAAGGAGTCCATAATGATGTCGGTGGAGAAGGTCAAGAGCATCGCGAAGAACATGCGCAAGGGCAAGAAGGTGCTCGAGCGCACCTCTCTGCTGGAGGGCGGCACGTATCGCCAGGTTGGCCTCGTCGTCGGAGACGAGCTGACGCAGGACGCCTACTCGGATGACGCCATCTGCGATGGTCTGAAGGTCATCTGGGGAGGTGACCACGTTCGGTACTACGCGAAGAACTAGGCCAAATGGCCAGGACGGTCCTGGCTGGCGCCTTCAAACCAAATCTCTAGCTAGAAAGAAGGAGTAAATGCCCAAGTAGAAGCGCCTATTCCTGAGGGGCGCGTTACTATAAATGTCAAGGGCGCACAATCAAAAACAATGAGACAACATATCCTTGTCCTTTGTAGCTCAGGACATAAAATAACGAGCTATAACAACTAAATGTAGCTATTAGGAGAATTCCTCCTTATGAAGCGTTTGAACAAGCCCGTGTAGGCCGGGCGTTAGTAACAAATCGGGTTTACAAGCCTGGGGCTTATTTCTCCTGACAAATTAGCCGGCCTAGCTTTAGATAGCAAGGGATTAGAGCCTAGTCTACCAGATTTGGGACTGACAATCATCCATCAACCTGCCAACAAAGAGAGTGCTTCGTGAGCAAGTTCCAGGGCAAGTAGTTTTTCGATAGCATCGTCGGTCATCCTTCGAAACAATCGAAAGCAACGGCGCCCCTTCCCAATAGCCTCTGGTCACAATCCGCGGAAGTAATTGCTTGAGCCGGTTGTGCAAATCAAGCTAAATAAAGGGCGTCTGAGCGAGTAGGGTTGCGGTAGCGGAGATTTTAATCGGAATCAGTAGAATCCTGACAAGATTAAAATTTGCCGTAGGGTTCATAGCCTAACTATCGCATCAAATCTCTAGCTAACTCAAGAGGGGAGTTGTCGCCTCATCTGCTATCGGCAAAACAGATAAGATGCCAGCGCCTTAGCTGAGAGATTTCTGTTCTTACAAGGCCAATCTTATCTACGACAATGGAATGCTAGGTCCGGGACCAAGAATCACAAGATTCTAGGCGGGTTCAACTCCCGTTAGCATTTTGGTCAGACCCCTTTAGGGGACTTGTTAGGTTAGTGACGCCGGTGACCTAACATGTGATTATATCCGGCATGCGATTCGCACCATTAAAAAGATAATCAGGGAATCGAATGGAGCTAGGACAACCACCCAATAGACACGATTTGCTAGTGATAGCATTCGTATTGACAACAGTATTGTTGTGGGGAGCATTCGTAAACCTTGCAACGAGGTGAACTGTGCAGATGGAAGAAATCCCCTCCGCCTTGTTCGAAGTGCATGGAGAGGTCCAGGATATTTTGGACTTCTATAGCCCGGGAGGTGTAGATTTTCCTTCCAAATCAGTGGCTGAATGGAGAGAAGTCGAGAATCATCTCAGAAAGGCGATGAGTAAGGCCGCCCGGCTTTCACTTTCGCCGAACAATCCACTGAGGAGGCGCATCGATGCTATCCTGGGTAGTAATACTGGCATGTGCAATCGTGGCGATTCTGCTGGGCACGATGCCCGTTGAGAAGATTGGCCAGGTCGGAGACTCCTTCTCGGATGAGGTATACTAATGGATTTCCATAAGGGAGAGGCGCGAGCCGAGAACTTCTACCCCCGCAAGGGACGTAATCCAAAGAAGTTCGCCGGGACTCCATCCAAAACTGTCCTGTATAGGCAGAAACAAAACAAGCTCGTGGATAAGTACATCCTCGCGATGCTCGATACACACAATCTCATCCCTACTAAGAATGAGTTGTTGCGGGATGTAGACGAGCGGGTCCTAGGTCAAGCCATCGAACGAATGATGGGGCCAGACAAGGTAGAAAAGGTAGAGCGTATTCAACCAAAGTACGCAGCTACAGGAGAGCCGCTAATTGATTACGTGAGGCGCCGCAGGATTCTTGAAGAATCCCCAATTCCAATCAAATCGTTGAGGAAAATCCAGGCTGGCGAGTTTACAATCGAGCAGGTCGCAGAAGTCATATGCAGGCCGCTCGATGAGCTGAAGGAGCTAATGGACGCCTACAACAAGGAATACCCGGCGGGTTAAACCAAAAAGACCCAGCCTGGCGGGTTTGATTTTGGCCGAGTGGCGGAATTGGCAGACGCGCTAGATTCAAAATCTGGTATCCGAAAGGATGCGAGGGTTCAAATCCCTCCTCGGCCATATTAGGATATAAAATGAGCAACGATTATCCTCCGTGGAACTTTCAATGTCGAAAAGACACTCCACTTTGCGATTGTGGATACATCCATCCCAAGCTTAAGAAGGGATAGTGAAATGACCTCGTTTGAAGTAGTCGCCACGTTATCAGAGGCAGACTCGTTGGCGCGCCAAGTAGTTGGCGCGATTGAGCGTTTTAGGGCGGCCCAAGCGCCCGATGCAGGGAAATCCTACTTCAACCAGGCTATCGCCAATTTGGAGAAAACCCTAACTCTGCTCAAGTCTTTGGAAGCTGGAGAAGAGGGAGGTGATGAGATAGCGAGGCTACGGGCAGGACATTTCCAAGAATGGCAAGTTGATGCCCTTGACCGGCTTGGGCATCCCCAATTCGGCGATGGGCAGCTAAAACTGGATTGGGGAGATTGGCATAGCCGAAAGGCATTCCTAGAGAGCCTTCCTGCTTTGCTAGTCAAGCAATTTGCCAGTTCTTGTGCAGAACATGTGCTGCCCATCTGGACTAAGGAATATCCAGATGACCACAGGCCGGCCCAAGCAATCCAAGCAGCCAAGGATTACCTGGATGGGAAAATCACGGTAGAGGAATTGAGGGAAAAGGGAGATGCTGCCTGGGCTGCCTGGGCTGCTGCCTGGGCTGCT